GATGATTTTTCTGATGATTTTTCTGATGATTTTTTAGATGATTTTTCTGATGATTTTTTAGATGATTTTTCTGATGATTTTTCTGATGATTTTTCTGATGATTTTTTAGATGATTTTTCTGATGATTCCATATATTTTGCTGCCGCTTCTACCCATTTTTTCCCCTCATCTGTTAATGTTTTTATGTTATCTTCTATATCTCTAATATATACATAATAACCCGGTTTTAATTTGTTACAATCATAATTATTATCCACTTTTATTATTTTATTTTTTAAATCTTTGTTATTATAATTTGGAGAAACAATATCATTATAAAATGGTTCAATAACGGGTTCAATAACGGGTTCAATAACGGGTTCAATAACGGGTTCAATAACGGGTTCAATAACGGGTTCAATAACAGGTTCAATAACAGGTTCAATAACAGGTTCAATAGCAGGTTCAATAGCAGGTTCAATAGCAGGTTCTGTTTGAGCACTAATAATCATAGTAGGTTCAATAGCAGGTTCAATAGCAGGTTCTGTTTGAGCACTAATGATCATAGTAGGTTCTGTTTTAGCACTAATAATCATAGTAGGTTCTGTTTGAGCACTAATAATCATTGTAGGTTCAATAACAGGTTCAATAGCAGGTTCAATAACAGGTTCTATTTGAGTACCAATAATCATATCAGGGTCAATAGCATCATTATATTTAATTTCACCATCTACCTTATTATTTATATTTATATCAGATAAATCAATATTATCTGATATATCTATATTATTTATATTATCGTTCTTAGACATAACATGTCTTGTATAATTTTTTGGTTCACAAAATTCACAATATATATCATATCTATTATTACATAATATACAAATATTCATCTACTTATATTATATTAATATATTTAATATATAATAATTTTAATTTATCAAATGTAAATTTTAATAATTTTAATATATCATTCTTAGTAGAATTTGAATTATACAATAATATAATTATATCTATAATATCTTTGTAATTATCGTTATATTTGTTTAACATATAATCTTTTTGAATACTATTTATATTCATAATTTCACATATGATATTTAGTAATTCAACAGAATCATCATGCATATAGCATGTTATTGTATTTGCGTTATAATTATTAATATAAGTTTCTAGTTTAGAATTATTATAATAGTTTCTTAATATCCAATTAATTTTATAATTATCGGATTTAATTGATTCAACATATTTTCTTTTTGGATTTATAAAATTAGCAACAACATTATTTGAATCAATTTTATTATTTAATTTACTTAATAATAAATATTTGTCATATATTGTATTACATGAACCTGTTATTACTGGTATTTGTCCTTTCATTATATTTTTAAAATCTATATTGTAGAATAATATATTACCTTGATTATCATGTCCTCTTCTACCTGCTCTACCACTCATTTGTAAATAATCAGAATTACTAAAAGATTTATCATTAGTACCAACTAAACAAGTTGTTCTAATAGGAAGATCTATTCCAAGACATAATTCACGATCGCTAATTACAATAGATATTTCTTTATTAGATAATAAATTTTGAATGATCCATTTATAATCTTTTGGCATAGACTTGTGATATAATCCAACACCTCTTTTAAGCATCTGAAAAATTGAATGTTCATATGACATTTTTAAATTAAGTGAATTATTTATCTTTTTTCTTAAAATTCTAATTTTAGCCGCTACCATTGGTTCTGAAGCGAAAGAATAATCCACATGTTTTTTATATATATCTTGATATTGTAGATCAGGATTACTAGAAAATTTGTTCATTTCTTTAATTAAATTATTTTTTTGTATTTTTTTAATATTATCTACTGTATTTGAATTTTCTATTTTTTCTAATAAACTATTGTAATAATTCAAGATATTTTTAGTATATAAATTAGTTTCTTTATTAATAAATTTATCAAGAATATCAGTTTTTTCAGATAAACTATTAGTAGATTTTTTAAGTTTTATATTATTAGACATATTATCTAATCTGTTTTTATAATCTAAATATAATTCTTGTTTTTTTTCTAGTATATCATAATAGTATGGATAATTAATCTTTTCTAATTTTTCTAGATCACTAGATAATTTTTCAAATAAATTTAGTGTTTCAGATTCATCTGATGTAAACATTAACATTGGAAACATATCTTTTTTTTTACTTTTTTTTAAACATTTAATAACATCTAATTTTTTTATCTTATATTCATTTTTATAACATTCTAAAAGTTTTTTTGTTTTATCTGGATATTTTGATGATAAATATATTAATGCTTTTTTTAAATGTTTTTCATAATTATGAATATCATTTAGTGATATTAAATCTTCATCATTAAAATAATTCTCAGGTGATAAATTATCAATATAATCTTCTATTTCTTCATCATCAAAAATATTCTCAATATTGGTCCATAATGATGATAAATCATTGGGAGTAAATGGTAAATTAAATTGTAAAAAATTTTCATTTAAATCATTATAATCTATACATGATAAAGGATGTACTTTTTCCAATTTATCTGTCCATACCCATCGTTGAATATTTATAAATCTATTATTATATTCGATTAATTTAATTTCTTTATTTGTAAATATTTTAAATTTATTAATTAATATTTCTATGTTACTAACTGTTGCTGATAATGCTAAAAAATTACATTTTAACATTTTAATTATATTTTCATATTTATCATCTAATGTATGAATTTCATCATATACAGCATAATCAAAATTAGTACCAATTTTATATATATATTCTTCTATATACTTAGGTGTTCCAACGAATATATTACAATTAGAATCATATGAATTAATACATAAATCTTCTACCAAATAATGAACTTTAAGATTTAATTTTTGAAAATGAGAACCAACTTGATATGCGACAGGTTCTGCGGGACATATATACAATATTTTTTTATAATATTTAGCGCAAGATAATCCAATAAATGATTTACCGGATGATGTGGGTGCTCTAATAAATAATGATTCATTATTTTTAATTATATTTATAGCATCTTTTTGCCATTCATCTAATTTTTTTTCATATTTCCAAAAATTTAATGGGGGTAATATATGTCCTAAATTTTCTAATATATAATTTTTATATTCATATTTACTCAATTTATTCTTTATATTATCTAATAATATCCTGTGTTCGGGGTTTGTAGTTTTATTATATTGAAAATATAATCCTAATATCATTTCCATATTTTTATTTTTTTGATTCCAATAATATTCCAATAAATTAATACAATATTTCTCTCGCATTTCCTCAGTTTTTAATAATTTAAAGTTATTAAAAGGAAATTTGTCATTCATATCAAATGATTGTATCTTTTTTTTATCTTCAATTATATTTTTATTGTGTCTTAATTTATTTTGTTCATTAATTATTTCTTCTTTTGTTTTGGTTTTTTTATGATTATCTTTTTTTTTATTAATTTTTTTTTCAACTACTCTATTATCATCGATAAGATGAAAAATATTTGTTTTTATATTCTCATTTAAATTTCTAATAAATAAACTAAATTCATTTTTATCTGTATTTTGAAAACGTAACATATATATATGTATTAGGTGTATGTATTACATATATATATACTACTAGCCTTATATATCTACATTAAACTTGAAGTCAAATTGAAATAGTCGAGATATAATATACATCATAAAAATAACAATAAATATATGCCATGATTTTATTTTATCATTTTCTGAACTTAATATATAGTTATCAACATAATCAACAGGAGATTCTAAAAAACTAGGATCAGGAGATGAATTAGGATCAGGTGATGAATTAGGATCAGGTGATGAATTAGGATCAGGTATTAATGATATCTTATCTTCAGTGGCAATATTTTGAATAATTCCAGCGTCAATTGACTTTTGAAGATCTTTAAATGGATATTTAATATCATTATTGTAATTTTTTAATATATATACACTATCACCAACAAATAACTTTTTATGTTTATGTTTACTTTTTTTATCATCACTATTATCTAATAATTCAGGAGGGATATATGAATTTGTTTCATTTAATTGTTTTTGTAATTCTTTAATAATTTCATCTTTTTTTGAAATAATATCAATATTAAAATCGTATGTTCTATTATCTTGAAGTTGTTTATACATTACTTATAATAATTTAGATATAAAAAATGATACAAATATTAGTAAAACAATCTTCCCATATATATTTTTTGTAAAATCATCAAAAAAAGTTATCCCAAACTCATAATTATCAAATAGTTTATATTCAATATCTATTTGCTTACTTAACATGTTATTATATATTTCATCCAATACTAATGTGGTAGTTGTAGATACTCCATTACAGTAATTATATTCAAAATATTTAGATAATTCTATAAGTCTTTTAATTAATATTGGGATTTTTGGAATAATAATATCTAATAATATTTTTAAATTATCATACTCTTTAGAATCTTTATCAATATTATATATATCTGTTTTTATTCCAAATAAATTAATTATCATTGCTACAATATTAAAAACACTTGTTGACATCATTCCTCTACATATGTATTTATCTATGTTATTTATTAATTGTAAACAGGCTTCTAAATCATATGGTCTTAATGATATTAATCTGTCTAGTTTTTTTTCAATATAATCAAAATGTTTTTTCTTGTAATTTTCTAATCCATTTTTTTTTATAAAATTAATCATCTGTTCATCATTTTCTCCTGTATATAATATTTCATCTATACAATTTCTAAATCTATACTTATCAGATAATATATCTGATAATGATTGATAATCAGAATATTTTACATTTGGCATATATAATTTATCTTGTTCCGATAGTTTAGGTAATCTGTTGTCATCGTCATCTCCAAATAAACTATTATTACGAAAATATAATTGAGCTTCTTCCTCTGTTATCCTTGTATTATCTTCTGAATTATTTATATAATTTTCTAATCCATTAATAGCTTGAAATGTATTATTTCTTATTATTTTAATTTTTTCATTATATGTATTTTTATTTTTAAGTTGATCACATGCTTTACTTTTGTCAGCATAGCTTGAAGAATCAACATTACTACAATTCATATTTATTATATCAGTTATTAATGACTCTCTTGGAAATTTTTTATTTGGATTACATATTGTATCATACTTAGATAAGTACACATTTGATAAATTACTAGTAATCGAAGCATTATTAATATCTTTACACGGCCATTGACTACCATACTTATTCGTATCATCTGGAACAAGTTCCTTATAATATCCCGTTCTATCGAAATCTGTATTTATAGATATCTCTCCATTCGGATTTTTATATTTATTTTCAAATATTGTTCTTAATTGGTCTCTATCTATTTTTGGTAATTTTAAAAAATCATTAACTATTATTGTATTTCCATCATCAGGATCAGAATAATTAGTTAAATTATCATTTAAAAATTCATTTAAATTATCCTGTGTACAAGATCCATTATTAGTATCTATTATATCAGGTGAATTTTCATCATTCATGTAATTTACTGCTTTCATATCAGATAATATAAAACTAGCATTATAGATATCACTATTTCTATAAGAATCTGAATTTAAAGTAGTATTAATTTTATTATATTCTTCATCTGATAAATTACCAGATGTTAAACTTTCAAATATTTTGTTATAAACATCTTCATAATATTCTTGATTAATATAATTACTTGTAAATTTATAACATCTTGGATCACATCTTTTATCTTTTTCTTTATTTATACATTGTAATTCATTAAAATTAGCTTTCCATTCGCAAGCCGAACAGTCGTAATCACTCATTATTACTATTATATATGATATTATTTTTGTTCAATATTATTTAATAATATATTAATATTAGTATTATGGTTAATATTAATACATTATCTGAAAAGAATATAGATGATTTAATTAAAAAATATAATTTACCATGTAATAATTCTTTTAATTTACAAAAAAAAAAATTATTATTAGCTAAATTTATTCAGACTAAAATGAATGAAAAGCAAGTTAAAAGAAGAAATTCTATATCTAATTGTACAGTTGAAAAAAAACAGTCAGGCATTAATCGAGAAAGAAGAATGTCAAACCCTGAAACAAAAAATGATATTAAAAATGTAACTAAACAGAGTAATTTAATTAAACAAAAAACAGAGGTAAATGAAGTAATAAAAAACGAAACAAATAAAAAAAAACCAGATTATGATAAAATAGGTTGTTACCCACCGGTTAATAGAATAGTATGTATTGGAGATATTCATGGTGATTTAAGAGTAGCAATAATCGCCTTAAAACTTTCAGGAGTTATCCCACAAAGTACGCAATATATAAATATTGATTTAAATAAAATAGAATGGACGGGTGGTGATACATGGTTAGTTCAAACAGGCGATCAAATAGATAGATGTCGTCCAACTAATTTAAAAAATGATTGTATATATGATTTTGATGAAGTATTTGAAGATGAAGGTTCTAATTTAATAATTATTAAATTATTTCATACACTTGATAAATTAGCAAGAAAATATGGTGGGAGAGTTATTACAACTTTAGGAAATCATGAATTAATGAATGTAGATGGTGATTTCCGATATGTATCTCCTAAAGAATTTTTAGAATTTACTAAAAATAAAAAAGATAAGTTTGTAAATGGTTTTCCCAATGGATATTATGAACGCAAAAAAGCATTTGAAAGAGGTGGAACATTATCTACATTTTATGGAAATACAAAAAAAAGTATTGTCCAAATTGGTAGTTGGTTATTCGTTCATGGTGGAATAAGTCATGAATTGGCAAGCACATACACAAATTTAGAAATAAATCATGTTGTAAAACAGTGGTTACAAAAAAAATCCAATGAAACTGAGGATGAAATATTTGATGAGATTTTTAGACAAGATGATGATCTCTCTCCATTCTGGTGTAGATTGTACGGCGAAGATGACGGTGAAGGAGAAAATACTGCAGAGGGTTTTCAAGAACTATTGGATATATTGAATGCTAGAAATAAAAAATTAATGCCAATAAAAGGTATGGTTATTGCACATACACCACAATATATGAATGATAAATATCTAAATTCATTATACAATAATAGATTATGGAGAATTGATGTAGGTATGTCCAGAGCATTTGGAGAGCATTCAATGTGCGAAGAAAATAAATATAGACAAATTCAAGTGCTTGTTATTAATAATGATAAATCATTTGAAGTAAAAAGATATCCATTTCATGGACGCCAACCTGCTCCTGGTATGGGCAAAAATGCGAATCTAAATCATACAGGATTCTTAAAATAATAAAAAAGAAACTTTTTTTTTTGTTTTTGTCTTGTATAATTGTTTCCTCTTTTTTTTTGCTTTTTTTGTTTAACTACGAACCATGATACTGGACCAGAAGTCTTAGCTTTTTATCCAGGTCGGTGCCTTTATCCAAGAAGGTATTTCTTGGAATGTACGCACTTGCTTCTGGATTTAACTTAGATCTCTTATTCGGCTCCATGTTTTTCATTTCACTCGCCCATGCCTCCCTCAGAGACACGATGCGATCCACTCTGTTCGGTAACAACATTATGTTGCTATCCTGCTTACCCCAGAGTCGAATGTAGCCAAATGTCTTACTCATCAGAGATTTTATCAGCATGTCTATAAGCTTCGTCATCTCCTCGTTCGAGATGTACTTCATCGCCCTGATCGTTTTCGGGTGTTTGAAGAACTTGCCATCTGGTAGCATGACATACCACAACTTCACAAATTCTGTAAAGTTGCGCAAAATACATGTTTCGCTGTCTTCATGTGAGACTTGTCCAACACAGATGTTGTCCTTTGCGTCCTTCTCCACAACTTCTTCAGAGAAGCTGACCCTCTTGTCGTGGGTAACCCGATTCTCCCTTATAGCATGGTAGTACATCGGTAGTGACCTCCGGAAATTGATCTCCTTGTTCTTCTTCGCAAGTCTTCGAAATCGTACAACTCTCCAGGTATTCTGGATCTTGCGAACGGAGATCTCCCTCCGAGCAGATGTAATCGCTGAGATTATACCCACCCACTTATCAAATATTGGCTCAGCCACTGCGTGGCAGACTATCGGTTCCTGTATCCATACCTTGCTCATCTCAGATTTCTCTGTAGCAAACCTGTTACAAATGTGCTATCCTCAACAATACACTTATGTACTTGGTTGTGATGTCAGCACGTGGACCGAGCGTATCGTCGCTCTAGGTAAAATAAAAAAAATATTAAAATTTCAAATTATTATTATTTTTTTAAAATAAACGCATAAAATATTATTAAAATTTATATATATATATATATATAATGCCAAGGATACCAGAACCAGAACAACTTAATACGTCAGTTCCGACCAATGAATCGTTCCCTGATAATCAGGAGTCCGGTTTAATGTATCAGATCAAATCAATATATTACAGATATCGTGGGTGGTTTATTTTGTTAATAATATTATTAATATTATTAATATTAGGATATATAGGATATAAAGTATATATATTGTACAATCCATCAAAATATGCCATTTTGATTAGTAAAGATAAAGATAAAGATAAATATTATATGTCTAAAGGGAATGATAAAGATGGGCATTTTATAAAAGAGAAAATACAAGTTCAAATAATCGAAACAAATGATCCAGATATATATTTAAAATTACAATATAATGAGGATAAGAAAAATAGAAAAGACAGTGAAGAGAATATAAACACAATTACATTCAAAAAATATAAATTTATTATGAAAGAGCGTGGGAAAGAATTTAATGCTGATGTAGATTATACATATTATGATAATGCAGTTATTGCTATTCTGGATAATTTGTCTAATAATATGGATAAATTCAATATAAAAATTGATAGTGAATTATTTCCTGATAATTGAGATAACATCAGTAATAAAAATAATTTAGAAATATCTAGCTTATTTGATATATTTTAGCTAAAATATATATATATATATATATATATATTATGTCTAGGTTAAATAAATTTTCTAAATTAATGAAAGAAAAAAAAGAGTTATTATCTTGTATATTCTTTACATTAGCAACGCAAATATTATTTACAATGTTAAGTGTTAAAGTATTCGATTATACAGAACATACTACACATATATTAGATTTATATAAAAACTCTACATTATTTTCAGTATTATTATTTGTATCATTCATAGTTTCAATGTTATTAATTTATGCACTATATATGACTAATTTATCATATGAACAAAAATATGTTCTATTCTTGATATTTAGTTTAATTGAATCATTTTTACTACATATAATATTATCTATATATGATGAAAATACAATAGATATAGCCATCGTATTAACGGGTGTATTATTTTCATTATTATTTGTATTTGGTTTAGTATTTGTATATTTTGGTTATGATTTATCATGGATGGGATTCTTTTTATATTTATCATTATTTATTATAATTATATGTTCAATCGTATTTTCTTTTATGCCAAATCATGATTCTAATCAAAAAATATTAACAATATTTAGTACAATAATTTTCATGTTATATATAATATATGATACAAATGAAATACTTATGAAATCTAATCAGGATTGTATAAAAGGTGCGATGGCATACTATCTAGATATAATTAACTTATTCTTGGATATTCTTAAATTAATTAATGATTATACATAATAAAATAAAAAACAGACAACAAAAGCCGCAACGGGCTTTGTGTCGGGTGCGTCGTGCACCATTTTTTTTTGCTTTTTTTTTTGCTTTTTTTTTGCTTTTTTTTTTTTTTTTTTTTTGCCTTTTTCATCCTATAGCCGCCGATGCTGCGATCTGAACTCTTCCAAGTCATTCATTTGTCGTTGTAGTACCAGTCGTGTCTTGACGATACCATAACGGTGTGTTTTCTTGTTGCTCATCCACAGCTTCATGCACTCATCTAAAAGCTGGCCTTCCAATATACCAAGGCCTTTTTCTAGTGCCAGTCTCCTGCAGCACTTCTCCGCCGCAGCCTTCTCCGCCGCAGCCTTCTCCGCCGCAGCCTTATCTTCGAACACCTTCATCTCGATCTCCTTACCGCGCTTTGGTGCCTCGCAGGCCACCCCAATAAATTCGGGAGGCCTGTATACAGGGCTCAAAAGGCGCGACCCAATGCTGATTACATCCCCGAAAAACGGGATCCATTCTATCACCTCCATGTGCGTCACCCCCTCGCGAATACTTATTGTACCTGTTTCGCGTGTGACACGTGGGCCGAGCTCGTTGTAAGCTCTAGGTAATAGAAAAAAAATATAAAAATTTCAAATTATTTGTAATAACTTTAAAAAAATAAATACATATATTAAAGACATTTAGATAAATAAGGATACCATTTATGGCGCACTCTACAGTTGTTTTTTTTAAATTTATGTTGTAAATCACACTTATTTATAGCACAATTAATTGTACCTGGTAATAAATTATCATGATACATTTTTTTATAATTATTAATATAATAGTCATAGTTTTCACTACCTTCAATTAATGAACCTTTAGACTGATTACCACAAAATAATCCCAAAATAAACGCAAAAATTATAATTATTTGATCTTTCATATATATATATTTATATTATAGATATTTATTTATTTTTTTTTATTATATATATTATATAAATAAAATGCCAAGAGCAGCAGAACCAGAGGATCCACCCCTGAAACTTGATGTTAGTTTAGGATCTGAAAGTAATGTACAAGAAGAGGAAAGTGATAACATTATAGAACGAAGCTGGAAGTACATAAGTGACCCTGATAATAGAAAATCTTTATATAAAAAAATTCCATATATAATAAATGGTATAATGGTAGTTTATGTTTTAGGTTCATGTGTATATATGATTAATACTAATCGTGAGTATGATTCTGATAAAGAATTTTTGACCAGAAAAGATCTAACTGAATCAGAACAGAATATGTCTAACGCATCATTGGTTGAGGATATGGACAAAAGAATTAATAATATTAAGATAAATGCAGGTCAAAGATTTAAAACTTTATTTAAACAATTATTCATATGTTCTTTAGTATATTTATTAATATGTAAGATAATCTTTGGTCCGATTCTTACTGGAGAAAAAGATCAATTATTTGCTATTTTGATAATGTTTATACTTGGTGGTACTGGAAAAATGATTGAAGGATATGGATTAAGAGGTTGTCTAAATATTCCAGGAATAAAGACGAATAATCCATCTCAAGTATTAATATTTGATATGTTTTTCACAAATACATTTGCTTATCTTATGGATTTTGTATTTGCATTTGCCATAACTATTATAGGTTTAAAATCATCTGATGAAGACAGGCTCAAAATAATGAATAATAATTTAGAATTATCTTTGGAAAATGTGTGTAGATATTTAGCATATTTGTTTACTGTATTGTCATTTGTTTTGTTAAGTGGTATTATTAGACCAAAGGTTGGTTTAGCATTATATAGAATTATAGGAGTACCGATAGTAGACGCAAAAGACCTACGAAAAGATAAAAATGGTAGTCTCATATTACCGACTGATGTTTCTAAATATATTCAGGATATTAGAAAGGAAGACGAATCAAAAGACAAACCAAAATATGATGAAAACACATCAGATGAAACAATACTTGAAGATAATCCTGTTCTTTCTATGATGGGAGATACTAGTGTAAAATATTCAGATGCACTGAAGGGGATATTTGGTAAAAAGGTGGATGACCCACTATTATATTATAATACTGCATACAAAGGTATGGGTATTATTATGGCAGGTGTTGTAGAACTAATTGTATTTATATGCATATTATTCCCTGCTAGAAAATTTTTGTTATATAATTTTAAAACAAATTCACAAAATACTAACAATGAAGATTACATTGAAGGAAAGTCTATGTTAATTTTTAAAAATGTAATTGTATTCGTTATTCTAGCTACATTATTTTTTCTTGGGAGATATTTAACGTATGGTGAATGGCTCTATGTAGAACGAGAAGATAATGATCAAAAAATAATTATACCTAAATCTAATTCGGATTCGAGTTCATGTGATGGTCCTTGGCCACTAACAATTAACTTTAACTATGTTCTTCTCATAATATCATCGGTTTTATTATGTTTAACATCTATTTACATCTTATGGGGTAGTACTAATATGATGCTGTATGTAGGGATTCTAGTACCATTCATTTTTTCATACGGCTTTGTGGCTTTCATAACTAACTTTCTAATTCCTAAAGAAAATGAATTGGATAATAAAGAACCACATAGTAAAGACTGGAGAAGCAGTTATATGAATATATTTAATCCGGAGAGAGATGAATCGGGTAGAGGATTCAGTTTTGGAATTTCATTTGTAATCGCACTGGCTATGACATTAATGATGTGGTTTGTATCTGGTCGAAGGAGACCCGATGGGTGGGGGCTAACTAAAGATAAACCAGATATTACGGCTAATTGGTCGGTAAAAGGTCCAGAAGCCTTCAGAACAACCGGTATATTGAAACAATCAGAAACGTCAACTGGTGGTTCTGGTGTAAAATCAAGAAAGGGTAAAAAGAGTTCCGCTAAAAAAAGCAAAGGCAAAGCTAAAGGTAAAAAAAAGTAAATAGATATTTAAAAAAATATGTAAATATAGCAAACTAGTTGAGCCCATATAGCATTGTTTCCACAAAACTGAACTCACCATTAACATATACATTTCCAAAAATATCGAATGTACGACCAGTGTCTGCCATAAACATCATTTGAAATATAGACAGGACAATCAGGATAAGTACACACATTGGATGTAGTGGCTCATCTGATTCGTCCATCATATTTTTCTTTACTTAAAAATAATTTAAAAAAATATATTTCAAATTATTTTTATAATATTATAAAAAAACAAAAGTGCGCGACGTGCGCACCCTTGCCGCGGATATGTCCCATCCGCTCGCAGAGGCGCTTTTAGCGCCCCCACTTAGACCCAGACCGGGTTAGCCACGTGGCTCACCCAACTTCGTTGCTCCGAGTATCAGTCGGGTTGCCTCAGCCGCCTTCTTCAGCTCCTTTTCCGCAGCCCGGGTCTTTCTCAACCTGCTACGATTTATGCTGTCTTGCGCCTTTGGTGGCATCCTCGCCTGCTTCACCTTGCTAATACCAGTGGTCTTGGCAGTGGTCTTGGGCATCGTCTCTTGCTATCGAGTTGTTGTGTACTTTCTTTTCCTCTGTCGTACTCGTTAGCAGTTGTAAAAGAAAAAAAATATAAAAATTTCAAATTATTTTTAATATCTTCAAAAACAAGATATAATATTAATAAAAAACCCACAGGTTATGTAGGTAAAACTCCGCGACAAGTGCGATCGTTATTTTCGCCCTAAATATAGAGCCATTTATTTTTTTTTTTCTTATCATGAAGTTACATCTACCAATCCTCAACAACATGCGAGGGCAAGGCAGTAGTGACAAATGTCACAATTTCCATTCACTTCATCCTTCCTTTGATACATTGTACGGGTGTTGAAATACTTCATGATCCTCGCCTTTTTTTGTGGCCTATCGTCATAATAACCCCAATGGCAGTAACCATACTGAAGCATCGACATCAGAACACACGTGGGTTCATCGCAAAATTTCGAAGAGGCCTTCTCACTGTCAAGGAGTTTGTATTCTCCCGCACCAATCCTCAGTGTTTCATCCTCAACATCCTGTGTCAGTGTTATGCTGTCTAGATTTGCCCACCCAGCCGCATTCATTTCGTCTTGCCAATCCATCCTTGAACAGAGCTCTTCATCCAGTCTGTATATGTCCTGATCAGTAAGAGTCTTCAGTTTTTTCTGACTATCAGCATCATGCACATCATAGTTTCTCATGATGATGCGTCCTGCCAATTCGCGACCTGAAAGTTCGACTCCCGTGATAGCCTCGATTGTCGGTAACCGACCATCTGGCATTTCCTCCTTATATATCTTGCCCTCCTCCTGGGCCCATCCCTCATTATCATATTTTTGAATGAGGTGAAGTACATCCGCCGCAGCCTGCGCCGCAGCCTTCTCCGCCACAGCCTTCTCCGCCTTAGCCTTCTCCGCCTCAGCCTTCTCCGCCTCAGCCTTCTCCGCCTCAGCCTTCTCCGCCTCAGCCTTCTCCGCCGCAACCTTCTCCGCCTCAGCCATGCACTTATTGTAATAACGTTTGTGCTGCCTACTCTGGCGGTCGTGTAGCCTTCTCTGGCGGTCGTGCTGCCTTCTCTGGCGGTCGATCTGCTTTTTCGTGGATGCCATCGTAGATTTCTCCTGTTGGTCCCACTACTTTCTCCTATGTGCCACCCTCGCGAATACTTCCTTTGTACCTGTTTCGCGTGTGACACGTGGGCCGAGCTCGTTGTAGCTCTGGTAATAGAAAAAAAATATAAATAATTCAAATTATTTGTACAACTTTATAAATCGTATAAAAGTTTATATTATAATGTATTTTATATATATATGTTATGATTGATGATTCACGAAGTATAGAAAAATTTAAAAAAGAAACATTTTGTGGATATAAAAAAACAGATGTTACTAAAGCATTATTTAAGTCAATAGATTCAAAAAAATATGAAGAATCCTGTAATTGGTTAGTAGAATGTATAATATCAGGATATACTATAGATATATGGGAAAAACTATGTATATATTCATCAAAAAGAATACATATAAATAATCATGATTTACCAATTTATATTTATAAAAAAAATAAATTATTTAATAATATTGTTAAAAAATATAACTGTAATAAAAATAAAGAGAATATATTATTGTTAAGAAATAATGAAACAATTAAGAATTTAATGTCATCATTAATATATATACTCATATCATCTGAAAAAGATATAATAGTTAAATCAACAAAATTAAAAAATTCATATTTTAATATATCAATAATACAAAAAAAATTAAAATCAACTCATACATTATTACCAGATAATTTTATTCATATGAATGAACCAGATGAACTTAGAATGATAATGAATGAAATATATTTTCATCTTCAAAATTTTAAATATGGTTATGATCAAGTTATCTTTTGGATAGATTGGTTACTTAAATGGGAAAAACTTAACAAGAATATGCCATGGAATATTGATGAAAGAAATGAACTAGTAGATAAAAAATATAGATCAGATATTATATGGATTATTTGGGATATAGTTCATATACAAAAGAATAAAAAAAGTAAATCAATTATAAATAATATAAATTCATTGTATCATATGTACATATTCAATTATAGTAAAAATAAAAAATCAATTAGATTACCATATCTATATAATGCTGTAGCTTTATTAACATATGAATGCAAATCAACCATATTAGTTAAAGATATGTTGGGGTATATACAAATTCAAATAAATATTTATCAAATATTTAAACTAAAAAACATACATTCAATAGTGGATAAGAATAATGTTGTGAATAAAATAAAAGAAGATATTCAGAATAAGGAGAAAGAAAAAAGTAAAAAAAAGAAAAAAGAAGATCCAAAATTAGAAAAGATCAATAATCAATTAGATATTTTTAATGAATTAAATTCAAAAATATTCGATATTTAAAATAATTTATAATTATATAATGGAAGATAAAAAAAAAAAATCAAAAAAATATAAAATAAATAGAAATAAAATTAAAACTAAAAAAAAAATGAATCAAGATAAATATAAAAAATTTATAAAAAACCCAATTAAATTTTCTGATTTACTTAAATTATAATAGATTTAGTAGACCTATTGATTCTCTATAAATAATTAAAATTATTCTTTTTTAACATGAACAATATCTTCATCTAAATATTTTGCTCCCCAATAACTAGCCGATAACATATTTGATAATGGTTCAGCCTCTGGCTCTACCACAGGCTCTGGCTCAGGCTCTGGTTCTATCTCTGGCTCTACCACAGGCTCTGGCTCAGGCTCTACCGCAGGCTCTGGCTCAGGCTCTACCACAGGCTCTGGCTCAGGCTCTACCGCAGGCTCTACCTCAGGCTCTACCTCAGGCTCTGGATCACAATCACAATCAATATCAATATTTAAATTTTCACATTTAGCATAAATGAATGATGTATTATATAATTTCAGAGGATTTACTAAATAGTTATATTCATTAATGAATGAGTATATAGGATATGTAATAATAGAAAATGCTTTATTAAAACAAGAATAACTTGATTTATATATATCAATTAATTCTTCCATATTATTTAGTATATTTAATAAATCATCATTTTCATATAATGAATTATTTACATATACATTATATATATTATCTATGGATGAATTAATTTTAAATTCTAATTTTCTTTTTAATTTATTATCATAAATAGACATGTTATTTAAATAAATCATCGATTCGTTAAATGTATAGTAAATTATTTTATTTAAATCATCATCATTACATGAGTTGAGTTTATATTTATCATTATTATATAATTCAAACTTATTAAAATATAAATTGGAAAAATCTTTTAAATTTTCTAAAATATTAAGATTTTTATAAAAAATATGTTCATTCATTTGGTCTCTAATCATTGATATATATATAATTATAATTATATATTTAAATAAAAATATTATTATTAATTTGAGAATTTATCTAATCATACCCACAGTTTCCTTCACATTGATCTCTACTATCGAAAAAACCACCATCAACATATTTACAACCACCTGTTCCATCTTTCTTACACTCCCATCCCTTTACTGGGGGCGTAGGAGCGGGAATGATAGGACGAGTGACAATAGCGGGGATTAATTTTTCTAAATCCATTAGACCAGTTTTAACATAACTATCTAATGACATCTTAACGACAAATAATAATGATAAGAATATTGCAGTATTCATTAAATGGGGAAAGATATATAGTCTTCCTACAATTGGTATAGATTTAAAAATTTTTTCAGAGGCAGATCTAAAACTTTTATGAGATAAAATAAAATACAAAACACCAGTATATATCATAAATCTTAAATCTCGATGATTAATTATATCTATAAGTGTGCGATCTGTAACACCTATAACATCATTAGAAAGAATTCGCGGGTCATGAACGACCTTCTTAGTATAATCTACAACATTCTCTCCGACATTATAAACATCACTACCAGTTTTTTTTATACTTCTACCCATTTTTTTGAAATCCGATCCAATCATCGATGGGTGTAATACACGTTCTTTAGTAAAATCAAATGCATCTTCACTAGCTCGTTTTATATCTCTTCCAAGATCTTTTCCAAAATTTTCAGCTTTATCAATAAATCCCGACATTTGTTATATTAATACAAATAAAAAAAAATATTATAAATATAAATTAATGTTACCGGATATATTTAATACAGGCTTAAATTCTAATATTTGGGGTCCAGGTGCTTGGATATTTTTACATTCCATAAGTTTAACTTATCCAAATAATCCAACAGAAAACGACAAAAAAATGTATAAAATATTTTTTGATTCATTGGGATATTTATTACCATGTAACGAATGTTCAAATCATTATAATGATTATTTATTAAAAAATCCTTTAACTTATGAAGTTTTACATAATAAAGAAACATTAACATACTGGTTATATAATCTTCATAATAATGTTAATCATTTATTGAATAAAGAAAAAATAGAATTTAATACATTTATAGAAAATTATAAAGATATGTATTTAAAAAAAAATATATATGATCAATATATAAATATAATATTATTAGGATTGATATTAATAATAATTGGAATATTTATTTACAAATATAAGTGTTAATAGAAAGTATATTTATATTTCTTTTTTCCATTAACAATATTCATTTCTCTATATCCAATCTTATTACCTTTCTTATTATTATCCATAATTGAATATATGTATTGTGGTGATTCATTTTTTACAATAAAGTAAGAATTTTTTTTATGTTTTACTTTTATCCACACTTCATCATCATCATCTGATAAATCTTGTTTAGAATTATTAGATATTTCTTTATTATCATTATCGATTACTGTTTCAGAAATGATATTATTACTTACAGTTACTATAGATAATTTATTTTTATCATTAATAATATCATTTAAATCTTCATCAGATTTATCATCAGATTTATCATCATATTTATCATCAGATTTATCATTTAAATCTTCATTTGTATCATCATGTTTATCATCAGATTTATCATCAGATTTATCATCAGATTTATCATTTAAATCTTCATTTGTATCATCATGTTTAAGTGAATCAGTTGCTAGTTTATCGGCCATTCTATTCCCAATTGATAATTCATCTGTATTATTTGTATGAGCTTTAACATATTCCAGTGTAACATTTTTATATTTTTTAAATAATTCATATGCTGTTTTAATGTATATCAACTTATCTTCGCCCATATCAGACTTCCATTCTAAATTATTATATTTTTCACCACTAGAAGAACACCACCGAATTGATACCATTGAGTCAGTATATATAGTTATTTTTTTATTTGAATCAATTAAACTTTTACAAATATCAAAAACTTTAATAATGGCTCTTAATTCAGCTATATTATTCGTTTGACTACCATCAATTCTTTCTGAAACATTTCTAATATCATTTTCACCAAAATATACTCCAATACCAGCCATAGCATTTTCATTTCCATTATTAGAACATGCTCCATCAGTAAAAATTTTAATAGAATCATCATATTTAACTTTATCCAAATATTTTGATAATTTATTTTGGAGTTGTTCAATAACTCTATCTTTTTCTTCTAATTGATTGGCTTGATTTACAAGTATAGAATGTTTATTTTCTGATTCTTTTTCATTTAATAATAATTCTATTTTATCATTTAATCCATTAATAATATTTTCATATTCAACTTTATCGCGATTTAATTTAGAAATAATAGAATCTTTTTCATCAAGACTATTATTTAAATTATGTAGTACAATATTATTTTGATCTTGAATATTTCCTAAATCTTTTTTTGCTTTATTATATTGAATATCTAATTCGACATATGAGGTTACAATATTATTTAAGTTATTAACAATAGTATCTTTATTATTAATAATATCCATATTATATTTATTAATTTTATATATGTATAGTTTTATATTATTTCAAATTTTAAATGTAATAATTATTAAATATGTATAATAAAGATTCATGTTCACCAATATCAAAAAAACATTCTGATAACATATACTCGTGCTTAAATATAAAATTAATAAATAAATTAGCTAAAATATTAAATATAAAAAAAAATAAAAATATCAAAATACTATATGATAATATAAGTAAAAAAATAAAAAATATTACGAATTGTAAACAAGAAGCATGTTGGATAACTATTAATAATATTATTAGAAATTTAAGTAAAAAAGAGTTAGAAGAATTTAAAGATATGTTTAAACCAATGATGCCAAAATCCTGGTATAAAAATAAAAATGAATGGTTGAATACATTAGATATAGAAAATGTATTAAATCAATATCAAAAAACAGACAACAAATTATATTTTTACGGAGCCATGCCGTCTGATTATTATAATAAGAATGTATGTAATATATATAAATTATGTAAAATTAATATAGATGAATTAATTAGAAATGGAATAGAAAAAATAGCAATTGTATTTAATACAGATGAAAGTGATAAACCCGGAAAACATTGGGTTTCTATATATATCGATTTAAAAGGAAGAAATAGTGGTTATCCATCTATATATTATTTTGATTCAGTTGGAGATAAACCCAATAAAAATATTAATATGTTTATTTCTAAGGTAAGAAAACAAAAGAAGATGAATTATTATTATAATGATATGAAACACCAAATAAAAAACACAGAATGTGGAATATACTCATTACATTTTATAGTATATATGATTAATAATGGTAATTTTATGAAATATATAAAAAATATAAAAAATGATGATTATATTCAAAAATTTAGAAACTTTTTTTATAATAAATTATAATAATAATATTACTATTAATATATATGTATAAAATTCCTAAAGATAAGATACCCCGTCCTCCAGAAAAACCATTTGTTCAAAAAATGCCTGTACCACAAATCCCAAACGATAGAATAATTAATTCTAATAATGATTATGATTATGAGAGTATAATACTAATCATATTAATTATATTATCATCAGCATACTGTGTTTATACATTTATTAATAAGGATAATTATATAAATAATTTAAATACTGAATTAGAAAATGTTAAAAGATCAAAAGATAATAAAATAAATGATTTAAGATGTAATTGTCCATCTATACCGGAATGTCCTAAATGTCCAGACCCACCCCAATGCCCAACTACAATATGCCCAACCTGCCCAAGTTCGCATGAAATAGTAGAAAGTTTATTTCCAGGTAGATCTTTATTACCATCAGATTTTTATAATTTTGGTAATCAAGGAAATAAAGAAATGGAAATACTAGACACGGATAATGATAAATATAAAAATTATATTGTTTCTCAATCACTTGATGTAGAAAAAAATTATAAAGAAGTAATTGATAATATAAAAAATGTATTGGGAGATAAAATATTATTGGATCAAAAAGTATCAGAATAACTAAATACTATTATATTTTGTAAATTAATATTTATAAATTCATTTTCATCGCTATTAATTATTTTTTTATTAAATGATATAATATTATTATTAATACTTTTAACAATATATTTATTATTTTTATTAGATATTAAAATATCTCCAACGAATGTGTCATCAATATTATTTGAAGTATATTCATTTATTTCTGTATCATCATTTTTTTCAGTATCTATTTTAATAATATCACTATATTCATCATTACCCATAACACTCATTATTGATACATTAATTTTATCCCCATTCTTAAATACATCACTATTTTCAGGAATAAAAGTACCATAATCATGATTTTTCACTTTATTTATAGAATGGCAATAACATAATGTATTAACTCCTAATTCTGGTATTAATAATTTAATTGTATTATTAACAAAAATATCATTGTTCTCTATAGGTAATATTATTTTTTTAATTTTTTTAATATTATATTTATTTTCAATTACATATGAAAATCTATTACCACTTATTTTTTTGTTAGATGAAATATAACCATCATTTAATATAATTTTTTTAGAATCTTCATTTTTATAATTTACCATATTTTCATCTTCACTTTTTAGTTGAGTAACACTGTAATAATTACATATATTTTCAAATAATTCTTTATTTAAATCTAATAAATTGTCAACTTTAGTATTATCAAATGTTTTTATAAATATCTCATCAAATACATTATTATTTAATTTATATTCTGTTATATTATATAGTAATTTATACATATGTTCATTATTTTTTTTTGAAAAATATAAATCATACAAAGACATTTATATATTTAAATTAAAATATTTATAATATCTTAACATGTTTATGATTTCATAACTTTTAGTTTGTAACTTGTTACAATTTCTCTATTATTAACAATTTCATTTATTGCGCTATCTAATATTATTTCATCATTTATATATTTTGATAAATTAGTTCTAATATTAGTTTTATTGAATCCTTTTTTTGTATTTCTTTCTGCGCACTTAATTTTGCCGTTATTAGTATTAAGATCCGTTATATTATTTTTTGTCATAAATTCAGTTATTACAGGTTCTAATTCTTTATTTCTTTTTTTTTTTAAATCTCTAATTCTTTTTTCATGTTCTTTAATGATATTATCTAATTCTAGCCATTCTTTTACGTTTTTTTTAAATGTATCTAGATCATCTTTATTGAATTCATTCACGGTATTCATAAACATTTTTATATTATAATGTTTATATTATTTATTTAAAAATTTGAAAATAGATTAAATATAATATATTTATAAATTCAATGAGTGATTATTATAATAATATTAAAGAGTATATTGATACAAATTTAATTGATACTATTAGTTTATATATAGATGATATAAACTATTTAAATGTTGTAAAGAATCAGACATATAATAATATTATAGATATTTATAAAAACATACATAATTCTAATAATTATTTGGTAAATAAGTCACATGAATATTGTATTAAAAGTAATGTTGATAAATATTTTGATTCTATAATAGTTAAAATTAAAAATTATAATAATAGAACAAATAAATTAAAAAATTTATTAGAATTAAAATTACCAGAACAAAGATCTCAAGAATGGTATGCTATTAGAAAAACAGTAATTACTGCTAGTAGTCTAGCATCTGTATTAGGTGAGTGTCATTACAAATCTAGAGATGAATTATTATTAGAAAAAATAGAAGATATACAAAAACCACTAGAATTCAATCCTATAACTGAATGGGGTGTAAAATATGAAGAAATTGCTACAAAATTTTATGAATCTATGAATAATATTAAAGTTAAAGAATTTGGAATGATTCCTCATCCAAAGTTTCCAATATTTGGAGCATCTCCAGATGGAATATGTGATTTTGGTTCAATTGATTTGACAGGTAGAATGCTAGAAATTAAATGTCCACCAAAAAGAAAATTTACAAAAACTGTTCCAAAACATTATTGGATTCAGATGCAGGGACAACTTGAGTGCTGTGATCTAGATGAATGTGATTTTCTTCAAGTTAAAATAAATGAATATGATACTTATGAAGATTATTGTAATGATACAAATGAATTACCCGGACAAACGGAAAATAATTTTCCAAAAGGAATTACAGTAACTTATAAAGAATTATTTACAGATAAGTTAAGTTATATATATCCAGATTTATATATGTCAAATAATGATTATTGTAATTGGCTTGAAGAAAAGAAAGAATGGATCGAAAATAATAATTTAATATTTGTTGAAGCTAAGTGGTGGTATATTGAACGGTATGAATGTACGTTAGTTACTAGAGATAGTCAGTGGTGGAATGAAGCTATGTGTAAATTAATTGATTTTTGGAAAGATATTGATTATTATAAAGAAAATGGATATGATGATTTAATACAAAAATGTGAACAAAAAAAGTATAAGCATAAAAAAGTTACTTTAATTAAACCATCAGATAATAGTAATTGTATGATTTAAAATAAAGAATTACTAATAATTTGAAATTTGTTGTTTGTTTTTTTGTACACAACAAAATAGCAATCGTTAAGTGAAGTAGCATTCAGAAGTTTTAACGCGATGAACCCATGTGCGGTGGTATTTGTACCACACAAGTTGAATCCTTGTGCGGTGGAGTTTCGTCCACAAGCACAAGAGATGGAGGTGATTATCCCGAATCGCATCGATTGGAAGCGATTTAACACTCCCAATCTCATCGATTGGAAGAGGTTTAACACACCCGCCCGTGCGATGACCGTGATATACAACGCGATTGTAAACGGACCCGAATACAGCCACTTGAATAGAACTACTATTATTCCATTTGAGAACGGCTCAAATCGGATTCGTTCGTCCATTCGAGACTGTGATGCAGTGCGTTCAAAGAAGATGATTGGGCGGGTTTATTGGGTCCGTAACTTTACGGTAGGTCTGAGTAAGCACCATACCAAGTGCGGAGAGTACGAGATTGTGTACAAGAGTGTGATGCGGTACCGAGTGAAGCAGCTCGGCAACTACATCTACAAGAACAAGATCATTACGATCAAGAACGAGTTCGAGAACATTCGCGAAGTGTTGGAGGATATCCGACGTCACGTTGTTACGCCAACGAGCTATATGAAGGAGCGGAAGGCGATATACGTGAAGAATGTGATTCGTGTTCAGTCCATTTACAGGGGAGAACTTGTTCGCAGGAAGAACAAGCGGCGGGTTCACAACCGGAGTATGTTTAGGCGCGCGGTTTGCGCTATTGGGATTATTAAGTGGTGGTATACTGTCAAGAAGACTAGGCCATCCATTCCCGAATGTCCAATCTGCTTGGCTGATGCTTGTCCTGAGGGAGAGCGTGATGTCATCAAGACGCCATGTGGTCATGTATTTTGCACGGAATGCTTACAAAGCCATGTGATGAACACAATTGGGAATCGAGGATGTCCCATGTGTCGTGCGGAGTTGACTTGGGAAACGATTCTTGGAGAGGAAGTTAATCCAAGGGAAGAATATTTGGGTATATCACAGACGGTTCAGGGTCATTCGATAGTTACTGTACATACAGTATCATGGACCCCGCGCCCAAATCATAGGCAAGTAGTGATTCGATTCCGCAATTGTAGTGATTACAGGTTGTGTATTCATTACATTTGGAATGGCCGATCTAGCGATGAATGCTATGGCATAAGTCCGGAAATGGTTAGTCGTGGAATAATTACTTACGAGGATACGATCTTTGTAATTACCTACTTGAATTCTAATCAGAATACGACTAGGAGGTGGCGAATTTGTACCAGCGACGGATATGATCAAATTTTGTATATTTACTAAACAAAAAAAGTAAAAAAAACAAAAAAAAAGAGGAACAATTATACAAGACAAAACGTAAAAAAAAGTTTCTTTTTTAATTATTATATGTAATTTGAAATTTTAATAATTTTTTTCTTTTGTCGGCGACTGTTTGTGAACGGTGCTATTCGGGTTTGACAGCCATGGGTGGTAGGGATCATCAGCACGACAAAACATCGAAACTGCGTCACGAGTGTTCTGGAAAGGCATTTGTGGTCGAACTCTGCGATGTTATGGGTTATAAAGTTAAAAGCTTTAGTATAGGTCTATGTATACGCTACCCCAAGAGGCAATCCCTCTAAAGTCATTTACTCAAAAGGTACTTGATAGGTGTAAAATAGCAATCCGAAAGGCATGGTTTAACGAGCCGAAATGCGCCACCGCGAGGTGGAGGTCACAAATCCGTTCCAAAACAAGAAACAACAGTAGTTGAGCGTTTCAAGTGGGAACGCTGCAGGTGCGGGAGGAATTGTCCTGCTTCGAAGGATATTGGCTGTCGTCGTATTCGGGTTTATTCGAATATAGTAAAGGTTACAGTCACGGAGAGTCGAAGAAGACAAAAGTACAAGCGACTTAAGCAAGTACTACAAGGTGAATTGAACAACCTTGTAGATGAGTTGTTTGCCCTTAAAGTTGAGAAAGCATTAGGCAAGATCACTGAAGAGGGTAAGTTGCGCATCATGATACTGGAGTTCAGAACAGAGTCTTTGAAAAAAGAACTTCGAGCAATCGAACGAAAACTGGATTGAATGGTATCATTATAAACAAAAAAATTTTTTATCTAAAGAATTAGATATATATATATATATTATAATGGGTATACCTGTATACTTTAAAACAATAATAGAAAATAACAAACAATGTATAAATAAACCACAAATAGTAGATAATTTATTATTTGATTTAAATTGTTTAATACATCCATGTTGTGCTAATGAAACAGATGAAGAAGTCATGTTAAATAATATATATGAAAAAATAAATGATATAATAGATTTAGTTAAACCAAAAAAAATATATATAGCGATAGATGGTCCATGTCCTATGCCGAAAATAAAACAACAGAGACAAAGAAGATTTCAATCAGTTAAACAAAATAAAAAATGGGATACAAATGCTATAACACCTGGAACAAAATTTATGAATAAATTAGATAAATTTATAACTAAACATTTTACAAAAAATAATATAGAGTTGAATTTATCAACTATACCCGGTGAAGGTGAACAAAAAATATTTCATCATATAAAAAATAATTCACTTAATAATAATGTAATATATGGATTAGACGCAGATTTAATTATGTTATCATTAATAAATAAATATAAGATATCTTTATTAAGAGAAAGAACAGAATATAATATTGAATGTGTAGAAGATGAATATATATATTTAGATATAGGTATTCTTAAAAAATCAATTAAGATATCTCCTGAAGATTATGTATTTATTTGTTTTTTTATTGGTAATGATTTTATAAAAAATACACCATCTATTAATATAAGATATAATGGATTAGATATACTTTTAGAAGCATATAATAAATTAAAAAATAAATATGGAAATATGTTTTATATAATAAATAGATATGAGAAGAATTATATTAATTTAAGATACTTTAAAGAATTTATAAATGAACTATGTATCAAAGAGGATGAAAGATTAGAAAAGATTATGAAAATAAGAGATGTACAACAAAAAAAGATATTAAACTATGTGTTAACATATTCTGAGAAAGAATTAAATGAGCCAATTATTAATAGGGATATAGAAATAGAGATATTTAAGAATATATCTAATTGGAAAAATAAATACTATAGTTATTTTGAAATTAATAATGAAAAAATGATAAATAATATGTGTAAAAATTACTTAGAGTCATATATTTGGACAGCTAATTATTATTTTAATGATTGTATTAATTGGACATGGTCATATAATTATCCTGTTGGTCCTAGTCTTATAGATCTATATAATTATATGGAAAAAATCAATGATTTAGAAATAGAAAAAAATATTGAAAAAATTACACCATATAAACAATTACAATTAGTACTACCAGAATCTAGTTTTCATTTAACTAAAAGAAAAATTAAAAAATTAAAAAAATTAAATTATCCGGATGAATTTAATAAATGTCATATATTGAAAAGGTATAATTGGGAATCTTATATATTGAATATTTAAATAATATAATAAATTTGATATTATTGAAATTATAATTAATTATAATAATGGATAAATTAACAAAAATAATTAATATTCAAAATAAAAATTTATTAAATATGATAGCAGAAGATAAATTTGATAATGAAAATGATAAAAAAACTTTTATTGAAAAATATCATAAATATAATTATCATGTTTTGAAAGTTTCTAGAAATGATGATATATTAAAATATTCATATAATAGAATTATAAATATTCAAAATACGTTTAATTTATAATATTAAAATATAATTTAGGTTGTGTATACAACCATAATCGTATAAAAAAATGTTAAATAATATATAATATGTTTATATTTAGTTATAAATTAATATCTAAATAGTAATAAATATTTCCATTATATATATCTAAATAAAGAACATATTTATTTTTTTTATAAGTTAAATATATGAACTATCAACATATTGTTTATTGTATAGTAATAATACTCTTATTACTATATTTATTATGTAGAAACAGATCTAGGGAAAATAAAAAAGAAAATACTTATATATATAATCCATTTGTGATAACTAAAAATCAGACAAGAAAAATAACAGAGGTGATGAATAAAAAAATGGAAGAGAATATGGATGATAATGAATGGATTAGCGATGATATACAATTAAAAAAATGTTATAATTTATGTCAGGCAAATTATATTGATGATTATATAGAATGTATTAATAATTGTAAACAATATAATACATTTAATATTAGAAACAAATATATTATTTAAAAATGTTATAAATATCGTATATAGCCAGTATCATTAAAATTAAATATTCTATATTTGGACATTTATTATTATTAGTCTTCCAATGAATCAATGTAATAATTAAAAATAAAATCTCACCTATTATTGAATTACAATTTGATGTTGATATATCTATAAAATATTGTAAAAGTAAAAATAATATTAAATATTTCTTTTATAAATAATACAATTATTTTATTTAGTTAATGAATCAGTCGATATAACATAGTTATCTTTATTATCATCTTCTATTATAGCATTATTTTTGTTTATATCTATAACATTACCACTAATTTTAATGTTTGATTTATTCAACCAAGATACTCTATCTCCAATATTAATAACATCATTCCTTGTCATATTTTCATATTCACTATCAGATATTATTTCTAAATTATCTTTTTTTAATACATATTGTTTGTCATTTGAGTTTACAACAAATTTATTTTTTATTATATGTTCTACAATACCATACATTGTTTTATTATTTTTAGTCCATTTTACTTTTAATTTTATAGCACTAGTTCGTTTTGATTTATTTGTATTATTCTTATTAATAATTGGTTTATCTACTATTAATATATCAGAAATATTATTTATAATATCAAGAATTTCTCTATATAAAACATTAATTTCTTTCATATTTTTAACATAAGATTTGGGATCACTTGTATCTAATTCAGAATATAATCTTTTTCTTTTACGAATAATATCATTATATAATTCATTTTTATCTATTATATTATTGTTTTTATCATAAAGTTTATTTATTTTATTAATATAATCAATCTCATCAGAATTATCTTCAATTGGAACATCAATATAGTTAGATAAAACAGTATAATTTATTTTTTCATTAATTAATTTTTTCATAACATTTACATCATTTATATTTACATATTCTGGAATATCAATATCTAATTGAATTCCACAAAGTTTTGAATCATTTTCACCACAACTGAATATAATTTTATTATTTGATTCTGTAAAAATTTTATCATTTTTACAAGATTTACATTTTTTATTTGAATGTTTTTCATTAAAATAATTATATATTGACTGAAGATATTCTTGATTCATATATTATATTATATATAATTTTCACTAGATAATAAACAACATGAGTAAAAAATAAAAGAAAATACAATTATAACTAACCAGAATGGATAAATAGTTTCTTTTTTAGTTAACCCAAATTTTTTAAAATTGTAATTATCATCAAACATAATATTAGATTTCGTACAATATATTGTATATGAAATAAATATACAAAACATAATTGTTTTTAATATCCTATCATTTAATCGCATTGTATATATTAATATAACTATATTAAAAAAAAAATAAAAAATCTAAAATTAAAAAATATAAATTACTTAATACCCCACTCATTTAATTTATATCCTAATGAAACTTTAGGATTATCTATAATAGATGATCTAATACCATCTTCGGTAAATGTGTAAATTTTATTATTATAATTATATTTATTTATAATTTTAGTACATCTGTGGCAACAATATGCGGGCTTTACTTCTCCTTGTGAATTGAATCTCCATATATATATTTTATAATTATTTCTCTTATCATTAATTCTACAGTAATTGACAGCAATTTCTTCTACATGAATTGATCTCTGACAATGATTTCTTCCACATGGTCTACTAGAACCATACTTAAGTATTAATTTTTTCTTTGGGTTGTAAAACGCAATACTGAACCCCCACTTTAGCGGTATGATAATCAAACAACCTGTCCAAGTTTGGATTATTCAAGTACTTCAATGGGATACACATTATATTTAAAATAGTTAAAAAAATTTAATTTCAAATTAAAATTAATATAGATATTATGTGGTTTATATAATGTTAATTGTTTTTATACAACTTGTTCTTCAAGATAAGGATCATCATATAAAGATCTGGGGGATTGTGATAATTCTTTTTTTTTATAATAAGATTGATAAGCAATATATGAACCTAAACAAACTAAACAAAATAGAATAAAACCAATTATATAAGATGTATTATCCTCTGTTTTAGTAGATGGGACAGTTGTATCATCTGGTTTAGTAGGTGGGACAGTTGTATTGGATGGAACAGTTGTGATATTGGTTTGTTTTGGACTTGGAGTTAGATTAGTGCTATTGGAGGATGAAAGAAACGATGCATTTCCCGCATTATTATTTAAATCTGTTATTTTTTGATTACAATCAATACTTGTATTAGCATTAATAGTACCATCACCAAATTGTGATATTCGTTGAGAACATATTTGTATATATTGATCGTTATCTTTTTTAGCGCAATCATCATAGTTTTTTATAGTCGCATTACTACATGGAGAAACAAGAGATTGACATATTTCATGATTACTTCTTTTTTTAACATCATTATCTTTAAAAGCATTTATACATTTTCCTATATTTACATCGTCAACACCATATGATTTACAAATGAATGAATAATAATCATCATACATTATCTTATAATAATCTGAATTATCATAAGCACAGGAACATAAATTTGAATATTGACGATTATAACCTTTAGTTGTAAAAAAATCCAGTGTGTATTTTTCAATTGAAGAAATATCATCATTGTCGCATTTATAAGAATTAAAATTATCTTTAGTACATCCTGTATATTCTAAACATTCATTAACTAGTGAAGCACTAACTACTCTTTTACTCATAGTACAAGAACCATTATCATATCTACATTTTACATATTTAGTAAAAGAAGGATAATATGGTATATTTTTAGATGGATCAACATTTAAATCACTAAACTTATCTGTTGTCCATTCTAAATATTTATTTTCACAATCTGATGAGTTAGTTTCAATTTCATTATTATTTATAGAACCATCTGAATTTATTTTATACATACATAAGTCAGAACCATTTTCTACATCTGAACCATTGAAATTTATTTCATTCATCTCATTTATATTACATAAAGATGCTGATAATGAATTATTTTTCCAATATCTATATGGTTGTGTAGAACACATTTCTTCTAAATTATGTTCTACATTATTTAAATTATGTTTTACAAAATAATCTAGTTTATAATTACTGTCACTATATATTTTATCTATATTTTTTAAATTATCACTACTATGACTACTAACATGATAATTTTTATTATTTCCATCGGATGATAGTTGTTCATTTGTACTATGAAGAGCATAAAATACACTATTAAATTTTATAGGATAACCCCAATTTTTAGCTAAATTATAATTTTCTATATAATCACTTAAGTATCTATCATATCCATAGTTGTTTTCTCCAGTTAATAGATTACTATGATCTGACTTATATGATGTTATATAAGCATCATTAAATAAAGATGAACAATTAGTACCATATTCATAATTATTATTTGTAAATTCTAATGAATAATTACCAGATAAATTTTCACATCCATCCTGCTTATTACTATTTAAACAACAATCAAAAAATGAGGCAGGCATTACCTATATATATTATATGATAATAAAATAATAATGACCGACATAATTAATTGTTCATCAGTTAATTTAAAACTATTCATACAATTTAAAATTTTACCACCACCAGCGAGTCCAGGCGTACCCCGCGTACCGTACGCTGGATTCTCATCCGATTCTACCACTTGTGTATTTCCAGATCGTCGTCTAAAAAAGAAAATTACTGCAACAACTATACAAATAATAATAGCTACCACCCCATAAATCCATGTTCGACCTGTATCTACAACATTATTAGCAACACTTCCTATAGTATTTACTGTATTATCTACTGTATCACCTACTCTATCTACAATGGCATTTGTATCAACATTATGATGTTCTACATCTGCTTTATTATCAGTGTCGGTTGTTACTCCTATTGAATTAATTGATTCCATCGCTGCTTTACTTCCAGCAGATGTCATTAATCTAATATTTTGATTAGATACAGTATTTAGATTAATTTTAGCTGGTGGTGCGCATGAATCATTTATTTTATGTAATACACCAATACTATCCGTTTTTAGTTCTACCTTTTGTTCATTATCAATACTGGTATCCATTAAAATTTTATTAATTATTGATGCATTCTGTTCATTTATATTTTGTCCTTCTAAGTCAATATTAGACATTTGCTGTAAATTTTTAATACCTTCAGAATTACCGAATGTACTTTGATCTAAAAATTGTGTTGAATTACTTACAACGGAAGCAATATTAGTATTATCAGATGCTGCTGCCTCCGGACTATACTCAGTTAAATCGGTCATCTGAACTTTTTGTGATGAATCTATATTAGCAGTAATATTAACATCATCACAAAAAGCTGGTGTTCTACATTCATTATATTTTCCCCCAGCTACTCCTATTTGTGCCGCAACAGGTGCCCATATTTTATCTGATTCTATATATCTATCTGAATTTTTAAATTCACTATCATCGGGACAACTAATTGTAATATCTTGTACATTTTTTTCCTTTATAGTTAAATCTCTATCATTATTTACAAAAAAAGAATTAGAGGTTCTATTAACATGTTTATCTAATACTTTTGATAAAGGTGTTTCACATGCTTTATCGCAACCAGTTCTTGATTGATCACTTCCCATTAATAATATATATATATATATATTATTGAATATTTTTATTTAGAATATTTTTAATTATAATAGAATTTCTATTTATTATACTATAAAATTCATTTACAAATGCTATATACTCATTGTCCATATTATTTTTATAATACGCAAACTTATTATTGTTTTTATTTTTATTATTTTTATTACCACCCGTTAATCTAACTTGTAATTTTTTCTGAAGTCTTTTATTAAACACATCTTTATATTTTTTTATAGGTTCAATCTCTTCATCAAATTTATTGAATGTATATAAATCATTTATTTTTAGTAATTCTACTTTATCAATTATTAGATAACAAAGAGTATAACTACATATTAAATGTAATAATTCATATCCAATTATATTTCCAATTCTAAAATTATTTAAAACCTCTGTTAATTTATTTGCTCTTTTAATCATCATTAATTTAACTGATTTACATGTATCATTTAAAAAATTATCAACATTACCCCGTTTAACAATAGTGTCTAATAATACAACATTATTGTTATATATACATTTTATATTATTATATTCTCCATCATCTTTAATAAGATAATTATTATTACTTTTATTATCAGTGTATGATAGATTATATTTATCATCGGCATACTTTTTCCCAAGATATGTTGTATATATTAAATAATCCATATCTTTTTGATTCTTTTCACTATATTGAATATCAATTTTTATTTTATTATTTTCATAATATAGATTTGGTGTAAAAAAACTTATATTTTTTCTATTATTTTGAAATAATTGAATACAATATTCTGATATAATTATATTATTATTATATATATTTTCTTTAACAACCACCTTATTACTATATAGATTATTAATTGGAATATACCAGTCATCATTTATTATACCGGTATATAATAGCATATCTGTTAAATTAAGTAAGTTATTACATTTAATATCTAAAAAAGATTTTTTAAAATTATTAAGTTCATTATCAGAATAGTAACTATTGTTAATTTTAATGGGGCCATTATTCAAAGTAGTTGGAATAGTCAATGTAGCATAACAGACACACTTATTTTTATTATTACCATCACTTGTTTTTATATATTTATATGATGGTGATATATCATATAAAAATTTTTCAATTGGTGGATATGAAAATAATAATTCTTTATCTTCAATAATCAATAAATAATTATTATCACAATTATTAAACTTTAAATCAATGCGTTTTCTATCAGATATTAAATCTAATAATTCATCTTGTTTTCTATCATCTTGTTTTTTATCATCTTGTTTTATATCATCTTGTTTTATATTATCTTGTTTTATATTATCTTGTTTTCTATCATCTTGTTTTCTATTATCTTGTTTTATATTATCTTGTTTTATATTATCTTGTTTTTTATCATCTTGTTTTATATCATCTTGTTTTATATTATCTTGTTTTATATTATCTTGTTTTATATTATCTTGTTTTATATTATCTTGTTTTTTATCACCTTGTTTTCTATCACCTTTATTTATTGCGAAGAGTTTATCATAATTATCAATATCTTTTTTTATAATTTCAATAAAATCATTAATTATTTTATAATTATTAACCTGTGTATTTAGATCGAATAACATAATTACTATATACAATATACAAGAAAATTAAAAATATATTGACACTTAAAATATAGTATATATAAATATATATAAATATGGAAAAACAACACATATTATTAGAATATGATCATTACGTAAAAAAATATAAAAAAAAATATGGTGATAATACTGTAATATTAATGCAATTAGGATCTTTTTATGAACTATGTTATGTTGATGATAAGATATCTTATGGTGAACCGAATATACATTATTTGTGTAATACAGTTCTTAATATGGCAGTTGCTAAGAAAAAATACAAAGATAAAGATAATTACAAAGATTATTATCAGGGAGGATTTCCTATAATATCATATGATAAATATGTACCATTATTATTAAATAAGAATTATACGATAGTATTTGTAGATCAAATAACAGAAAAACCATTTATAAAGAGAGAAGTAACAAATATACTATCACCTGGTACGAATATTAAACATCAAGAGGATTCTAATTACATGTTATCTATATATATTGAAAAATATACAAGATGTAATAAGGAATTTCACATAGTTGGAGTATCATCAATAGATATATCAACGGGTGAGAATTATATACATTATATACATAATAATGAGGAAAAATACTGGATGGATGAAATAACAAGACTAATTCATTTTTATAATCCTAGTGAATTAATTTTTCACACAGAAAATTATAATTTAACAGATGAAATAGTAATGAATCAATGGGATATATCAGATATTACAATTAGAATAAATCATTATGATGACAATATATATAAATCAATATCATATCAAAATGAATTATTAGATAAAATATTTAAATTAAACATAATGATAGAACCAATTGATTATTTTGATTTATCATATAAGAAAGAATTATTAAATTCATATATTTATTTATTAGAATACATTAAAGATCATCAGCCTGATATATTAAAAAATATTAATCATCCGATAGAATATATTCCAAAAAACTATTTAGTACTTAATTCGAATTCAATAAGACAGCTTAATATTATTAATAATTATTCATACTATCATGGAAAAAATGAATCTTTATTAGAAATTTGTAATAAATGTGTAACTTCAATGGGATCTAGGATTATGAAAAATAGATTACTTTATCCATCAGTTGATAATAATATTATACAAGAAAGATATGATATGATACAATCATTAATAGAGAATAAACATTATGACAATATAAGAGAATATTTAAGATATATATCAGATATAGAGAAAACATTACGTTTAATGAGTATAAATAAATTAACACCAAATGAATTATATTCTAGTTATTTATCATATGAATTTGTGAATAAATCAATCGGATATATATTAGAAAAAAAATTATTAAATATTAATACGGAGTTGTATGATAAGTATAAAGAATATTATAATAAATTAGATAAATCATTTGACTTTTCAAATATAGTAAATACATCAAAATCATTAGAAAAATCTATATTTAAAAATGGGTATGATAAAAAATTAGATGAAATAAGTATTAAAAATGATGAATATATAGTATTAATAGAAAGATTATGTTATAGATTTTCTAATATTATAGAACATAATTCTAATAGTTTTGTAAAATATAGTACAGATAAAGATAATTCATTATATATATATTTAACAAATACAAGATGTTCAAAATTAAAACAGAAAATTAAAAATATGGGGAATACGAATATACATATAAGAGATAGTAATAATAATGTACTAGCTAAAATTAATACACAAGATATTATATTTAAGAAAAAAGATAATAGCAATATGATGATTGAGACGCCAATTATAAAAAAGATATCATCAGAATTAATAGAATTACAAGATAACTTATTAAAACGAATAGAATATTTATATAATGAATTTATTGAGACGAATTATAGAATATATAAGGAATCACTTAAATATATAAATAGTTATATTGCGAATATTGATTTTTTAACAACAGGAGCAAAGATATCGATAGACAATAAATATGTTAAACCGGAATTAATAGAAGATGTGAGTCATATTGATGTTAAAGGTATTAGACACCCAATAGTTGAAAAGATTAATAAAGAAACAGAATATGTAAAAAATGATCTATATATAGGGAAAAGTAAATCAGGGATGCTATTATATGGGACAAATGCGTGTGGTAAATCTACATTAATGAAATCGATAGGATTGAATTTAATTATGGCTCAAGCTGGATTATATGTTGCTGCTGACAGTTTTAAATATTCAATATATACACAAATATTTACAAGAATATTAAATAATGATAATATATTTAGATCTCAATCATCATTTGCTATAGAAATGGAGGAATTAAGAACGATTGAAAAGAGATCAGATAACAAATCATTAGTATTAGGAGATGAATTATGTTCAGGAACAGAAACAATATCAGCATTATCAATAGTTTCTGCAGGATTAAATATGTTATCAAAAAAAAATGTATCATATATGATTACAACACATTTACATCAATTAAATGATATTGATATAGTAAATAATATTGAAAATTTATCAATATATCATTTAAAAATTAAAAATATTGGAGGAAAAATAATATACGATAGAAAGTTATCTTCTGGATCTGGTCCATCTATATATGGACTAAATGTATGTGAAGCAATGGGAATATCTAAAGAATTTATAGATATTGCATATTCAGTTCAAAAAAAATTACAAGATAAGTATGTTAAAAAATCAAATTACAATAATGATATAATAATGGATGAATGTAAAATATGTGGTAAACCAGCAAAAGAAACACATCATATAAAAGAACAACAATCTGCAAATGATAATAATATGATTGATCATTTTCATAAAAATAATAAACATAATTTAGTTCAATTATGTAAAAAATGTCACGATTCAATAACATATGGTAAATTAAATATTACGGGATATGTTCAAACATCCTATGGTGTTCAGTTACAATATGAAACATCAGAATCTAAAAAAACAAAAAAAAAATACGATGACAATAAAGTAAATATAATTAAAACATATAAAAATCATTATGATTTAAATATTGGTGATTGTATTAAAAAATTAAAAATGGATCATGATATAATAATTAGTAGACCAATATTAAAAAAAATAATGAATAATGAATATTAAAAAAAATACACGTGGAAGGTGTACCTTTTAGCTTATGTTTATCGTGTTTGCTTATTCACGTTGTGGGATTTAAGGATCAAGTAGATCATGGTAAGTCTTTCACCATTAGATAGATCATGAGATTACCATCGGAACAGCGGTCGGGTCTTATCACTGGCTTACTAAGCCACTTATCTATTCCAAGATTCGACGCCCTCTCTTTCCACGTCTCAAATTCTACCCCATTCGCCGTAGCTATAGCACGCTCAGCATGCCACTGATTCTTCGCCGTCTTTTTTCGCTCCTTACACTCCGCAATTTCACGTAATCGTTGCTCGTGATGTATTCTGTTTGCCTTCACGATTTGTTCGCGCGTCGAGTCCATACTAAGTCCCAAGCGGTCCCGATGATAATCTAGGTCCTTTTGTTCCGCCGCCTCTTTGCGACGGAATTTCTGGAGCCTATTGTTCTCTTTCTGGAGTTTCTCGTTCTCCTCCTGGAGTTTCGCGTTCTCCTCCTGGAGTTTCTTGTTCTCGTCCTCGAGTTCCGTGTTTTTATCCAGTTTCAGATCCCTCAACATTCTTTCCGTAAGACTATCTTGTAGCTTCATGTAGAACATCATCTTCTTCCTGAGATCCCCGAGATCTTCCGGGATCTTAAACATGATCTGCCATGCCTGCTCCTGTATCATCATCGCTTCCTCTGGAAAGTCATCGTACCCATCAAGTGGTTCATTACAGAGATCACTCATCTCCTCTCTGGAACTTATAATCCTCGTCCCGTGGCTCTCTTCTCGCAATCTCCTAAGCGTCTCTGAGAACCTACCCGTGTTTTTTTACGCAACCAACCTTGCTAATTAGCGAAGTGTTACGAGTCAAAGCAAACGGGTATGCTGTAAAATAAAAAAAATATAAAAAATTCAAATTATTAGTATAAAATTTAAAAAATAAGTTATCTTAAAATCTATTCATATAATATAAATGAATAATGAATACTAAAAAATATAGGTAATTTTTTAGTCTATTATAATATATTAAAATATATTATAATATAATATATTATAATATGGATGATACATATAATAAGAATATATCAATTGATGATCTTTTTTTAATATATTTTAGGACGAATGATATTATAGGACATGTTATAGATATTAATGATATAGAAAAAAAGATAACAATAGAAGATGACAATGATAATAAAAAAATAACATTAGAGATAGATGATAATAATAAGATTATTCTAAAAACAAAGAAATATGAGATATTAGATATTGAGAAAATTATAGAATTTGATACATCAGAATTTGATGAGGTAACAAATAGTGTTTTAAAACAAGATATATATCCAGAGATTGAATTAGAAACGGATGATGCATCATATAAAAATTATGAATATACGGAGACGGAAAAACGAGAAATTATATTGAGTGAACTAATATTATCATATAATACAGATAATCCAACACATTTAAAAGAATTATTATCAGATGTAAATGTACTATTAAATATTATAAATAAAACTAAATATGATTATAAAACAAAGAATATAATAAATAAAAATGAATTATCAAACTGGATGATACCTGTTTTTGACATAAAACCAAAAATATATACAGATGAAGAATTATATAAAGATTTAACAGATATAGAACGTTTAACAGAAGGTGTGAATTATAAAAAATTTTTAAGCATAATAATGAATGATAATTATGAAGCATATAAAAGTGAAGAAACAAATAATTCGGGATATGTTATAAATCATAGTGGTCGTTATTTTACAGATTGTATGAATGAAGGATGTATTGGAAATAATGGATTATATTATATAGATGATAGAAAAACAATAAATCCAATTGATATGTCTACGAATGTAGATAAACAAAGAATAATGATGAATATTATACCAAAGAGATCAATGAATATGATTTCATTTATTACATTACCATTAAAAGTAGCAAACTATTATGACAATATAAAAATGAACAATAGATCATTATCATTGAAAGAAAAAATTATATATAATAAAACAAGATATACAAATTTACCATTTGGGAAATATATATCAGATAATTATGAGAATATAATATTTAAAAATATGGAAAATCAAGATTTCGATCTAAATAATATAAATGTATATAATTTAACAAATAAAATATATAATAAAGAGTTATTTGTAGATAGTTTAGAAAAATTACCAAGTATAAAAGATATATTAGAAACAATTAATATACCAATCTATAATTATAATGATATAGAAAGATTATTATTTATATATGATATTAAGATAGAAGATTTTACAGTTGAGGATATTAAATATATAAATAATTTAATTAAATATTCTATTCAAGATATAAATAAATCTGCGAATAAGTTCATACCAATAAAATATGAAATTAAAAAAATAGATATAGATGAAAGATTATTACTTATAAAAGAATATATATTTAAACAAACAGATATTAACATAAGGAATTATTATTTGAATCAATATATAGAGAAATTCACTAAAAGTAAAATAAATGATAATTGGTTATATACCAAACATAATAATGAAAGAGATATATGTAAACATCATGTTTTATCTAGTCGAATGCATTATGATAAAGATATTTATAGTTCACTAATAAATTTATATGGAACGGAACCAACAGATGGAATAATATATTGTAAAAATTGTGGTGAATATATAAGTGAGGAAAAATTTTCAGTTGTAAATGAATTTGATGATGTAGGTATTATAGTTAATGAAGAAATAGAAAACGATGAATTAGATATATTAGATAAATTATCAAATGTTGAATTAGAAATAGTAGAGAGAATAAAACAAATATCTAGATCATTAAGTGTTGAATTAAATGATAAAGATATATATGAGATATTTTCAAATTATCAATTAATTAAAAATGATGAATTTGCTAATAAGAGATATAATAATGATTTAGTGAGCACAACAAATCATCCTATAATAGTCGAAGCAAATAAACAAAATTTAACAAAAACTAAATTAAAATCAATTATATTAAACACACAAAAATATCTTATATATTCTAATCAGTTAATATATTTATATATTGTAACGATTATATATATACAAACGAGTATACCAGAATATACAATTAATGAAAAGGACATTAAATTAATAGATTTTACAAATAAATCATATGAGAAATTAAATACATCAGATGATGATTCATCTATTAATATGTCTATGATTAATAATATAATAAAAATTATAAAAGATTATTGTAAGATATATAGTTATGAAGATTTTTGGAAATACGCATCATTATTTATAAAAGAATATGAAAATACAAAATCTACAAAACCAGAGATACAAATAATAAATGCTATTAAATACATAATATCTCCATATTATTATAAAATAATTGAAAGAATTAATAAATACAATAAACATAAAGATACTAGTTCTATTGGAATTATAAAAAAATATTGGACAACATATAATCCTAATCCCAATAATAAGGATATTAATAAAATAAATGATAAAGTTAAAAATAATAAAAATGATAAACAATATTTAATAAGAAAAAATATATCGGGTTATGCTATTGAAAATATTATTGATATTACATCTATTGATAAATTAAAAATAAAATATATTCAGTATTCAATCAATAATTTTTATTTATTATATAACAAATCATTTAGAATACTATCAAGATATATAGTTAATCTACATGGTGTTCAAGAAAAAAATGAATATATAAATTTATTAATACATAAATTTAAAAAAGATACTAATACAACTAATATTAATACTATATTAAAAAAGTATGGTTATGACAATCTTAATATTAATAAGAAAGTAAAATTCAACAATATAAAAAAGATGTTATATGATATTAATAAATTACATAAGAATGATGTATTAGATATATATAATCATATTATATTTAATAATTTACAATATACATACCTTGTTACTAAACCAAAAAGACATTATAAATATATATTTACAAATTTATATTCAGATGAATTAGTTACTGATGAAACTAAAAAAAAATTAAAGAATAAATTCTGTTATAATAAATATGGAAGAATAATATATAATGATAAACATATAATTACTAGTAGATTTATATCATTTGATAATAATATACATTTAAGTAATTATCATAAATCATTAAATGTGGATAATATATATTCAACCATTCGCGAAATTCATATACAAACAAAATTACCTATAAATAATAGTTTTAAAATAAATCAAGTGGAGAATAGAATTAAATCATTTATAGAAAGCAATAATATTGATAAAATGAATAATAATTTAGAAAAAATAAAAGAATTAACAACTGAATTATTAAATCCAGAAGGTAAGAAAAAAAATTATGAAACATTATATCGTGGTTATTATAGTAGTATAATAAAAGAAACAAATGATAAATTAAAAGATATAATAGAATTTATAGAAAAATCATCACAAATAAATAAATATTTAAAATCAATAAAATTGGAAGATATCTTTAAAAAAATATTAGATGATCATGATGATTTCATTAAAAAATCCATATATGACACACAAATGATGACAATATTAATAAGTAAAAATATTGATGAAAAGACGAAAATACCGAAATATTGGATGAGAAATCAATATAATTCAGATCTAATGAGTACATTTTTGAAAACAAAAAGATATTCAATGCACAATGATATATTTATAAAATCCGGTGACCGAGTATTTAAAAAGTATTTTGAAAAAGCAGATTATTTTATTAATTTAACAAATTATATATCAAATATTACAAAAAATATGGATTTATTAATTGGAATTGATGATTCACATTTTACTAAAAAATATGCGAAATATATAATGAAATATATATTTGTAAATTATTTTTATTCATATGTCGATTACATAAAGAATATGTCATCATTAAACACTGATATTCCAAATATAGATAATGTTTTATATGAATTATTAGAAAATAATAATAAAGATAGACTAGAAGATTCAATTACTACAATTACATCATATTTTATAGATATTATAACAAATATGATACAAGAATATTTAGATCCACAATGGATAAATAATAAAGAGTCTACATTATCTGAAAAACTTAGTATACAGAAAGAAAGAGAAAAACAATCATTGATAAAAAAATTAGATATTATGACACCCGAAGAAAGATTATTAGCAGTACAAAAACAAAATTATGGAATATCTAATTGGTATCAGGCAGCTGCTCAAGAAAATCAAGATTATATTGATAGTAATGAATATAAAGAAGCAACTGAACAAGAAAGGTTGGAGATTATTAATGAGATTCAACAATCGAATTCAGTTGAAACCGATGTTTTAGGAGAATATGGATTAAATAAACCAGATGTTAGATTACATAAACCAAAAAAAACGGATGATGCGGATTATGATGAATATAGTTTCAATGATGGAGATGTTGAAGGCAATAATGATTTAGATGGTTTTGATAGAAATACAATAGATGATTAATTAAATATTAATATTATATATATTATGGAAGAACGAATATTCACTTCAGAATATTCCAAATTATTATATAAAGTAAATCATACAAATGAGATACCTAATCCAGAAAAAGAATTATTAAGAAAAAAAGCAATAAATAATATTAATGATAAATATGATATTAAAATTGGAGATATATTTTTATATGGATATATATATATAATTTAAATACAGATGATCCAGTATTATGTTCTAAAATTTATAAAGTTGATATAAACGATGATAAAAAAAGAGAATCAATTATAAAAGATATAAAAATTTATATAAAAGAAATTAAAAATATTGAAGATAATAATTTCTATATTGTTAAAAAAAAAATGAAAAATGATATAAAATTACAATACAAAAATCATTCACAAATTATAAAAAAGAAAACATATAATAGATTATTAAAACAAAATATAATTAAATCTAATTATGATATAGATTTAATTATATGGTGTTTATTATTTAGATATAAATCATTAGGATATTGGGGAGGAATATTTGGGAGTATACAACCAAAATACTATAATTATTTTAAAAAAGAAAATAATATGGAAGTTGAGGGATTTGCCTCATTTTTAAATCATACATTAGATTATTATTTTGGATTATTTTATGATCTAGAAAAATATTTTGGATGTTTAGGAAACTTTTATAATGCTATATTTATAAAAGGTATTTATTTAATAAATCCACCATATATAATTAAACATATAAATAAAGCAATTGATAATAGTGTTGATAATATTGATAAAGAAAAAGTATCTTTTCTTTTTAGTTTGCCTGTATGGGATGTTGGGACAAGAAAAAATTTAAATTATATTTGTGATGGCAAAAAAAAGATAACTGATTTTAAAACTGAAATAAAAATAAGTAAATTAAAAAACAATAAATATTTAAAATTTAGTAATATTTATTGTAAGAGTGATTTTAAATATTATGATTATTTAAATGAAATATTTATAAATTATGCGAATACAAATATATTATTTTTATCAAATGAATCAAAAAAATATAATTTTAATATATTACCTAAACCATCTATTTAGATTGATAGAACAATTTTATAAATTATCTAAAAATTGAATTAAATTTGATGGTGTTCGTTTATCTGTAAAATCAATTAATTTATTATTTTTTTGAGCGACGATATATGGTACAGTATTCGTTTGTATATGAGAAGGCATATTTTCTATATTGATTTTTTTCATAATATGTTTATCTGAATAATCTTTTTCTAATTCATCCCATGTGGGATTGAAATCTAAACAATGTCCACATGTATCTGAATGAATATAATAAATTATACATTTACTATTTGACCCTCCTTTTTTTTTTAATGTTTTTGTAGATTTAGATTTAGATTTAGACTTAGACTTAGACTTAGATTTATATTTATATTTAGATTTATTAGATTCACTAGGATCATATTTTAAAAACCATAATTCATATTCTTTTGAATCTTTCTTATCTTTTAATTTTTTAAACATTTCAGATTTTTCATCCATTATAATTTCTAATGTTCTCATTTCTCCATAGCAATTAATTGGAATCGATTTAAATATTCCTTTACCGAAATTTTTTTCATTAATATCATATATAATACTGGCTATACACATTAATCTATTTGTATTATATATTGTACATTTATCGACATACATAAACATAAAATACATACTAAGTAAAGTAAAAATTGATGCAATTTTATAAACTTTATTTTTATATTTTATTGATATATATGAGTAACATGCGATAGGTTCATATATAATAGCTACAACATCAGAATTGATTTTTAAAATGTAATGTGGAGGAAATATTTCATGAATACCATTATCTTTTATATAATTAATTTCTGGAATTAGTTTTTTAAGTTTAGTAATACAATTCATGGGATTTTCATGAAAAACATCTATAATAGATCTTGAATTATTAAGTTTATCATCATATTTAGAATATATATTTAATGCTTTACCTCCAAAAAATACACATTTATTAGAATTAAAACATTTAACAATTGTATCAAAATATTTTAAATTATCTACATTTCTAATTAAACAATCTGTGTGTTTAATTGGATAATTTTTATTTAGTAATTCTAAACGACTATATACTTTTTCCCATCTTGAGACATCGCCTTTCGGTCTTGATAACTCTAAATACATATTCATCCTTAAAAAATCTGGAGTACAATAATATATTCCTTTACGAATAAAGGCAACTTCAGATATATTTTTATACAATAATGAATCTAGTTGTGTAATGTCAGCAACTGGTAAATAATTTACGAATACTTTATATGTACCAAAATGAACACCACTTTTAGCAAGTACATTAATAAATCCATGTTCATGATAAATATTAGCTAGTTTTTTAGCATCATTAACTGCATCATTACTATAAAAATCATAATCAGGGAATTCATCACCTGTGTAGAATTGATCTTTTTTTGGTAATATATTATTAATGGCAGTACCACCATAACATATTAATTTATTTGTTTTTAAAAAATCTTCAACAATTTTAATTATTTTTTTAATTTCGGGAGAATTTAAATCCATTGTATATTTACTTTCTGCCATTTTAGCAGCTGTTGAGATTAATTCTAAACCACTCATTATAATATAATTAATATAAAAAAATAATATAAGGTTATTTATTATATTATATATTAATATGAATGATTTAAATGATATAATAAAATATAAACGGAAAAGCAATAATTTATATAATAAATATGATCCGTTATTAAATACATCATTACTTTTAGGCAAATTAGATAAAGAATCTGAAACATTTATGTCAGAAAAACCTAATTGGAATAAATTATTAAATGGGTATAAAAAAATGTATATATTTAAATATTTAAATGAAAATAATGAAATGGACGATGAAACAAAAAAAGATATAATAAGAAATATTTATAATTCACAATTAAATAAACATTACAATATAGAATATGACAGTGAAAATAATAAGATAATAGACATTACAATTATTAAAAATAATTAAAACTCCTCATCTAAAGTAAATACTTGTTCTGATTCACCAGATGGGTTCGCAATATTTGAATATTCCCCGACTCTTTTTTCAAAAAAATTAGTTTTACCTTGAATCGAAATTAGATTCATAAAATCAAATGGATTACTTGAATTATATACTTTATCAATATTTAACATTTGAAGTAATCTATCAGCAACATATTCTATATATTGTGACATTAAATTAGAATTCATTCCAATTAATGAGCACGGTAACGATTCAGTTATAAATTCTTTTTCAATTTTAACAGCATCCATTATTATATCTTTTACTATATCATCACATGGTTTATTTTTCAAATGTTTATTATAAAGTAGTACTGCGAATTCGGTGTGCATTCCTTCATCTCTTGATATTAATTCATTGCTTTGACACAATCCCGGCATTAATCCTCTCTTTTTTAGCCAAAATATACAACAAAAGGCACCAGAGAAAAATATACCTTCAACCGCAGCAAATGCTATACATCTTTCTCCAAATGATCTTTTATCATTAATCCATTTTAAAGCCCAATCAGCTTTTTTCTTTATACTTGGAATTGTATGTATCGCATTTATTAATTTCTCTTTCTTTTTAATATTATCATTTTTAATATATGTATCGATTAATAGTGAATATGTCTCACTATGAATATTCTCTATAGCTATTTGGAATCCATAGAAACATTTTGCTTCTAAATATTGAACCTCATTTGAAAATTTTTCTAATAAATTTTCATTAACAATACCATCAGATGCCGCAAAGAATGCTAATACATTTTCTATAAAATATTTTTCATCTTCAGTTAATGAATTATAATCTTTTAAATCTTTAGATAGATCTATCTCCTCAGGAGTCCAAAAATTAGCCATGGCTTTCTTATACATATCCCATATATCTGAATGTTGAATTGGAAATAATACATATCTATTTTCCTCTGGAGATAATATAGGTTCATTATTATAATCTGCCATATATATATTATATATATATATTTATAACCATCTATTTAAATATATGTATATATTAAATGATCCATATATTTGATTTAGATGATACATTATTAATGTCAAATAGTTATCAAAATTATGATGATATTAAACCTAATAATTTATTAAATAAATTATTAAAAGATATTAAATATAAATTTATATTTACTAATGGAACATTTGGTCATGCTTATGACGCATTATTACATATGAATACACCTACATTTAATTATATATTCGCAAGAGATAATTTATATAAAAATCAAAGAATTAAGCCATATCTTGATCCATATTTATTTATATTAAAAGCATTATTTCCAAATGGATGTGCATTTATAGATATAATATTTTATGACGATTTATTAATAAATTTAAAAACGGCTAAAAAGTTTAATTGGATAACTGTATGGATTAATCCATCATATAAAGAAAAACCACATTACGTTGATTACAAGTTTGACACAATAATAGACGCTTTATTATTTTTTAATTATTCTATTATATAATTTGATTTATTATAAAGAATAATATTATAAACGCATAATAAATGGCCAATATTAATATATCTGATATTTTGGAAGATATAGAAAGATTCAATTTTAATTATATCGTAAGTGATCAACGTGTTATTACTGATGAGGGTAGGGGCAATGCTTATCTAGAAGATGAAGAAATGTCAACTATTCAATATTTATACGTTGATTCAAAAGAGAGTGGAAACAGGTCTCCTTTAGAAATAAGAAAATTAAAAATGATTAATGAGTTATTAGACATCGTCTTTAACGTATATTTATATGGGAATCAATTAGATCCAAATTATTATCCTAGACTTATGGGTTATGATCCGAGGGAACAATATGAAGAGGAAGCTATATTGAATGATGGTCCACCAGATGGTCATGAAGTTGATGGAGATTCTTGTGTAGACTCAGAAATGACAGTAGATATAGATGTTGAAGATTTAGCAGATCATATGAATGACGTTGAACTATAAGTGTTTAAACATAAAAAAATATTTATTTATATATATATTTTTTTATGTCACTTGAAATAATATGTGGATGTATGTTTTCTGGTAAAACAACTGAGATTTTAAAAATTTATAAAAAATTAACTTCAATAAATAAAAGTGTATTAAAGATAAATTCTCGCTTAGATAATAGATATTCTAATAATAATATTTCTACTCATGATGAAAATAAAATCGAATGTATATCATTAAAAAATTTAATAGATGTTCCTAAAGAAATTTATAATAATAGTGAATATATAATTATAGATGAGTGCCAATTTTTTGATGATTTATATAATTTTGTAACGAATGCTGTTGATAATAACAATAAACATGTTATTATAATTGGACTTAATGGTGATAGTAATAGAAATAATTTCGGAGAATTATATAGATTATACCCACATGCTGATAATATTAAAATGTTAAAAGCATATTGTTCTATATGTAAAGATGGAACAGATGCTATTTTTTCTAAAAAATTAAATAAAAATGACCAAATAATTGACATTGGTGAAAAAGATAAGTATATACCAGTTTGTAGAAAATGTTATAATAAATTATAATTTTGAAAATGAAAAATTAATTTTAAATTTATATTATAATATTATTATGGGCAATCCAGAACTGGTCTGGGTAGTTCCGAAAGGGGTGAGACTTTCAATCCACCGGCGTAAGTCCAACTATGCGAGTTCAACTCCCGCATTGTCCATTTTTTATTTTTTTAATTAATAATCACGAACAATCATTTTTCTACTAGTAGAGTTACCCCATAAACTATTACATGATACACAATTTGTATTCATTTTAGGTAAATAGTAAGCATTAATATCTTTAGATAATTCTGATCTTATGTTTTGGAATTGTGGGCCATTATTATTACCCCACATAGCATCTGTATTAGTACATTGATTATAACTATATAAGAATTTAAATTCATCATTACTATCATCAGCTACACGATTTATATCATTTGATATTTTAGTGAATATTGACATATATATATAATTATATATATAAAAAGATATTAATAATTATACATATTATAAATGAGTGATTTATATAATTAATATTATCTATATTATATTATTAAATAATATAATTTGAAATTGTTTTTTTTTAAATTATATTATATAAATAATAATAAATAAATAAAAATAAATATGCCAGATAACAAACAAAACAATGTTGACAATTCGGTGCGTGCCAAACGCAGGCGCAGTAGCAGAAAAGTATCCTTTTGGTTAACAACCGGTCAACTAAAGTCGACCTATCAAGGATATTGTAAGTTGTAGAAGAATTAGGCTTTATTTAATTTGATTTAATTTTTTTAAATTATTATTAAAAACAGATAAAATGAATCAACAACAAAAAAAATCAGATTATGATGTGTATCGCTTATGTAGAGAGATGCGTGCAATGAATTCTAGATATACAAATAGTGTTAAATTCACGAATGGGGTTATTGTTGGAAAATCATTACTAAATATTGATGAGAATATGAAGGATACGACAGATAATTATATTCTATCATTTGTAGTTGATTCTAATAATCTAAAAAATAAATAATAAGTATGTATTTAGTTTTTTTATTATAACAACAAAAAAAATATATAAATGTAAATTATTATTCTTTTTTTACCACACACCACCCTGTTGAATCCACATATTACGCATTCGAATAATGTTATTATGCGTTATGTCGACAGATCGAATGACATGTGTAGCCGATTGATCCTTTACTCGTGTTTTCACACGATTTTTGGGTTGTTTCGGCTGGTTGCGTCGTCCATTTTGTCGTCCACACTGACGTGGCTGCTTAGATGTGTATGTGTGCATTTTATTTTCTTGTTCTTTACACTTATTTATCTGTTTATATGATAAAATAAAAAAAAACAATTTCAAATTATTTTTTTAAGAAATTATATATAATATATAAATAAAAATATATAATAATTTATATAAATAATGAGTGATGAACAATTATTTGATCACCAGGACTGGAAACAGATAATAATTAATAAGAAACCAAAACAAAAAAAAGAAAAAATAAATAATAAAAATCAAGAATATAATAAGATAAAAAAGATAGAAGAAAAAGCTGACACAGATAAATTACAACATAAGAAATATACAACAGAATTTAGACAACAGATAATACATAAGAGAACAAATGAAATGAAAATAACTCAGAAACAATTGGCAAATATATTAAATTTACCAGAAAAATGTATAAAAGATATAGAAAGTGGGAAAGCAATATATAATAATAATCATTGTACTAGGATTATGAGACTATTAAAAATATAATATAATAATATAATGAATGCATCCAAATCCAATAAAAATGAAGAATATGATCCTTGGACATCACAAGAGGAGATACTAATGGCTGAATGGGCAGATAAAGCCACCTGTTATAAATGGTTACATAGTAGATCAGAGAAACTATATAGGCGAATGAATTACATATTTACAATACCAGTAATTATATTATCAACATTAACCGGGACAGCTAATTTTGCTATGGATAGTTTTGTACCAGATGAACATAAACAATTAGCGATGGCTGGAGTAGGTTCTATTAATATATTTGCGGGTATATTATCAACATTACAAAATTTCTTAAGATATGCTGAATTAATGGAATCTCATCGATTAAGTGAAGTTCAGTGGTCAAAGTTTGGTAGAAATATAGCAGTTGAATTGGCCATGGCTCCAAAAAAAAGAAAACCAGTAAAAGAATTTTTAAAAATTTGTAGATTAGAATATGACAGATTAATAGAACAATCACCAACAATTGACGATTCTATTATAAAACAATTTAAATCTAATTTTTCAAATGCTTCTTTAAAAAAGCCTGACATATGTAATGGATTAGATGAATGTGAAATATATAAACCTACAAAAGAAGAAAAAGCAGCTGAATTAATGTCAAATATAGGAATTAAAATGAAAGAAAAAAAACAAAATAATAATAAATCAAAAAAATGGAGTAATGTTTCAGAGAACATTAATAAAATAAATAAATCATCAGATACTATAACACATAAAAAAAATGATGCTTCTAAAGAAATTGAACAATTAACAAGTATAGGGAGAGTATCTAATCTAAAAAAATCCATGGGAGAATCTAACGCAGAAAATCATGTGGAACAGATAAATGAGATATCAGATTTTTTGAATGGAATAAAAGAATATGATGATCAATTAGAAGATGAATTACCTAATGTTGATTATGATAAAAAAAAAGATATCTTACCTAATCTTGAACCTGATTATGATAAAAAAAAAGATATCTTACCTAATCTTGAACCTGATTATGATAAAAAAGAAGATATCTTACCTAATCTTGAATCTGAAGATGATATTGAAAAAGGAAATAAAATTGATTAATATTATATCATATTTATTATAATTTGATAACAATATATATAAATAAATATATATAATATTTATTATAATGACAACTGATTTAATAAATGAGCAATTATTATCAGATGATATATATATAGATAGTAGTGAACTTAAATCTGGTATAGATGACATATTATTAGTTAAATTAAAAGATAAATTTGAAGGGAAAACAATAACATCTGGATATATAATAAAGGATACAATTGTAATAGTTGGTCGCTCTAAATATGGTAAATGTATTGGTAATAATAAGATATCATACAATGTTAATTATAAAACAGTATTAGTATCACCTGTAATAGGTCTTAATATTGATTGTTATATAAATAATATAACAAAGGCAGGAGTGGTAGCATATATTAAATTAAATGATTATGGTAAATATGAGGGTAGTACATTTGAAGATAGTCCATTATTAATTTTAATACCACTATCTAGATTTGAAGATAAAAACATTAATATAAATGATAAAATTAAAATAGAAATAACTGCTGTTAGAACGAAATATAATAATAAAACAATTCAAATAATTGGTCGTCCGAAATAAAAAAAAAATATATAGTTATAAATAATGAATATTAATTTATTTTATAAAATGATAATTGATATGGATAATAAGACAGATTATATAATATATGATTATATTAAATCTAATAAAATTAATTATATAAAAAATAATAATGGTATATTTTTTAATTTAAATAATTTAAATAAAGAACAAATAAATGAATTATATTTAATAATAAATGATTATACAAATAATATTAAATCATACAATGATAAAGTAGATAAAATGAAACATATAATAAATAAGAGTAAAAAAAATAGTAGTATAATAGAAAAAAAACAAATATATAAAAAAATTAATATTAATAAATTTACAAAAAAAGAAATTGATATTATTAATTTTTCAAAAAAAATATAATTATATATATATATATAGATAATGATATTTCAAAATAGTATTTTAAAATTTGTTGATAAGAATTTTAAAGATAAATGTAAATCAAATATAGAAAGAAATATGGGAATATTGATGATGATTGCTACTTGTTTATATATAATTTCTATAGGAATTGCGTTCGTAATGAATTTAGTAACGATATTTTTATTATTTATGAGTGGTGATGAATGTTATGGATTAAAAATGTGGTTGGTTATAGAATCATTTATTGATTTAATTGTTACTATGTTCGCATTTACATTTTTACGTACAATGGCTTATAGATGTCGTGGATTTGTTGGCTATCTAATTATATTCTTAAGTATGATAGTATATAATTCTATAATGTATTATATTAGTAAAATTATTAAAGACATGTATATAGACGATCCCGGATGTTATTTTTAACTATAAGCATAGCTAGTTAGTGGTTTAGTCAGTGGATTATTTCTAAAAGGATCTAATAAGTCAGGTGAGATTCTATCAGATAATTTTTTATTATCTAGTACAACTTTATCTCTAGTATTTTTAGTATCACTAGAAATAGGAGTATATTCAAAGATATTAGTTAAACCGGTTTGATATTGTGTCATATAATCATCATCTAATTTTTTAGTTTCTGTTGTAAATCGATCAACGCCTCCCATTAATTTTACATTTGATAAGGTTGGTTCTCTACCAGTTGATATAATTTCTTTTGTGGGGTCTGTTTGATAAGTACATAAATTATCTCTTGAGATTTCATTATTAACATATGTTTTTGGATTTAATAATTCGGACTGATTAATTATTTGCTTGGCCTGTGGTTTATCTAAATATTTTGGTCCAGATGAATCATAACCTAATGTAGATTTTTTAATATAAGTAGTAGCATTATTTCTTTCAATATTTTCAGTTATTGTTTCTCTTTCATTTGGATATACAGTGTATCCCAAATTATTATAATCATAAAAATTTTGAGATGTATTATTAGCAATTACATTTCTATTATCATTAGAGAATAATTGTTGGCGATTAGATAGTTGCATAGCGGGTACGTTTTCAGGATCTGAAATATATGTTTTAACATTAGTCATAAAATTATTATTAAAAATTGATCTGTTTGTAAATTTCATAATATTTTCTGATCTTATTTCAGGTTTGCTAATAGTATTAGATATGAAATATTTATCAGGGGAATTTTGATAATCTCTATAAACTTTATTTTTATTAACTGTGGCTTGTAATCCACGGGAGTCGTTAATAGATTTTCCTGATATTATTCTACCCTTATAATTATCTTTTTTATTAACTTCACTACGTATGTTATCTATATGATTTCTATTCGCGATCATTTTTCCAATTGTAACATTATCGGAAGATTTTTCATCAATAGGAGCAATATATTGTCTCTCTGTAGATTTTTCAAAATTTCTATACATACCTAGATCATATCTATCTTTATCAATGTAATCACTATCTACCTTTTTACCATATACATTTCCACCGTACATGGATGGATTAAATAAAGATTTTACTTCTTTTTTTTTTGAATATGTTTCACCATAATCAAAATTATAATTAGCTGGATTTAAACTATCGAATTTATTATAATTAAGACCATCTGATGAAGCAAATTTTTGAGGACTAATACCCATATCATTTTCTAAATTAATGGGATTATTTGTTATTGAACTAATATTAAAATTTTGTTCTTGAATTTCACTCATAATATAAAATATCTAATAAAAAAATAAAGATTTAATTACATAAATCTTTGTATAATTGTGTAGTATTCATACCTATTCTAGAAATATTATCTCCATTATATTTTTCAATAACATTAAATTGTGGATTTTTTAATAAATTATAGAATCTATTTATACCCATACCATCACTATGAATTAATTTCTCTTTAAGTGAATAGAAATCATTAATAATTTGTTTACTAGAATTATTATAATTATGATTATCTACATTAAGGATACTATATTTATCATAAATATTAGAATTAGGAATATTTAAAATATCTATTTGACTATTACCGGACTTATAGTTATATGTTTTATATTCATCAATAGCACGATTTAATAATACTTGTTTGTCTTTATTATTATTTATATTATTTATATCATTTTGACTAAATATACTCATTATACTTATATTAATTATTAATATAATTTTTTAATATATTATTATCAGAACATTTTTTCTTATATGTATATTCTCTTAATAGTTGTCTTGTTGATATACCTCCTCTTTTCCATTCATCCATTGAATCTTCTGGTATAATAAATTTATTGTCTTGAATAGTAGTTTCTAACTTGGGAATCATTGGTGTGAAATAATTTTCTAATAAAGATTTTCCAGATAATACATTACATGTTCTTTTTTGTAAAGTACTATTAGAATTTATTAATCTAGTCTCTTTATCAACATCCAAAAATCCTTTTATATATGGGGTAGATAATGTAAATCTAGGATTTAATTGGTGAATATTATTTTTATTTGTTAGTTCTTCCGTTCTTAAATAATTACTATCATTCACTAAATGACCATGTTCTCCAACAGTATCATTACCTGCTTTTAAATTTATACCAGTTTGACTTGTTTGAACTTGTACCGGATTAATAATATTAGATGGTCTTAGATTTTCAAGTGTATAAATACCACTATGTAATGATTGTAATGCTTCAATATTCAATATTCTTTTATCGTCATTTAATCCCATTGGTTGATTTAATTCATAATTATCAGATTTATCAAAAACTATAGACATAATATATATTATTATTATAAAAAAATTTATTATATTAATTAAATGAATAATCTAAAATAATATAATTAGTTTATTTTCATTATTATTCGCAACATCTGGGTACTTTATAGCACATACAATAAATTGTGATATGAAACATATTTATCAAACTGGTTTTACAAAAATTTAATCATACATATTACTTACTTGTTTGGTTTCTATTATATTTACTTATCATATCATATAAATATGAGGAATACTATGAAGAAGATATAGATAAAAAAGAATTAACAACTAAAATTAGAAATATACTATTATTCATTTTATTAATAATTTATATGGGAGGTACAATAACATATGTTTACAATTATAACTATAATTAATTTAATATTATTAAATTTTATTTGTTAAAGAATGTAAGAAATAATTTAAATAACTGTTAACTGGGACCAAAACCTCCACCGGTAGATCCACCACTTCTGCCTCTTTTTTTGTAACAATCCTTTTGATTTCCATATTTACAACCACTATCACCACTATAACACCATTCGGCGAAACCCTTTTGATCATTAATTATGGATGTAACAGGCATTGTATAAAATCTATTAAATGATTCGTAATTTGTATCAGATGGATCTCGATAAACATTTATATCTAAATTTTTATTTATATCATCTTTTACTAATTGGTTATTTGGATTTACTGCGATTTTGTTATCATGATCTACTAAATTAAGATTCATAAGTGGATTATTAATTGTTGGAAATCTTAATTTTTCTTTCAGCTTATTAATTATATTATTGTTATTATTTTCTTTATTTATTGTAATTTCATTTTTATTTTCATTTTTATTTAATAATATTATTTTTTCTTGTATATTTATATTATTTTTATGTACCATTATAGTTATAACTGCTATAATTAGAGGTAATGCGAATATATTAGTTTTTTTATTTAATAAAAATATTACTAGAGATAAATATAAACTAGCTCTAAATATAGCATTCATATTTCTATTAACCTCATAATTATTATTAGGGATAACTTCTGTTATATAACTTCTATTCAAAATAATATTCATATCATTAAACCAAAAATTAGTCATATATATATATATATTTATGCAAGATTATTATTATTAATATTAATACCATCACTATTTATACCACTGGCACTTTCTTCTGGTTTAAATTTTGACATAGTTTCAGACATAGACTTAAATAAATCATTTTTCATCATATTAGGATACATTCCCTCTGCTTCTTTTTTAAGTATATCATTACTTAATTCGCCACTATCTATTTTATTTTTAACAGTGGTATTAACAGTGTTAAATATATTCATTATACTTTCTCCTTGAAATAATTTGCTTAAATCCTCAGGAGATTCTAAATTTGGTAAATCAATTGATTCTGTTATTTCTTTAGCTATTTTACCTATTGTTGAATTACCCAACATTTCTTCAATATTGAGATCACCAAATAGTGAGTCGCTCTTATTAATATCATCTTTCATTTTTTTTATTTTTTTTAAATCTTTTAAATCTTTTTTATCTGTTGAAGATAAGTTATTAGATTCACCGCTTAATAATTCTTTTAGACTTTCACTCGATTTTAGATTAATATGAATTACACAGAATGTCTGTAAATATTTCCAAATGTTTTTTTTAGTAGAATCAGAAATATCTTCTTTCCATAATTCTGACATAGGAATACCTTCGAATATTATATTTTCTTTATTAAATAATTTATTATCTCTATTCGTTATTAATTTTTCATATTTGCTTATATTCTCTAAAAAATTAGTAATATCATTGCTATCACCAACTATAATATCTCCATATTTATCATATAATATTGATTTATGTTCTGGATATACATTAATGATATCTTTGATGAACGACTTAAATAAATCTAATGCTTTAATATTTAATTTATCGTAATCCATTATATTTATAATGAATATTTTTATTGTAATTGTTTATACGCGTAAATCTAGCGTATTTGAATCCATACTTAAATTTAAGGTATTTTGAATATTATTATTATCAGATTGAGGTAATTCATTATTACGTTCATTCATTAATTTTTCCAATGATTTATCAATTGATTCATTATCACTATTAACATGTAAATTTGATGATTCGGGTGTATTACTTTCAAAATCTACTTTATCATAAATAAATGAATCAACCTCATTTTCATCAATTGATGAAAATTCTATACTACAAACACCATCAATACAATATGAATCTAAATTATTAATTGAATTATCATAGTTATCTTTATTAGGATTATTATTAGGATTATTATTACGATTATTATTAGGATTATTATTTGATATAATATTAGAATTATTTTGTGTATTATGTTTATTTGAATATATATCTTTATTACTAGACATCATCGGCATCATATTGTCATTATGTGATTTAATTACATTATTTGGTCTAATCTCAGATAAATACATATTAATTTGTTCTGTAATATCGGACCCATGTATTAATCTATCTCCATATTTAAGAATTGGAACACTTGTGACATATTTAGGAAATTGATTTTTATCAATATCTACAATTTTAAATAATTTACTAATATCATTTTTATTTTTATGAATTAATATCAATAATTCTTGACAATATTTACATCTTCTACTTATAAATAATATACTATCACTCATTATAATAATATTATTTAATAAAAATATAAAAATAAAACATAAAATTTGAAATAATATAAAATAATAAATATTATAATATAATACTTATATAAATGGAATATATAAATATAAAAGATTCTAATGATGAATTATCTTTTGAATTAAAGGGAGATGAATCGGTTGGTTTAGATAAAAGTATAATGAATGGAATACGCAGAACATTAATTAGTAGCATAGATACTGTATCATTTGATAATATTAAAATACTAGAAAATAATACATCTGTTCATAATGAATATTTGAAACAGAGGATATCTTTAATTCCTTTGAATATTGATCCAGCCAAATATAAAAATGACTACTTATTTATGATTGATGTTACAAATGATAAGGATAATCCTGTTTTAAAAGTAACAACTAATGATTTTAATATTTATCCATTGAAAAAAACAAGTGCTTATAAAGATAATGTAACAATCGATGATTATGATCTAGACAATAAATTATCTGATAAACTTAAAAATATTATTATAAAACCTTTTAAAATACGTGATATAATAAGTTACATATTTATAACAGAATTAAAATCTACAAATTCTAATGAAAAACAATCTCTTAAATTATATGCTATACCTAATGTAGGCACTGGATATGATCATGCTAAATATAATAATATATCTAATTGTCTATACACTTTTCATATAGATGAAGAACAATTTAATGAATCTCTTAATGATCAAATTAAAATAAAAAATATTGATAAAGATAATTTAGATGACTTTAAAGTCGATTATCGCTTTGAAAATATTGAAAGATTTTATCATAGAGATATTAATACGGAGCCTTATTGGTATGACTTTAATATTACTGGTTATCATTACTATTCTCCGATAATATTATATAAGCAATCTATTAATATTTTAATAAATAAATTAAAAGATTGTATACAAGAATTTGATAAAATACTATTATTAGATGTAGAATCAAAATTTAAATATACAAAAAAAGATAAGCTATTTATAATTAAAATGCCTGATTATGATGATACTATTGGTAATATAATCCAATCACATGTTTCTAATTTAAATGAGAAATCATTTATTAATATATGTGGATATAGAAAACCACATCCACTTGAATTTTATATTGAATTAAATTTATCACCAAAAGAAATGTTTTCTAATGATAATCAAACATTAAACATGCTTATTCAAAGTTTAAATAATATTATTCTTAAGATTATAGATATATTAAATGAAATTAATAATAAAATTTAATTTATATAATTATTCATAATAAATATTATACGTTTTAATGGTAATTTTGTAATATAATTACTAATAAATTTTATACTAATTCTTTTATTTTTAATTATATATTGATCATGAATATTATTTATTAATGGTTTTAAATGAAATGGAATATCATTAAATTTAATAGTTTTTTTAATTTTAAATTTAACATAATTGTCATATACTTCATTAACCATGATATTAAACAAATCTCTATAATTATCAAAATCTTTTTTATTTTCAGGATATATTTTTAGATATTTCATTATAGTATTATCATGTTTACAACTAAAATATGTATATAATAAATTATTAGAATTTATTGTAATATCTTTTGCTTTTTTATATTCTGGATTAATGTATTTGTATCTAATATTATTATTTTTAATAATAAATCCCTTCCAATCATGATTACATTTTAATTTCATTAATCTTTCAATATTTGTATAAGCATAATGATTAATAATATAGAATGGTACGTTTATATTAAAATGAGCATTCATATCTGTTACATACATATTATCTGATAAATCAAATATGTCTACAAGAACTAATGAGTTAAATTCAATATTAGATACACATTTATTAGATTTATGTCTAAGTACAAAAGAATATGAATAGTTTTTATTTAATACATTTGTTATAGTATTAATATCACATATATCATTAATCATTTTAATAAATGACTTGTCAGACCACTTATTATTACAACCAATGTCACTTCTAGTTGATATATTCCATTTATCATTCACATAAAACATATTAACCATTGTTCCATCAATTAAATCTTGAATAATAACAGATTTGCTTAATGGTTGATTATTATATAATTCAGAATTTTTTGGTGGAATACATACAAAGTTGTTTGTTTCACAATTATATATAGCACCTTTACAATATTTTTGATATTCATTTGTTAATTTAGATCCATATTTGTATTTTACTAATTTAAGATTTTTAAATTTATTAATTTTAATGTTATCACTTTTTAGTGAATCAATTCCATTATTATTAACATAATCAATAAGTTCCATCTATATTTGTTAATTATATTATATTATATAATTCTATTTTTAAATATTAATTTGAAATTATTAATCTTATAATTAGTTAAAACAATATATAAAAAATGTCGTGTACTGTGTGTGGTGAAAATACTCAAGATCCTTTCATCATATATGATACAGACAAGCGAATATGTAGTTATATATGTTCCAATAGAAATCCTGAAGGGATAATTAAATTCGATAGAATAGTAAATATAGAAGATTTTAATGCTCCATTACCAGTTATACCAACAATATTTGAAGTAAAATCAGATAAAGAAATTATGGCTATGACAAATATAAAAAGAGCAAATTATGAAAGAGAATTAAATTTACAAATGAAGAAGGATCCGATAGGAACGGTCAATCAGATTAATCTAATAAATATGTATAGTGATCCTGATTCTGATTATGATACAGAATCATCAACTGAAGATTATTCTGATTAATAATAAACTATATGATTATTATATACGATATTTATTTATTATTCAATATAAAAAATGGATTTAAGTTTATATATTATTTTTTTTTTAATTATTATATAAAATGGAAACAAATATTAATGAAATAATTGAGATAGATGAAGATAGTAATATAGAAAATATTTTGAAAGAATCAAAAACATATAATTTATTATATTTTACGGCATCATGGTGTGGTCCATGTAAAAGAATATCACCAATAATAAATGATAAATTTACAAAAATAAATAATTTACAAATATATAAAATAGATATAGATAATAATGAAGAAATTTGTGATAAATATAATGTAAAGTCTGTTCCTACATTTATTTTAATATATGAAAATGATATAAAAATGACATATAATGGATCAGATCCTGTTAAGTTACTTACAAATATAAAAGATATCTTTGACAATAATTAAAGAATAAATTATATATATATAATATAATTATGTCATTTGAAGAATTGAAAATAAAGGATGAAATATTAAGAGGGGTGTTTTCGTATGGATACGAAAATCCATCGAATATTCAATACAAATCTATACCATTAATTAATACGGGGAAAGATCTTATAGCTCAAGCACAATCGGGAACTGGTAAGACTGGTTCATTTTGTATTGGTGTATTAAATAATATAGATAAAGAAAATGATTTACTTCAGAGTATTATTATGTGTCCAACACATGAATTAGTATATCAATGTTATGAAGTCATTTCGAATTTAAATAATTATTATAAAGCTAATATTATTACATTAGTAGGAAAAACACCCATACAAAATGATATTAAAAAATTAAGAGAAAATAATCCACATATTATAGTAGGGTCACCCGGTAGAATATTAGATATGATTGACAGGGGTGAATTATTTACAAATAATATTAAAATATTAACTATAGATGAAGCAGATGAGATGTTATCAATTGGTTTTTTAGAAACAATGTATAAGATTATAAGATATCTTCCAAAAGAAACACAAATATGTTTATTTAGCGCAACCATGCCTAGAAATGTATTAGATTTAACAGAAAAATTTATGACAAATCCAAATAAAATACTAGTTGATAAAGAACAGTTAACACTAGAGGGTATTGAACAATTTTATGTTTTACTAAATACTTATTCTTGGAAATATGATGTATTGATTGATTTATTTAAATCAATCAGTTTAAATCAATCCATAATATATTTAAATTCTAAAAAATCATTAAATAATTTATATACACAATTATCTAATGATGAATATCCTGTTTCATATATTCATGGTGATTTATCATCTAGTGAGAGAAAAGAAGAAATGGACAAATTTAGATCAGGAAAAACAAGAATTATGTTATCTACAGATTTATTATCACGTGGTATTGATATTCAACAATTATCATTGGTTATAAATTTTGATATCCCATTTAATAATGAAACATATATACACAGGATTGGGAGGAGTGGACGGTATGGTAGAAAAGGTGTCGCAATAAATTTCGTATTAAATAAAGAATTAGATAATTTTAATGAATTAAAAAAATATTATGATACAAATATTAAAGAAATGCCAGAAGATATACATACATATTTATCTATTTAAGATTAATGCGTATATATTATAATAAATCTTTCTAACAATAATTAAATGGCAGACAATTTTGAAGTTAATATTGATGAAGGGATACAGAACATTAATTTAGATGATATAAATATTGTTAATGATACTATAGATGATAATAATTTACTTGGGGTCGATTTATTAGTTGATCCGAATAAAATAAAATCGTCAACATCTAATGAAGATCTATCATATAAAAATGATGATGATATATCAGTATCATATTCTCCAAAAGATCCAGAAGTTAAAAATATAAATACATATTCTGAATCTAAGAGTATTCCACTATCAGATCCAATATTAGATAATGTAATATCAGAGGATGAGGGTGAAGAAGAATATAAACCAATTCATAAAATGAATTCACAAGATATAAAAAATGAAAAAATAGATTTAATATATAAATTTAAAAAATTAGAATCTCAGGGTATTAGAACAACTATGAACTATACCATGAATTCTCATTTAGATGATATGAGAAATGAATATACAAAACTAAAAAAACAAAGAGAATTAGAAAATTCTATTAAATTTCAGAGAAAAATGTTAATGGCGTGTATTACTGGTATAGAATTCTTGAATGGAAGATTCGATCCATTCAGTGTTAAATTAGATGGTTGGTCAGAATCAGTTAATGAAAATATAAATGATTATGATGAAGTGTTTGAAGAATTAGCTGAAAAATACAGTGGTCCGGGTGAATCATCACCAGAATTAAGATTATTATTTATGTTAGGTGGAAGCGCATTTATGTTCCATTTAACAAATACAATGTTTAAAACATCTCTCCCTGGAATGGATCAAATATTAAGTCAAAATCCAGAATTAAAAAAACAATTTGCTGAAGCTGCTGTTAATGGAATGAGTGGTAATAATAATAATACATCAAGTGGTGGTGGTATGCCAAATATGATGAGTATGATGTCAGGATTAATGGGGGGTGGTCGTGAAAATATGAATAATTATAGAGCAGAAATGAATCCACCCGACAATGATCTAGATGATATTATTAATCAAATGAATCTAAATCCAAATAATATTGATTTAGATTCTATATCATTAAATAGTGGTGAATCAAAAAATGATGGAATTACTTTGAATATTTAGATAAAACTATCTGTATTTCATTTAATATTTTGTCGTGTTCATCTTTTTTTTCAGATTGTACCTCTTCATTATAAATATTCATAGTTATCAATATAAATGTAATTGTTAATATTATACTTGCTACACAATCTCTTGTTGTCATATAAAATATACAAAATATGGTTAATCTTCTTATTGCGGGTCTATTAATAAATTTTTTTTGTTTTGGTGTTAGCTCATCTAATATAAACCTTGATCCAATATTAATAATTATTATAGCTAATCCTAATATATATTTATTTGTATCATCATTTATTTTATACATTTATATTATAAAAAATATAATATTTTATAATATATAATATACAACAATAATGGTGGGATTTTGTAGTATAGATGATGCTTTCCCTGGTTTTAGTAAAGATAAAAGAAATAAAAAAGAAGATATATATTTAAATGATAATGTTAAATTATCTAAAAGAATCAGCAATCTAGAAAAAAGAGAATTTGTTGATCCTGAAAGAACTGTTAAAAATAATATAGACTATGAAGTCAATGCGATTAATAAAAAATTATTTGAAGATCTTGATAATAAATATAAAGTAATTGTAGAAAAATTAACAGGTGAAATAAATAATCTAAAGGATCAATTATTTACATGCTCAAATAGTAATAAAGAAGATATTGTTGAAGGATATTCACTAGATGTTCAGAATGATCAATTTAATGAATTAATGTTATATATATGTACTTGTATATTTTTTATATTTTTATTTGATTATATGTTTACATTTGGAAAGAGATGTTATTAAAAAAATATATAATATAATATATATATTATGAATAAAATACCCGAAGCTTCTAATAAAATCGATTATTTAAATAATTCAAGATATTTAATTAAGCCAAATGATTTAATATTGGATCCATTTATGTATATTTATGAAAAATCTCTCAAATTTTACAATGATAATAAAACTAATAAACATTATAACTTTTTTGAAAATAAAGATAATGTTCCAGAAGTATTAAATAGATCTAGTACTTTTCAAAATATGGAATATAATAGAGCTGATATGTTAGCTAAACCACCAATTCTAGGATTGGATATAAATTTATAATTTAGCTACAATTACATACATGGTTTTCCTCTCAACCTTTTTTTGAACTATAAACTATTAGCCCCGTTTTTGATCTCTTTTTAACAAATTTTTTTCCCTTATATTCAAATGAATTAGCATTTGAACTTCTAGCTTTATTTAAAGCCATCATATATGTATTTAATTTCGATTTTTTACTTTTACTTTTACTTTTACTTTTACTTTTACTTTTACTTTTTTTTAATTTATACTTTTTTGTTTTCTTGGAACTCATTGATCTTTTTGGACGCATTGATCTTTTAGAACGCATTGATCTCTTCGATTTTTTAGAACGATTCGATCTTTTACCACCACCGGTCATACATGTATCACAATTAGCCATTATATATATATATTATATATATATTTTTTTTTAAGAAAATCCTAAATATCTAGTTGTATTTGTAGGAACCCCAAATAATATGTGTAATATTATTCCTAACACAAATACAATTATTGTACTTAACACGATGGGAATATCAGTTACATAGGCAAATATTACAGAAAGTATAATAGTAACAATATAATCAACTATAGCAGTACCCATGAATCTATATGAATGAACGCCCTCATATGGTTTTCCAATTATATCTTTATATTTTTTTAAACATTCCATATATATAATATAATAAAGTATTTCTATACTTAATTTTTAGAAATATTAATTTTATTTAAATTTTTTAAAATTAATTTAACCTCTGACAATGATATATCTGGTATAGTCATATTATTCTTATTTGTTATATTATTCTTATTATTTAATTTGCGAACATATTTAATATTATTTATTTTACTTGGTATAGGTGGAGGTGGAGGTGGTGGTGGTGGTGGAGGTATATGTTTTTTATTAACTTTCGTATCAATGAATGAATAATGTTGTAAATAAATTGGTTCATTAACTTTAATTTGTAATATATTCCAATTAAACCATATTTCATTTTTAACAATCCATAATCCATCCAAATTTATTATCAGTTCACCATATATATTATTCGAAAAATTATTTATTTCTTCTTTATTTTGATTATATATTTTACATTTTTTAATTTTTAAGCGCATCAACTTATCTTTTAAAAAATTATTAACATTGAATTTATTAAATTTTATCTCAACTTTCTCATATAATTTATTAAATTTAAATATTAATTCTTTTATTTTCTTGTCATTCTCAATGTTAATAAATAATATATCTAAAATATTTTTTTCTTTATCTATACCATATGGTATTAATATTTTTGGTGTTTGTAAATATTTCATCTCGATTGGAATATAAGTAAAATCATTCGAATATTTTAATTTATTTTTATATTTAATATCTACTGTAAAATTTTCAACAGTAGATATCAACATGTATATTATAATATTTATTATATATTGCTTATATAATTAAAAAAGTATATTAGATTGTTTTAAACATATTTTAATACTATTATGTATTGTTAGTGTTACTATAAATAAAAATAAAAATTTAATGAATTCATCATTACTCATTTACAATTACATATATATTATTTCAGAGTGATAAAAATTCTCCATCCTTATTTGGAAAATGAATCTTAAGGTACTTTTGTAGATTAAAGTATGTTAAGTCCTCCTTAGATTTTGAATCAATGCGAAGTAGCTTACATAGTTTCGCATCAGGTAGTAGAATACGCTTATCCGATGGATTAGTTAGACCATTATCGTTACAGTACTTTGTAATAGCCTTAGTTACATCAACTCGTGCGATTAATTCATCATTCTTTAGATCTAAAAATTTACGAAGTTCATCGGATACATTACCTGGCTTCGAAAATCCATTTAGTGGCTTCTCACCATTCGGTAATAGCTTTTGCTTGCGACCACTCATCTTTTTAATAGCTACTCTAGACTCCTTATTGAGTCTCTTCTCTAGAGAATCTAGAGACTTAATAGTAGCTCGTAGTACATTCATTTGATCCTTTAGAGTAGAACGAATCTCCATAAGCTCACTTGAAAAATCTAGGAACTCTGATTCCTCACTCGATTTTACTTGAGAGTCTGGCTCAACTGGAGGATCCGGCTCAACTAGAGGATCCGGCTCAACTAGAGGATCCGGCTCAACTGGAGGATCCGGCTCAACCGGTTTTACTACTTTATTAGATTTTGATGTCTTTGTTTTCTTTCCTGCCATTATATTTTTTTATACTATTTGTTTTATTTTATTTTATTTATCCAACCGCACTACTTATTTAATATATATTATTAATATTTTTTTAAATATATTTAAATTATCGATTGAATCCATAGATTATGATCAATACATTTTTTTATTACAGTTCCAAAAGAAATAATACACCACATCGCAGTCATGCTAGAATAATTATTATTTGTTGTATTTATTAATTTATATACATCATTAAATAATAATGTTTTAATTTGTAATACATCATTTAAAGTATTTACAAACATATAATTATTTGAAAATAATTGATCATTAATTATCATTGATCTTGTTTCTGGTGTTAGTTGAATTCTATAATACCACATATCTTGAAATGATGCGTATAATTTCTTTAGTTTATATAAATTTAATCTATCTATCCAATTTTTTTCTATATTATATCCATAACTTGAAATTTTTATAATTATATCATTTATTTTAGATTCTATATCTAATTCTATATTTTCATGTTCTAATGTTATTTGAATATTATTCTTTTTTAAATATCCAATTATCTTCCTTATATTCTTAATTACGTTATCTGGTATTATATTTCTTGTATATGGATTCAACGGTTTTGTAGAATCTCTTACTAATTTATATATACTTCTTATATCAAACATCCATATATTATCTGAATCATCTTTATATGAAAAATAATAATTAAAACCTATCTCTGATTTATTTGTACTATAATAAAAATCATCTTCGTTATTAACTGGTTTATATATTCCTGGTCCTTTTAATTTTATTTTTATTTTTAAAAGATATCTTCTTATATATGATTGTAACTTAATTATAACATTTATATCATTAAATCTTTTGTAACTATTAATTGTGTTACATAATTTATCAAATAACTCTTTTTTTTTTGTTTTTTTAATTTTTATAATAATATTAGGATTTATAATATTATTCAGTTTAATATAATTATTTATAATATCTTTTTTATAATAATCAGATGATTTATATGTAAATTTATCAATTATAATGTTATTATTATTAATTAATTCTGATTTCATTTTAATTTATTATATATATTTTAATTATTAAATATAAATTTGAAATTGATATAAGGAGATAATTATATTATATAAATAACTAAGTATACAGAGAATAAATAAATAATTAAGTATACAGAGAATAAATAAATAAATAAATAGAAAAAGAGAAAAAGATAATGTCCGATCAACCAGTTACATATTCGCCGAATGAAGCTACTGAACTAGTTAAAAATATTAAGTTTTCAGATGTAAAGGTTACTCAGAGTGGTGGAAAGATTATTTTTGCCTCTGTAAATGATGAGCCTCTATATCTAAGAAGTGATAAATTATCAATGCCATTTGATGCTTCATTTTATAGCGATAATGAAAGTTCTGACAATGGTAAACTTCAAATCACAGTTAACATTGATCCCGAGTCTAGTGAATCAAATAAGCATATGTGTGAGTTTGCTGAAGCTCTTGACAATAAGGTTTGTGAAGAGGCTATGAAGAATCATGTCCAGTGGCTAAAGCTCGCAAAGAACAAGGTAAATAAAGATGCTATTGAAGATCGATACACAAATATGAAGAGAGTGTCAGTAGATCCAGAAACTGGTGAACCGGATGGCAAGTATCCACCTAGTTTCCGTTTTAAGATTCCTAAGAATAAGGGAAAGTGGGAATGTAAGGTATTTGATCACAATCGTCGAGAGATTCCAATTAATGATATGTCAAATGATGAAGTAATGGCACTATTTCCTAAGAAGTCAACTATTAAAGTATTACTACAACTGACCGTAGTTTGGGTCGCTGGAAGTAAGTTTGGTGTATCATGGAAGGCTCAGCAAATTAAAGTAGATAAGCCAAAGACACTTGATTCATATGCCTTCCAAGACTCAGATGATGACGATGATCTAGAGACAGATGAAGATACAGAAGAGGAGGAAGTAGTAAATCGCGATTAATTATTTATACAATTATTAAAATACTTGATTGGGATTTTACATATATGAATTAAATTACTCATCGCCATATGAATATTATTATAAGAATTGTTAGAAATTGTATTCTCTAATTCTGTATTATTATTAATACATTCTGCTATTTTTTTATCATTTATTTCTATAATATAATTTAGTGCTGATATTTTATATAATTGATATAAAATATATGTAAAAGATAATGTTACTCCAAATCTATATACCTTATATCTCGAATAGTTATACATAAATGGTTCGGGATTAATAACTCTATTATTCGAAGCATTAATATTATTGTATCTAACAACTCTAATTGTTTCTTTATCATTTTTTAAATATTTAATATTTTTTCTACATAATGGACATTCTGGTTTATTATCTAGACAATCATCAATACATTTTTTACAATAACTATGATTACAATCAGTTGTTGTAATATTTTCTATTTCAGATAAACAAATCGAACATTCATTAATTGATTCTCTTAACATGATTATATATTTATTTAATTAAATATATAAAAATAAATCCTATTATTTAAATAATAAACTAATACCATATTCAAAACTAATATTTATATTCCATTCTAAACTTCGTATTTTTTTATTACTTATGTAATATCTTTTATCATTAAATGGTCTATCATCTATATATGTAATCCATTTATTATAATCTTCTGTATCATATATTTTATTTATTAATATTTTAGCAACATCCATTACAGAATATTCCATTCCATTATCACAACCAATATTATATATTTCACCTATTTTTCTATGATTTATTTGATGACAGGTTATAATAGTTTAATAATTTCATCTTCATTTAGTTTATAATCATTATATTCTTTTGCTTTTTCAAAGTTTTCTTTTATATATATTTCCATTGATTTATATTTTTCTATTGTTAAATTATTTAAGATATCTTTTAATTCATCTAATGTATCAAATATTATCATACCTTTAATATTAAAAAAATCACAAATACTAGGACATCCCCAATATATTGGTACAGTTCCTGATAATAAACAATCAATTAATTTTTCTGAAAAATAATAATCCTCTTTACAATTTTCAATGGTAATAGAAAACATATAATCTTTTAATCCTAATATTTTTTCATTTGTAATATGTTTCCATGAGTGCTCGATTGTATAAATTTTACTCTTTGTCCCCGATAATTTTTTGAAATTTCCTCCAAATTTATCTACATCAATATTTTCTTTTACTAAATATTCTAATATGACATGTCTTAATTTATGTCCAGAAGTTATGGTTTTATTTGATGAAATAATTGAACATAATTTTGATTTATCGTATAGTTTCTGATATGATTCATGTAACCATGTTGTTCCATATAAATTTAATTTAACTTTATCGTTATTTATATCTAATATTTTTTTATTATGAGTTAATACTAAATCATATTTATCAACATTATTTAACACATAATTATAACTTTGTTGAGTTATTTCAGGCGATTCTATTAATAATGCTATATTTTTAAAATTATCATTATGTTGATTAATTAAATAATCTGTAAAAATAACTATATCATTATTTTTAGGATTTTTTCTGGTTATTTCTATTTTATCTGTTTTAATAAAACATGGTTCTTCAATAACACATTTATCTTGTAAATTTATTATTGGTTTTTCTTCTATATTATTAATTATTTTATAAATAATTTCATTCCTTATTATATTCCAATATAAACTACCTTCTTTTCCACCATTATATGTTAAACCATTTTCATGTAATCTATAATAATATAATATATCGTTTAAACAATATATTTTTCCATATTTCTTAAGAACTCTCAATATTAATTCAAAATCTTCACACATTGAATGAAGAGATTTATTATAATTACCAACTTCTAATATTTCTCGTTTTCTAAAACACCAGGTAGCATGGTTTGTAATCCAATGATTCGATTTATTATCTAAAAAATCTTTCCAAGTAAATATAAACTTATGATTTGTTTTTCCACAATCTACAATTTTATTGTTAATATTTCGAAACATTTGTAATTGTGATGCACATAATCCACATTCTGGATTATTATTCATAAATTCTAATTGTTTTTGGATTCTTGTTGGTATCATTATATCATCACTATCCATTCTAAATATTATTTGATTAGTGCATAATTCTACGCCTCGATTTAATGAATATCCCAATCCTTTATTAGTTTCATTTTCTGAATATATTATTCTCACAAATCTTGTTGTTTTTTCAAATTCTTCCAATGCTTTTTTTAATAATGTTGAATTTAATTCATCCGAACCATCATCAATCCATACTATTTCCATACCAATATACCCAATCTGTTTTTTTATCGACATTAAACATTCATTAACATATCTTATATTTGTGTTATAACTAGGAATTACAATGGAAACTTCATCCTCTGGTTTCAAAAATTGTTTTGGTATTGAACCACTCATATCAAATTTCCCCCAGTTCGTTGAACCCCATAATTGATGTGAATATACTTTACCATGACCCTGATACTCTAAACCAGTATTATGAATCGGTAAAAATGTATAACTTGGTAATATCCTAATATCATTAAAGATATCTTTATCATATATTTTTGTTACTAATGTTGGTCCAGTTATTTGCCATGGTAATAAACCAGTTTTAGATTGACTTACTTCATTATTTTTAATAAAATTAATACATTTTTTAATAAATGGATGCTTAGGAACAAAACCCATTATACCATTCGCAATTAAATCTTTTCTAACTTTTTCATTCTCGTAAATCATAAAATTATTATTCAATAAATAATCTATTGGTTCAATACATACAGAATCCGCATCTAAAAATACTCCTCCATATTTATATAATAATTCTAATCTCATAATATCTACTTTCCCACAATACTGTTCCATACTATCTATCTTATCCTGACATTCAAAATTCATATCTCTTTTTTCAAATTCCGATTCATTCCATCGAATATATTCAAAATCTGGATGTTTATTTTTCCAAGTATCCATTGGTTTTATTGGGGGTTCTTTGGGACCTATCCATACTTGATGAATTATTTTTGGTATTTTCATAATACATATTAAATTACTTTATTTTTTAAATATAGACAAATCGTAGTCTAGTACAAGTTTATCATTTTTATTTGTTAATACACATTTAACATCATAATCTGGTATTTTTCCATATTCTATTAAAAATAATGCCGCCGTTAATGTTTGATATTGTTCTTCTGAACATATTAATATATTATAATTAACAAAGTTTTTATATATATATACTAATAATTTTTTGTATCTATCTTTGTAATCTATAAAATTTTTGATCGGAAATTTTATCTTTTGTACATTTATATCTAAAAACTGATAACTAGTTGTTAAATTAATAACAATATCTATATTATATGTTTTATATATCTCTTTATCAAGTAAAGTATCGGAATCTCCGATATATAATCCTGATACAATTTCTGTAATCATATATATATTATACTATTTAAAATTTAAAATTTGAAATTTTAAATAATTTAAAAATTAATTAAATAAATATTGTTAATTAATGGATAATTCTGATGATTGTCTATTTGAATCAACTATTTTTAATAATGAAAAAAAAAGTAGTTGTTGTGATATATCTGAAAATATAAAACTAGCAAAAGATTCAAGCTATATTTGTAAAATATGTGAAAAACAAATATCATTTATTAGTGATGCTCCAGAATGGAGATATTATGGTTCTGATGATTCGAAATCATCTGATCCAACAAGATGTGGACCACCTATTAATGCTTATTTACCTAAATCATCTATGGGTACATCCGTTTCTAATAAAACTAATAGATGTGATAATAATACAAATAAAGTTAGAAGATTTCAAAATTGGAATTCTATGACTTATAAAGAAAGAAGTTTAAATAAAGTTTATAATACTATAACCACAACTTGTATATCTAATAATATTAATCAAAAAATTATAAATGAAGCAAAATCCTTATATTCATTAATAGCTGAAGTAAAAATCTCAAGAGGTGTAAATAGACATGGTATTATTGTAGCATCTGTATTCTTCGCATGTAAAAATTGCGATGTTCCAAGATCAGATAAAGAATTATCTAAAATATTTAATGTTGATAATAAAGTTGTTACTAGTGGTATTAAAAAATTTCAAGAAATTTTAAGAACTAATAGATCTTATAATACCAGAATATATAGTAAAAATAGCATATCTCCAATTGATTTAATAGATAGATATTGTAATAAATTAAATTTAAATAATAATGATGAAATTAAAGATTTATGTAATAAAATATCTTCTTATAATTTAATTTCTGAGAATACGCCACCATCTATTACAGCCGGGTGTATTTACTATTATATTTTAAAAAATAATTTAGACATATCAAAAAAAGATATACATGATGTTTGTGAAATTTCTGAAGTAACTATAAACAAATGTTATAAAAAAATAAGCGAACTTTTAGATAACTAAATAATCATTTTAAGAGTAAATTTTTAAGATATAAAAAATAATCGCACCAATTACACCCTTAACTAATAATCCTACTAATGATAAAGATCCCTCATTATCAAATAATGGCATACTTTTAACTAGTACTTCATCTATCTGGGGCATACTCAATAATACTACTAACATTAATACGGACAATGGTTCTTTACATTCTCTTATTAATTTTTCAGTTGGAGACTCATCCATTTTTACTGGCATAGACATTCCCATTTTATTCATCATTTGTTCCGGCATATGTTGTCCATTCGGCATTAAATATGGTTTTTTTTGTGCCATCTGCTGTTGTGCCATCTGCTGTTGTGCCATCTGCTGTTGTGCCATCTGCTGTTGTGCCATCTGCTGTTGTGCCATCTGCTGTTGTGCCATCTGCTGTTGCGCCATCTGCTGTTGTGCCATCTGCTGTTGCGCCATATGCTGTTGCGCCATATGCTGTTGTTGATCTCCTTCATTAATTTCGGATAAAATAGAATCTACAATTTCTTCTTCTTCTTTTGAAAGATTATCAGAATTAGTGATATGCCCTATATCTGTTTGACCACTCATTTTATATAATATTTAATTATTATTTTATAATTTTATGAACGTATCGAAACTATAATATTTCTACTATATGACTTAAATATTATATCTACAAATAAAAATCCAATAAATATCGATATTATGTCTCTCATTAGATTATATTATATAAAACTATTTTTATATTAATATAATAAATGAATATTATACGAATTAATACAGATGATACGATGACTGAAATTAAATCAACAAAAAACTGGATGAACACTATTAAAAAAAATAGTAATAATGATATTAATTTATTATTTGAATGGTTTATTGATAATAATTCAAAGTTACTATTATATGGTAATTTAGAAGGAGAACAAATAAATAATCATGTAATTCCATCCAATGGTGTATCTTCTTTAGATATATTATCTTATAATGATATTATATTATATGATAATATATATATCGTAAAACTAAAAAATAATAAATTAATAAATTACAGTATAAAAGAATATGGAGAATTCTATTCAATAAATTGTGATTATTATTCAGATAATATCAATGAAAATGATTCAGATGATGAATATAATAATAGTAATATTACATATGATAATATTTATTTAAATACATTTGATGATAATAATTTAAGTTACGATAATAATATATATTAAAAATTTGATATTATATAATATATATATTAATTAAAAAATATATATGAACTCGAATATTAATGATAAATTGCGCAATAACTCGGTTAAAAAATTCGATCTATTTATAAATGATTTATCTTTATCTCGTAAATTTGAACAATCTATATATAATTATGTAATTGAAAAAGCTATAAAACATAATATCATTAGATCATGGAATAATGATATTTTTAGAAATTTATATCATTTTAAGATTATATCATTTTATGTTAACATTAATGACAAATCATATGTAAAAAATAATAATTTTATTAATAGAATTAAATCATCTGAAATTAATCCCAGTAATATTAATAATCTACATTTATATGATATAAATCCCGATAACTGGAAAGAATTAATTAATAAAAAAATAAAATCTGATAAAATTAAAAATGAATTAAAACCAAAAGCTATGACAAACTTATATAAATGCTCTAGATGTAAAAGTAATGAATGTTCGTTATATGAAGTTCAAACAAGATCTGCTGACGAACCAATGACACAATTCATTACTTGCTTAAAATGTAATAATAGATGGCGTCAATAAAGGCTTTTTGATTGATTCACTAAACCCAATCCCATTTCATCTACAGGCATAACAGTACAATTGCTATTATCACCACATACCTGTAATAGTTTTGGATATACTGTTGTATAATCTGGACAATTTGTACATTTGTAGTATTTATCTAATTTATTATGTATTCCGGATAATATTTGTGTTCCATTATTTTGTAGAAAATTTCTATATTCTAGTGATTTAGCATATAAATTATCCGTATATATTTTTTCTCCATCTTCTTTAGAAACTATACTACCTAAATCAAGTAAACATGATGATCTGTAATCTGTTAATGATCTTCCATCACTCATAATTGCCGGGAAATCTAATTTTGTATTATTCATATATATATATATATATATAATTATATTTTTATTTTAATAATCTTTCAATCAATTCATTTTTTGTACCTGATTTTATTAATCCCTTTTTATTCGATAATATTCTTAATTCTTTTACTGACATATTATTAAGTGTTTCCTCATCTACTTCTATCTCATCAACTTCTACCTTATCTACATCTACCTCTTCTACCTTATCTACCTCATCAACTTCTACCTTATCTACCTCATCAACTTCTACCTTATCTACCTCATCAACTTCTACCTCATCAACTTCTATCTCATCAACTTCTACCTCTTCTACTTTATTTACCTCATCAACTTCTACTTTATTTACCTCATCAACTTCTACCTTATCTACCTCATCAACTTCTACCTTATCTACCTCATCAACTTCTACTTTATCTACTTTATCTACTTTCTTATCATTATCTACATCCGTTAAAAAATTTATAATATTATTATGATCTTCTTTATCTAGTTGTGTTCTTAAAGACTCAGATTCACTTAATACTTGTTTATTCATCGGCTTTTCTTTTATTTTTGTTGGTATATTTTTCATTCTTGAATTGTATGTAGAAACACTCGCACCCACTTGTGATACATATCCACTACTATTATTCATATTAGGATATATTTGTTTTGTGGTCATTATATCTGGTATAACAGTTTTCGTAGGTTTAATTACATCTTTTTTACTATTTTGTTTAATTAAATTATTAATTTGTTTAATATTTTCTGTATTCATATTTACAGTATTCTTTAATTTCTTTAATTCTATATATAAATATGATGTGAATGAAACTATAATTACAAATATTATCAAAAATAATACATTATCTGTGTTTAATTCTATCATTTATAATTAATAATAATATTATTATTAATTTTAAACTTACAATTAATTATAATATATAAAGAAAGAAGTTTAAATAATTATTATTATATATACGCAATGAATAAAACCAATACTAAAGAGAAAAAAAAAAGAGGAAGAAAACCAAAAAATAATGTAATTGTAAATGATAATCCAGTTTTTGAAACACATAATAACGAATACATCATAAAATTAAATTCAGTAAATATACATAATAATCAAAATATTGATAATATTGGAGAAAATGATTATTGTCATCAAAATTCAATTATTACAAATAATATAAGCGAATTATGTTGGAATTGTTGTGAGAAATTAAATAGTAATAATATTTATGGTATTCCAATCATATATAAAAACAAAATATTTTATACATATGGTGATTTTTGTAGTTTTGAATGTGGACTTAGATATATCAAAGATAATTTCGATTCTAATAAATTTTTAGAAATTTCTTCATATACTAACTTATATAAAAAAGAAATATTGAACAATGATGATATTATAAATATTGCCCCACATAGACTATTATTGAAAAAATTTGGTGGTAATTTATCAATTGATGAATATAGATCAAACAATATTAAATATGGTAATAATATATTAAATATTCCAATTGGAACACAATTGTATCATACTTTTGAAGAAAATAAAGAAATACTAGATAGTAATAATGATAATTCAGATCTTAGATTATATAGAACAAAAACTAAAACAAATAGTGATATTAAATCTATTTTAAATTTATAAATGTAGTGATAATAAATTCGTTTTTTTATTAATTGAATTTAAACCACTCTCATTGTGTATAAATAACCCATTCGGTTTATAATCATCTATACTCTTATATTCATCTTTTATTACTTTTTTTTGTTTAAAACTTTTGTTTTTTGATTTTGATAAATCCCATGATATATATATACCATTTTTAATCATATTTGATACATCATGTACTATAAATCCATTCTCTTCTAATCTATTTATAATATAATTTTTCGCAAAAGTTGTGTTATATATTGGTAATCCAAATATATATTCAGGAATTTCATATATACATTCTAATTTTAAGTTCTCTGCATATATATTTATTTTATTATGACATCTTTTTAATATTTTATCATATACTACGTATTTCTCATACTTTTTTTTATTTATGTTGTTATATAAATTATTTATATTAATTTGTGACATATGTTCTATTATTTATAATATTATAAATAAAAATATAAAATGATTGATACTTTATTTTTATCCGGAGGGGGTGTTAAAGGATTTATTTATACTGGTATATATAAATTTCTTGAAGAAAAAGATTTATTAAAAAATATTAAAAATATTATATCTTGTTCAATTGGATCATTTTTCGCATTTTGTTTTTCTGTCGATTTAAACTTATGTTTAATAAAAAAAATATTAATAAATATTAATATTTATGATATTGATGATATTGATTTTAACAATTTCACAGAATATGGATTTTTTGATAATACAATATTTAAAATAGCAATAAAACACATTTTATTATATAAATATAATACTGATAAAATAACACTAAAAGAATTATATGATAAAACTAAAATAAATCATAGAATCAAAATATATAATTATACTAAATTAAAAACAGAATATTATGATCATATATCTAATCCCGATATGGATTTGGCATTATTAATAACCGCAGCCACATCTATACCTCTTATTAATAAATACATTGTTTATAATAATCAATATTTATTAGATGGGGGTATTACAGGTAGTTATCCATTCATTAATGATGAAAAATATAAGAATTATATTGGAATATATATATATGTTGAAGATACTGATAATACTAACAATGATGAAAACAATTTTATAGATTTTATTAAGTTTTTATTTTATAAAAGAGATTCACAAATAGAAAAACAATATTTAAATAGTGATAAAAGAATTTTAAAATTGGGATTAAATATTCCTAGTACTTGTTTTAAATTATCAGAATCTGATGTAGATAATTTAATTAACACTGGGTATATTAATTTAAAAGAATATTATAATAATAATAAAGATATCTTTGAGAATAACCTTTTAACCAAAGAACCATCCAGTTGATATATTCTTATCTGTTTTTTCTAATTTATTATTTTCATTAATTAATAATTTTATACATTTTACTTCATTATTTAATAAAAATATATCATTTTTTAATAAAATTATATCATTCTTTAATTCTAATAGTGATGAATTAATTTCGCGAAGTAATTTTAAATTTTCTGATATTCCTTTATCAGAATTATTAGATTTATCACTCATCAATATAATTTTTTTGATATATTATTATTTTTTATTTATATTCTAATAAAATATAAATAGAATAAATTATTATCTAAGATTAATATTGGATCATATACAAAATTACATATGGGAAGACCATTGGTAAGTGAACCTTCAACTAATCGACCACCACACATCTGCTTCATCATACCTGAACACATACATCCAACTATAAACGCCAATATAATCACAAGTAAGCTATTATCATCTATTATTCTATATATATATATTATATTTTTTTCAAAGTATTAGTAAATATGTTAAAGATTGGAACAGATTGTAGTGGAATTGAAGCTCCAATTGAAGCAATGAAAAAGATATCTTGTAAATACAATATTAATTTTAAACATATGTTTTCTAGCGAAATAGACAAATTTGCTATAAAATATATTAAAGCAAATCATAATCCTGAATATTTATTCGATGACATTAAAAATAGAATTATAAATGATGTACCAGATATAGACATATATGTTGCTGGATTCCCATGTCAACCATATAGTCGTGCCAATAAATTTAAATTAGAAGTTGACCCAAGAACTGATTTATTTCATGATTGTGCTAAAGTTATTCACGAACGACATCCAAAAATATTTATTTTAGAAAATGTCAAAACTTTAGTGACATTAAGAGATGGTTATTACTTTGATAAAATTTTAGAATCATTGAATAAAAACAATAGATATCATATACATTATAAAATCATAAATTCTAAAGATTATGGTATACCACAGTGTAGAGAAAGATTATATATAATTGGTATATCTAGAGAACATTCAAAAGATATCTTCAAGTTCCCAGATAAAATTAAAATGAATCAAATAACAAGTTTTGTTGATAAAAAAAATAAAAGTATAGATGAGATTAAAGAATGTAATATAGAATTATTTAATAATATACCAAAAGACTCTGTTTTTATTGATATTGGTTTTAGAAAAGCAAAGTTCCCTAAATCTAATAAATGGGCACCTTGTATAACTGCACAACCTAATATGTGGTGCGTGCCTATGAATCGCAAAGCATCTGTTGATGAATACTTGAAGCTACAAGGATTCCCATTATCTGTTAATAGACCTATATCAGATCATCAAATGAAGAAAAAAATAGGTAACTCAATGACAGTTGATGTTATAGAATTATTATTAATAAATTGTTTAAAATCTATTCATATAATAAGATAAAAAAATACATATGGAAAATGTACCTTCCCGAGCATAATGCTCTAGCGTATAATTTTTCGTGTTTCGCTTATTCACGTAGTGAGATTTAAGTCCTACCCAACTAGTGCCTTTAGTGGAACACCCTCACTAATGAAGGTATCGTCTAATGGCCTATATGCTCCACACTTGAAACAATCTGACCTAGCAATGAAACATGAATACCCACATTGGGGACATTCCCAATGTCCATCCTCAACAGACACTTCCTTCACAGCCTCCTTAACAGACACTTCCGTCACAGCCTCCTCAACCATCTTCGAAATCTTGTCTTCACTTGCCTGTATATTAGGATTAAAAGCACTCTATAATTAAGCTTATTAAATTATTAAATTATTAAATAATTTTAATTTCAAATTTTATGAAAAACTTTAAAATGATATCTTAAAATCTATTCATATAATAAAATAAATACATCAAACAACAAAAGCCGCAACGGGCTTTGTGTCGGATGCGTCGTGCACCAAATTTTTTTTGTCTTTTTCTTTTTTTTTGTCACTCATTGTCAAGTATCTTCTTCTTCGAATCACTGACGGCAATTCTGAAGGCATATCTGTTCCTTCCTGTAAGCCTCACCCATGTTTACAAATTCGGCTTCAAGTGCATTTTTGATCGCGGTGCGAACCCCATTATATTGCTCTCCGATTTCCCGCAACTTCTGGGCTGAATCCCCTTTTTCGCATGCTTTTCTGTAACGATCGTGCAGTTCTATTAGCTTCCTGAAAAGCCTCTCCATGTTATCCACAGCCAGGTCGAGTACATCCTCCCTTGTGTCGACAGAATCAAGCCAAAGACCTTGACGTTCCTCCGGTGTATGATAAAATGTCCACAGCTGCTGCATCTTCTTATCCAGCTCCTGCTCCCTCTCAGTCAGCATACGTTTCCTCTCAGTCACCCAATTCTTCCACTCCGTCTCATCTGCGACACGTGCCGCCTCATCTGCGGCCATATCACGTCTATGTCTCACAGTCAGGCACACTGCCTGCACTACCTTCACAGCAGCCACCATCAGTAAAGTGACGTTTAGTCCCCTCATAGTAACTCCTTTTCCTGTGCGCCACCCCCCGCTAAACCTTCTTGAATATGGTTATTGCGTGTGACACGTGGGCCGAGCTCGTTGTAGCTCTAGGTAATAGAAAAAAAATATAAAAAATTCAAATTATTTGTTATACCTTTAAAATAAGATATCTTAAAATCTATTCATATAATAAAATAAAAAATACACGTGGAAGGTGTACCTTTAGCTTATGTTTATCGTGTTTTGCTTATTCACGCGATAGGATTCTGGTTCCTACCAACCTAAAAGTTACTCTAGTTTGTAACGAGACCAGCCATATGGCAGGATTTCTTCACTGAGAATCTCCAACGGCTCACGACACATGGGACATCCTTTATTCCCAATTGTGCGCTTCATATGGTCACTTATACAATCATTGCAAAATACATGACCACATAATGTCTCGATGACTTCACGCTCTCCCACACGGCAAGCATCTGCCAAGCAGATCGAGCATTCTGGGATGCATGCCACATCCTGTATATACTGCCAATCCTCTTGAAGGTCTCTCGGAAGGTTGGGGGAGTCTCTGTAGTAGAACCCAAATCCCATAGATCCTTCCGCAAGACCAAATCCAGGTGGGCATTGTTTTTTCATCGCAACATCGTAGTCTTGCTTTGTTATTCTACCATAGATGCCACACATGAGCCTGATCTTTATGAACATCACGTCCTTCATGGCTCGCGTGGCCTCATACAGATCATGATCTGTCTGTTTAGCCTTATCCACAAGCTCCATATGCTGATCCGATAGATCTTCCACTAGAGACTTCCACAAGGCCTGCGCCTGCTGCTCCTCGTGTTTCGCCTTTTCCAACGCACCCTCATTGAACTTGGCACATGCGGAATTCATTGATTCATCTAGATACTCAACTCTTTTTTTCACCTCCAAGTAAGCTGTGCGCAACTTTTTCCATGCAATTTTCTTAGCCGCGGTATTGTGGAACTTGTCAAGCTCCCTCAGCACCTCGATTACCTTCTTCGTCAACATTGAGACATCGTCTTTGGTTTGCCGCAGCTTATCCGCCAACGCCTTCTCCTTCTCAGACTTCTCAGCTACAGCCATCTCCTCGCTCTTTTTGCGCGAAATGTAGCCACGCATCATCGATTGGATCAATGTGGCCGCAGCCTTCTCCTTCTCAGCCACAGCCATCTCCTCACTCTTTTTGCGCGAAATGTAGCCACGCATCATCGATTGGATCAATGTGGCCGCAGCCTTCTCCTCACTCTTTTTGCGCGAAATGTAGTCATGTATGACAGTGGTCGCACCCACTACCACGGGCAGAATCACCGTTAGCATCTTTAGCATGATTTCTTGTTTCCCGGGAACCTATAACCTATCCCCGTGGCTCTCTTCTCGCAATCTCCTAGCGTCTCTGAGAACCTACCCGTGTTTTTTTACGCAACCAACCTTGCTAAGTAGCGAAGTGTTGCGAGTCAAAGCAAACGGGTATGCTGTAAAATAAAAAAAAATATAAAAAATTCAAATTATTTGTTATACCTTTAAAACAAGATATCTTAAAATCTAGTAATATAATATAATGAATAGTTGTTGTAAAAACAATATTAAAACCAAAAAATGTAAAAGAAAAGATGGTAAAGTATTCAATCTTCCTAGAAAATTTAGCAAGAAAAAATGTAAAAGTAAAAAAGGATTTAGTATGAAAAGTAGTTGCGCGCCATATAAATACTGTAAATCTGGTGGTTCTAAAAAAAATAAATTACCAACATTAAGAAAAATTGATACTAAAAATAAACGACACAAATATAAACTTGATGACCCGCCAAAAAAAAGAAGATTAGCGATTGATGAGGGTATTCGTGCTGAATCAAAAAAAAAGAATAGTCCTATTAAAGATGCGGCAGTTGCTAAAAAAGCCAGATACAATATTTTAAGAATCTATAGAAAAAATAATAATAAACATCATTGTAATGTTTTAACGCAAGACATGAAGTATATTGATAGAAAATATAAATTAGGTAAAACTAAAAATATATGTAATAAAAAAGGTGGTTCTAGAAAAAAAACCAAGTCTAAATCTAAATCGAAACCAAAAAATTTATCAAAAAAAAAACTAATGATATATTTATTGAATAAAGAACTCAAAAAAAGATTTTGTAAATGTGTCAGGTCTGTTAAATTCGGAAAAAACAAAGCGAAACCAGGTGAAGAATATCCAATCTGTTATCGTTCAATATACATAAATAGAGGAATAAAACCACCAAAAGATGTTGTTAAATCATGCAGAAAAAAATAAATAATACATATTATTATTATTGTTATGATGGTTAATTACAACCACCATCTGCTGAAACACAAAAACTAGGAATCCTCCAAAAACTCGGTGTCCACAGTTCGTGACAGTTAGTAAGTACCATCAGCGCAAGCTCCTTCAAATAATCGTCCTCCACACATCTGTTTCATCATTCCATTACATATGTATCCTAAAATAAATGCCAATACAATCATCAATAATTCGTTGTTATCCATTCTATATATATATATATATAAAAATATTAAAATAATAATATTAAAATAATAATGAATATATTATCTTTTGATATTGGTATTAAAAACTTATCTTTTTGTTTATTAGATAAATCAACAAAAAAAATAGTAGATTGGGGAATTATAAACATATCTTGTGATAAATTATGCCAGCACATAAATACTAAAAATAAATGTTGTGATAAATCAGCAACATATTCACACGAAGAAACCTTGTTATGTAGTAGTCATTCAAAACTAAAACAATATCCTAAAAAATGTAAAAAAATAAAATCAGATAATTCTGTTTATAATATTGGTAAAAAAATGGTTGAAGAATTAGATAAATATCCTGAATTCTTGGAGTGTAGTGATGTTATAGTAGAAAATCAACCATCATTAAAAAATCCAACAATGAAATCAATTCAAATGATGGTTTATAGTTATTTCTTAATTAAAGGAAACTGTTCAAAATTAGAAATGATTAATGCTAGAAATAAATTAAAAGTTTATAATGGTCCAAAGATATCCTGTGATATCAAAGATAAATACAAAAGAAATAAATTCTTAGCAATTGAATATTGTAAAGAAATGATAAAGAATGAAGAAGATAAGTTCATAGAATTATATAATAATTCTAAAAAGAAAGATGATTTAGCAGATAGTTATTTACAAGGAAAATATTATATTACTATATAAAAATATATTTATTATTAAAATAAAAATATAGTTATTATTATATATATAATATGCCCAATTCGTCTAAATCTAAAAAAACTATGTCTAAATCTAATTCTAAATCTAAATCTAAATCTAAATCTAAAAGTAAAACAAAAGATGTAATTCCACATTGCCCAGAATGTAAATTCGAGTTTGTTAATAGTGATGATATTGCGCAAGATTATTATGTTAAAATTGGAATTATGACTGGCTCATATAGATTTGGTTATTGTTCTAATTGTGGATGTGTACTAGGATACAGTGCTATAAGATAGTAAATATTTTATTAAGAACCTGACTCTGTTGATACCCCTGTTACTTGATCTGTTACTGGATTTGTTTCTACCCTTGACTTAGATGGAAGACCAGCAATGACTAAAGCTACCATAACACCAATTGAAATCATTAATACAAACATTGTTATTAAATAATCAATTTCAGAGGATTGATTCGAATTATTATCGACTCCTTCAACCAATTGATTATCACATATATTCTTCATCATATCAGAACACATAAATCCTAAAAAAAAAGCTAAAATAACCATTAATAATTCATTACTTTTCATTTATATATATATATATATATAATTTATTCATCTTTAATAATCATATTAATTTTAGGGTTGGTATAAGTACCATTAATAGTATCAGAAAATCCGAATCTTTGTTTTTGCCAAGCTATTAATCTATCCTTAAAAGCGATTTTATCAATCTTCATATTCTTACCATAAACTAATTCGATCCAAGATTCATAATAATTACATAGATCTCTGAAAGAAGTAGTATCATCACGACATTCAATTGCCTGATCACCGAGCCATTGACCGATAATATCATTATGGTTTTTATAATTCTCAGTTTCCATGCGGATTGATTTAGGGATATCAACTTTGTTATTATCTAGAATACACCATTCTTTCATTAATAATCCCATAAATATAACATTCCAATTAGGAACAATTTCTTGTAATGATTTATCTGCTTTATATACATTCTTATCATGATCAACCTCATTCGCATCATCAACAAATCTTGAATTAAATGGGTATACTTGAACCCTTCTCCATGCTCCATTTGTTTTATCTTCAATTCTAGGTTTATCATTACACATAAGAACAATTTCGAATTGAGGCTTAAACTCAAAAGGTTCTTGATATAAATTTCTTGCTAAAATCATATCACCACCACTTAACTCTTTCATCTCACCTGCGTTAATTTTTTCATTCTCATCTGGTTCTTGCATATAGCATAATCTAGCACCTCTAGTTCTTGCTTTTTCTGGACAAGCAGCATTACTAGACTTTCTTTTTTGTGTTAATAATGTTACTGGAATATTCATACAATAGGATCCCAGTGTATAACGAATTAAATCAATCAAAATAGATTTACCATTACCACCAGAACCTGTCCAAATACTAAATCTATTAGAAACATTACCACACAAACGACTAGCAATGTATTTTAAACAATAACTTCTAATTTCACCCGGGGTTTCTTCTAATTCAGATAGATCGGGTAAAACACGAGTCAAAAATTGTTTTAGTTGTCTTGATCTCTTCATAAATGCTTTACTTGACTTCATTTTTTTTCCTGGTTTATATTGTTCCCAATTATCTCTGTCTATACCATCTCTTAATTGAATATATTCCCACATTTTATCTATACTAACTGGTAATTCATTTTCAAATACAGGAAGATCATATTTTGTTGATATAGTTAACTTATCTTCTGGATGACCCTCTCTAATCATATTATTTTCTAAATCTAAAACACAATTATCGAAACATAAAAGTTTTGTATTAGAATCCATCGTTTCTAAAAATGTTTCATCATAAAATTTCGTGCGACAAGCTTCCATAATGTTTTTTTGAAATGGAATATCCTTTAATTTATTATAAATTTTATTTGCGATTTCTTCCCATTTCTTGATATCTTCTGATTCGGGTTTACCAGTCATAGTAAGTTCATTCTGTGCATTTCTGAATCTTAGTTGAGAATTTGAAAATATAATTTTAATTCTTTTAGGTAATTCCATTTGTAGTTTATATCCCTGAGAACATTTATTCCACTTTGTTCCATCATGATGAAACCATAAATTAGATTTTATATCAGCACAAACATATTCATCTTTTAACATTAAATATACAACTTTGGCAACATCATCATGAGCTCCACCTTCTTTAACACATTTATCAATTAAATCAACAGCATCTTCTTCTTTTATTTTATAATATTCATAAATATTATCCAATTTAGCCTTTTTTTTTAACGATCCTATTGCTATTTCTTTATTATTATAATCTGGAAATGAATCCCATTTTTTTAAACATTCATTTCGACTCTCATATGAATCAGATTGTTTGCTAAATTTATTCCATATATCAAATAGTTCATTACCTATATTTTTTAATATTATACCGGTATTAATCCACAATTCATATTCATTATATCGATCATCTGACCAACATCTCATAACATATTTTTCAATAGTTTTTATATAATCCTCTTTTAATACAGTTTGTATTTCATTAGACATTTCTTGTTCTTCATCATCACTATAATCATATGTATCGATACAATCCAGTGATGACATTATATTACAGTTATTATCTATTATATCCTTTTTTCTAAGTACATTATCAATATCATTTTTATATTTAATATTAATAACATGTTCTTTAGTTAGGTAAAATAATTCCAATAATTCTTTATCAGATAATTCATTATCGATTTCACTTAAATTCTGATAAACATGAGTTACTTTATATGGAACATTATTAGGTTTTGTTGAACCATAAATAAACCATCTAGAAACATTTGTATCAAATATTTTATTAATATCATTAGTTGGTTTAGATACAAATGAATTTAATAAATCTTTAACATCTGACTTTAATGATAGCTGTTTAAAAAACTCTTTGAACACTAATTTATCTCCGATTATGTCTGGAAATAATATATGTAATCCTTCTTTAATAGTAAAACCATCATTATTAGTTTTAGGAGATTCTTTTTCTTGAATATAACATTTTTTATCTTCTATATTATCTATATCGAAATATTCAGATAAATATTTATATATAAATTTAATAATATATTCAATTGAATTTTTATTGATTTGTTTTCCTACTTTAGTACCGTTAAATGTGAAATCTAAATCAATAAATAAAGGTGTAATATCTGGAATGGCTTCAGTAATTGAAATTAAACCATTATTTATGAAAAAGTATTCATAAAAAGTATTTACAAGACTACTTGATAAATCAGTTGGAATATAATAAGATGCTCCGAATTTATATTCTTTATTATCAAAATTTGGAATTATAGTGTGAGTTTTATGTGAATTATTTTCATTCCATTTATATTTTTCCAACAAATTTATCAGATTCATAATTAATATTATAAATTAATTTTATAAATATTTTCAAATTTTAAATATTAATATTTAAAAATATAATTTAATGATTAATATAAGTATATTAAATGAATAAAGTTATTAAAAGATTAACCAAAATAGATATGCGTAAGATAGATGATTTAAAAAATTCAGGAATATATCTTGAATTTGATGAGAATAATGTATTAAATGCTCGAGCAATTATATTTGGACCAGAAGAAACAATATATACGGGTTCTATACTATATTTTGATATTAATTTTCCTTTAGATTATCCATTTTCACCATTAAAAATAAAATATATTTCTAATGGTAATAATATTAGAATACATCCTAATATATATACATGTGGTAAAGTATGTTTATCAATATTAGGTACTTGGCCTGGTCCACAGTGGACAAGTATTATGGATGTATCTTGTGTATTATTATCAATAAAATCATTATTAGATAATAATCCATTATATAATGAACCGGGATTCACGCCAAAAAATATTGAACATACTAAAATTAGTAAAAATTATAATGATATAATTCAACATAATTGTATTTATAGATTATATAATAAAAATAGCAAAAATATACCAGAAAATTTCAAAATCTTTGAACCCATAATAAATAAGCATTTTAAAGATAATAATAATTATATTAATAGTGTAATTGAAAAAAATAAGAATATAAAAAAAAGGATTGAGATACCATTATATAGAATAAGTGATTATATAGAATACAATAGATTATAAATTTGAAATTTATTTAAATCTTATTAATAATAATAATATAGTAATGGATATTAAATTTTGTGATAAATGTGAAAATTTTATGAATTTTTGTATAGATAAAGATGATAAACCTATATATATATGTACAAGATGTAGTAATAGTTGTGAATATAATTATCAATCGGATTCTAATGGTATTCAATTTAATAAAAACATAGAATTAAAAAACATCTTAAATAGTAACATATATTTAACAATGGATCCGACACTACCTACAATTACAACAAAAAATATTAAATGTGTTAATAAAGAATGTAAATCTAATATAGATAAATCAATAGATAATAAGATAAGTTATATAAAATATGATGATGAAAATATATTTTTCATGTATATATGTAAACATTGTGATCAAAAATGGACTAATGATATTTAAATAAATAAATTTGATATAATATAATATTGTTAATTATATTATAATATGAGTGAATTATTTGAAGAAGATATAGTTAATACAACAGATGATGAAAATAATGAAGAAACAGAAACAATAGTATTGGATGATAAAGATCACTTTGATACAACTACTCACTTTACACAACCAATTTTAACAAAATATGAAAAAACAATGATTATTATAGAAAGAACACAACAGTTGTTAAATCAAGCACTCCCTTTAATTAATAACCCTGAAAAATATACAGACATTGATGATATTGTTGAAGAAGAATTAAAACAAAAAAAGATTCCTTTTATAATTAGAAGATCCATTGGAAATAAACATGATTATTATAAATTATCAGATCTAGAAATTTTATAATTTTATAATTATATTTATATATATTTATATATATTCACTATTTTTTTTTATAATATGTATATATATATATATTATAATGGATGATGTTGAATTTGATAATTTAGATCTTATTCTATTCGTATTATTATTTTTATTTATGATTTCGTGTATGTGTAAAAATATATATAGTAAAACAAATTTTTTATTAGAGGGTTTAAAGAATGATAAAGATAAAGAGGAAAAGATAGCGAAGAGGAAATCTAAGAAAAAAGCAGAAAGTGATGAAGAAAAAGCACGAAAGAAACTAGATAAAGAGGAAGAAGAAAAAAAAGCAGAGTCATTAAAATTATCAATGGGAACAATTGATCAATTAAATGCTAATAGAGGGAAAAATAATAATAGATTATCAGATGAAGAATTTTATAAAGAAAATGTAGTAAATAAACAGCAGGCACAGCCACCTCAACAGCCACCTCAACAGCAGCCCCAGGCACCACAACAGCCATCACCACAACAGCAGCCAGATGCACCAGATGAAAATGTCAAGGGTTTTATATCAAATAGTACGTTAGATGATGTGCCACATGATATTAATGAATTTCATGTAGGATTGCCCAAAAATTACAATGAAATATATGGTCCATATAATATGAATAATGTATATCCTGTAAAAGATTTTTCTAGTTTTATTAATTTAAGAAAACCAACAGAAATTAGTGATAAAATATTAACAGCACCAATAACATATAATAGAGGTATTTTTGATTGTTTAGAACAAGTCAATGGATTTATACCAGGCGCGTCAGAACAAATAGAAGAATCATCTCCACAGGAGGTACCTGGATTTATAACAGGAGCTACTAGACAAGATGACGATGATGAAAATAATTTAGTAAATGTTCATATTGTTTGGGCTGATTGGTGTGGATATTCTAATAAAGCAATGGAAGCATGGCCCAAAATGCAGTCGATTATAGGAGATAAACATAAAGATACTAAAATAATATACAAAGATATTCTTGAAAGAGATAATAAAGACTCGATAGGTAGTGGTAGGAAATATGATACAACAGCATTTCCATATATATTTGTGATGGGCAATGTTAATAATAAACCAGTAAATGAGAAATATAATGCTGTAGAAACGGATTCAATGGTTGATAAACTACAAAAGATTATCAATAAATATTATTAATTATAAATAACAATATAAATATTTAGGAAAAAAGCAAAAAGCAACCATATTATGTAGGGTATTAATAAAGAAGCAGCAATCATAGAAATTTTATAAAATTCAGAAATAGTAATTATAGTAAATATAATAATTAAGATCAAATCAATCAAAGCTAACCTGGGACTTTTTAGTTTAAAAAATATAAATGACCAACTAAGATTAAATAATAATTGAACAAAGAAAAATATGATAGGGCGATAATTATTACATTTATTATTAATAATAATTATTATAAAAGATATAACCATTGACAAATATAATATAGGCCACACAATACCAAAAATATAATTGGGGGGACTATATTTAGATTTTTTAAGTTTATAATACCAGTTATTCATATATTAAATATTTTATTTTTATTTTTATCTATAATAATATATATAATTATTATGGAAAATTTTGAATATTGTTTAATTGTAATATTGTTTTTATTATTATTTATTAATTATTGTAGTGGAGAATTTAAGCAAAATAGATATAGATCAGAATTATTAGAACCATCTGTAAAAACACAAAAAGCAATGCGTAAACCAAAAGTAATGCCCAAACTTCACGATCAACCAAGTGACATACAATATAATAATGATTATAATAAGGAAGTAATTGAAAAACAATTTGATGTTGTGAATGATATGACAACTGGTGGTAAAGCAATTGGTGATATAGATGCGAATGCTATGAGTGTTGGTAAATTAGATACATCATTATTTGGACTAAAACAAAAAACGGATCATGTAAGTGGTGTATATGATTCAACTCTATTAGATCACAGAAAGGCATTTAAAATGGACAATGTTCAAAATTTTCCATTAGTTAAAGCATATCAAGAACAAGTATTTGGAACTATGAATAATCGTTCAGATTTATTTTATAATGATCCAAGAATGAATAACGTATCAACTTCCGGTGGTGGTAAACATACGGGTTCTGTAACTGTACATATTGTATGGGCTGATTGGTGTGGATATTCTAATAAAGCAATGGAAGCCTGGCCTAAAATGAAATCAATGATTGGAAATAATCATATGGGTATTAATATTAATTATAAAGATATTCTTGAGAAAGATAATAAACACTTGATTGGTAAAGGTAAGAAATTTGATACTACAGGATTTCCATATGTATTTGTGATAGGCATTGTAAATAATAGACCTATTAATGAGAAATTTAATGCTGTAGACGCTGAGCCTATGGCGAAAGGAGTAAAAGGAATATTAGAAAATCATGCCAATAAATTTAGATCAGAAGAGAATTTAGAGAGTAACGAAGAATCGGATTTATCCACGACTGGATCATTATTAGGATCAGATAAAGGTATGTTATCATTAGATGAGACGCAGGGATCTCCAAGTGATGTGGGTAGACCATTAATGTAAAATATTATTGATGCTTAACAACTTCAACCCTATTTTTTATTCTAGATGATGTTATATCATCAGATTGATTTGTATTTTTTTGAAAATTCTTATCAGAATAATCCCAAAATTCTTTTGCTCCACATTTAAAATTGGGTCTTTCAGGTGCTTTATACCAAAATACTTGATCTACTAGTTGATTACTATTAGCGTTATTATCAATTACTAAGCACTCATAATTTTCTGTACATTGATCCATAACCTGACAAAACATATCAAATGTAGGAAACATTCCCGCATAATGTTCATATAATCTTTTTCTATTTGATACGTAATTTTCTCTTAGTATAAAAACATAATCTATATTTGTTCTAAGATTCGGTGGTATACCTAAAGCATATTGCATAGTCAATAAAAATAAAATCTTATAATGTCTACCATTCATGAATATAGACCTTATATCTGTATTTTTTGTCCAAGAATTATCATACAAACAGTCATCTAAAATCAAAAAAACTCTCGGATCCATATTTGGATTTTGTTTTAATTTTTCAACCATTAATTTTTGCCTTTTTATTATATTTTGAATAATTTGGGCAGTATATTCCTCATGTATAAATACTTTTGGAATAATACTACCATAAAATTCATTAGCCGCCTCTGTACCTGAAATAGCTTGTCCAACCGGTATATTCTGGTGATGATATAAAATATCTTTAACTAAATAAGATTTACCAGTATTTCTTTTACCAATCAATACAACAACCTTATCACTTGTTATTTTATTCATATTAAATTTTTTTATTTGAATTTCCATTAGTTACTTACTATCTATTATATATTTAATTACATTAAAAATACGCAATTAAAAATTAGTTTAAATTATTTAATAAAACTATAATAAATATTAAATAAATGAATATAAGATATAGCATATGGTCTATTGATGAATATAAAAATTTAAATAAAAAATTTAAAGAACATAATCTAGTAAATGATTTACAATTATATTATCCAATATTATCTTTATTCTTTAATTATAAAAATAACAAAAATTCTAAAAAAATAATTGATATTAAGAAAAGATTTAAGATTATCGATATAATTAATTGTAATGATATCTCTCATACATGTTCAAATAAGCTTATAGACGCACTCGTATTAGATAATAATAATAATTTTATTAAATCTAAAAATTTATTTTTAAAAACTATACCAATTATAGATATTGTTCATTATTGTACTAATAAATATGATACAAAATTAAATAGTTTACCAAGTAATTATAAATATAATTATTTAACAAAAATAAATGATATGAATAATACGGCTTATATTGATGCTTTTTTTTCATATATAGCAAGTGAATTATATTTATCGCACAAAACTCCTTCATTAGCTATCTTTTATGGTTCATATGTTGGTATAGGAGATTATAAACATAATATTAGTTCAGATTACTCATATCTGAAAGAATCAGTATATTTTAATGAAAATATAGGTAAATTATATGATATAGCTATAGAAGAATCAGAAAGCTCAGATGATATGGATCTATCTAAATCCACTATAAATTCATTTAAAACTGATAATACAGATAATACTTATGATTCAATGAGTATTACTGATACAGATGATTCTAATTTAAATTGTGACATATATTTATTTTTAAAAAATATTCCATTAAAACAAATAATTATTGAAAAATTAGAAAATACATTAGAATATTATTTATCAGAAAGGTATTTTGATATTAATATTATTATTTCATGTTTTTTCCAAATAACATTCTGTTTAGCATATTTACAAAAACATTTTAATTTTACACACAATGACTTACATATTGATAACATTATGTTTACTAGTACCAAACATAAGTTCTTATATTATAAGTTAAATAATATATATTTTAAAGTTCCAACCTATGGTAAAATTTTTAAAATAATTGATTATGGAAGATCTATATTTGATTTTAAGGGTAAAACATATTTTAGTGATTGTTTTTCAAAATATGGTGAAGCAGATGGACAATATACATACCCAATTGATTCTGTTCCTTTATTTAATAAACAAGATCATAATAATATTCCTATTAATTATAGCTTTGATCTATGTAGATTATCAACAACAATATTAGATTCATTTGAAATGTTTGAACCACCCAAATCTGAATTATTTAATGAATTTTTAAATTTATTAAAGAAAATTTTACTAGATAAAAATAATAATATTATATATGATCCTAGAGAATATGCTTCTTTTTCATTATATATAAATATTGCTAAAAACGCATGTAATGGTATTCCAAAAGATATATTATTTAATCCTATATTTAATATTTACAAAATATCAAAAAAAGAAACAATAAATAAACATATTTACACTTTAAATTAAAATGGAACCTTTGTAGGTTCTATATTTTCTATAACACTTTCTTCTACACCAAGTGGTTCAATTTCTATATTATCATTAGTATCTACTACACATACATTATTAATACAACAAATATACATATAACATATAGTAAATAATCCTATAAATATAATTAATTGATTATTTACTTTATTATCATTAATATATTTATTATCATTTTCATCTTCTACATTATATTTTGTTTTGTAATAAATCTCGGATAATATAACGCAAATACCTCCTACAAATAATGATGTTACAATCGGATTATACATAAATATTATAATATTTTTACTATTTAAATTTTACTCAAATAACGTATAATCATTATCATTATTTAATTTATCTATATCATCTAATATACCATCAACTGTTTCTGTATCATCTACTGTTTCTGTATCATCTACTGTTTCTGTATCATCTATTTTCCCTGAATTTAAATCTGATTCATCTATAATAATTACTTCATTATCTTCTTGATTGTCTTCATTTAATTTTTTTATATCTTTAATATTATTATCTGTTTTTCTTTCTAAATCTGAAATAATTTTAGTTTCTTGTTCATCATCTGAATCATCCTTTATAATCCCAATGTTCTTAAACATATCTATATCTGATCTCTCTTCTGAATCATATGTTTCCGTGTTAATGTTATCCTCATTTATAATATCTGTATAATTAATATTATTTATTTGTTCTATTATAGATTTATTATTATCATTATTAATAATATCATTGATTAATTCTTTATTATCTTCATCTTTTTTTAATATATTATTAATTTTTTCTTCTTCATCATCACTTATTATAATTTCATCGTTGTCATATGTATTCTCTTTAAAATTACTTTCTATTTCTTTAATTATTTTACCCCTTTTAGTATCATTATTTTGATTATTAATAGTATCATTATTTGTATCAATATTAGAAGATTCTGTTTCAATACTTTGAGAATCTATCTCATTCGACATTATCATATGATTTTTTAATATATCTTTTACTGGTAAACATGTTCTTATTGTATATTCAATAGAATCACGTATTATATTTTCAATTATTCTTATATTTTTTTGATATTCACTACTTGTTATACGATTATCAAAAAGATTTGGATTTTTCCATATTTCTCTAGCAATATTTATATAACACTTATGTATAAAATTAATTGTTTTTGGAACTACTAAATTTACTTTTTTATTATAATTTTTACCTATACTAGTTAAAATACGAGTATGACTTATAAATACTGCTGTTATTAAATCGTCTATAAACTCACACTTTGATCGCTCAACTATTTTACTTCTTTCTAACTCAATCATTTCTTGATTCCATTTTATTACATTTTCTAAATTTAATCTAAAATTTTTTATATTCCTCTTTGATTCTATAAATAAATCATGTATTCCATCATATAATCTATCTTTTAAAACATCTATTAGTTGTTTTGTATATTCAACTTTAGCCTGTGAATATATATATGAATAAGCCATAATATTTTATTAATATCTTTTATTACAAATTTAAACTTATAATTTGAAATAATTTTTATGATTATTATAATAAAAAATGGGGTTCTTAAATTATATAAGTACCAATAATGATATAAGAGCCATCGTTGGTTCAATTATGTTAATATGTTTATTATTATGTATACTTACGTGTAATTATAAATTTGCCGTTTGTCAAGAAAATATTAATAAAAATAAAGTAATTCATTCTAGTGGTCATCATAAAATATGTAATAATAGAAATGATATGATTAATTTACATAATAATAATCTAAATAATCTTTAATTTAAAATATTTAAATATATGATTTTTATTATATAGTATTATATAGTATTATATGTTAGATTATTTCGGATCTATTACAAAACCACCCGAAGATGTTGATAAAGAATTAATTGAAACATTTAAAAATAAAGCACCCGAAGAAACATTAAAAATTATAATATCCGATTTAAAAAATAAAAAAGTTATAACAGAATATAGCATTACTGGTTGGAATATGTACGCCAAAAAACAATTATGTGATATTATTGTTATTGAATTAAATAATAGATTACAAGCAAATAATAAAAAATTAAAAGCAACATATTGTTTGAAAAACTATTTAAACGATGATGTAATATATAAAATATTTAATAAATGACATTCGGTTTATATTTTAAAGAATTATTAGAAATACAGTTAAAAAAAGATAATATATATTATCCAAAACATATTAAATCATTTGTATATAGTTGGAATAAATTTATATGGCAAAATACTTACTCTCATGATTTATTATTACTTACAAATATTATTTATAAAGAAATATTTTTTTATTTATTTTTTAATAAAACAATAAATTTTATTTTTATTAATAAATGTTTTAATGTCCTAAATATAATATAATTAAATTAGTAACAAATATTGATTTATATAGTTCATCATTTATAAATTCTTTTAAATCATTATTAAATTTTTCTATTGTTATATCTCTAACATATTTTAAATCATTAAAATTATTTACTTTTTTCCACTTTAAAAATATATAATTATATATATTTTTTAAAATCTGAATATTTATATTTTCTAAAATATTATAAATTTTATTAATATCATAATAATCTTTCAATATATCTAAAAAATTAAATGTATAGTTTTTATTATATGATAATTGATATATTTTTAATAATGATGTGTCATTAACAAAAACAGACATCTATTATATTTAATATATTTTTAAATAATTATATTATAACGTGTTGCCTTTACCAAATATTATTAAATAATTATTATCAACTACTTTCTGTGCTCTTTCTAATGCTGTTTTTCCCCATCTACTAGATTTAGTTTGAGTTGATACATTTTTAAATTTAACATCGTATGAATCATTATCACTATTACATAAATCCATCCAACATGGACACTGTGCATTTCCATCCCATACACGGTGACAATATTCACATGTATATAGTGTTTCGTTCATCTTTTTTATAAAATTTAAAAATATTCTTTTCAAATTTTATATTATTTCTACTTCTTTTATTAATCCATAATCATATTGTTTTTCTTTTATTATATCAATCATTTTATTTGTATATATATCGATTATTTCTTTTAATTTTTTATTTTCATCAACATCATAGACTTGTGTACATATAGTTACAAAATGATTCACAGATTCATCTAAATAATATTTACAATTCTCCAATATATTTTTATTCTCTTTATTATGGTTATCAATATCTAATTTATCTAAATATTTTAATAATCTTTTATATTTTTTTAATCCTTTTAGAAATGATTGTTTATCAAAATTTTTATAATTATATATTCTTTTAATATCATCATGTTTCTCTACATATTCTGATATCTCATCTGGTTTAATTATTTTATTAACATTATCATATATTTCCGTTCTATTCTGAATATATACATTATATAATATATATATAATAAATATTCCTACTACATAGTTTGATATATTATCAAAATATATTATTATGCCAAATATAAACATTAATATTACATAGTCTTCAACCATTTATCTTATTATATTTATAAAATATAATAATATAGATATTATTATTAAAAATATACCCATATAAATACAATTATCTTCATCTTGTAAATATCTAACTAATGTTATACAATGTATCTTTAATAAATATATAATATTTCTATCTTTATTATCTACTAGTAGATCATCATATTCTAATTTAACTTTAACTAACATTTTTTTGTATTCTGGCCAAAAATTAATAATAACGTTCGTTAAATTCATAAAAATATCACCCATTTTAACATCCATTATTGTTTCTTTTTTTTTATCATCTTGATCACTAATTATTTTATTGTCATTTATTGTTTTTTCTATTATTTCTTCATCTATTTCATTGTATAATTGTGGTATTTTTTCAAATATATCTTCTCCAACCGGAGTTCTTCCAAAAAAAATATCATCTTCATGTTTAAAATTAAAATATTTATCATATTTATTTTCATCTAATTCTGAAATATTCATACTTATTATATATTAGATTAATTAATATATGAAATTAAATGTACGTTTGATAACATCATGCGTCTACAACAATATTTTTTTAATCCTAAATCATCCAAAACTTTCCCTTCAATAGATTTATCATTATTTTTTAAATTAATATATTTAATATCTAATTTATTATCATTTTCTTTCTCATCTTTATTTTTTTCCATATTTGACATTATTATAAATGGATCCCATTTATCTGCAATAATATTATTACATGTAAAACATCTAATTGGTATTAACATTATATATATATGTATATATAATATAATACTTATATCAAATTTATTTAAATATAATACATATATTTATTATTATATGAGAGAAAGTTTAATTCATAAAAATGAAAAAAAAAATGAGTCTTTAATCAGTTTTGAAGAAAATGATAATAAAAAAAAATGTTGTAATTTAAAATGTTGTATACTAACTAGTATATCTTTAATATGTTTGACGTCTATTGGTGGATTAATATATGCTAATATTATTTGTAGAAGTTTCACTAATAATCTGTGTGATATAAATAATAATTGCCCAAACTATTCACCTTGTGAATCTGGATCAGGGTTGTAAATTTATTATAATAATAAATGATAAGATCAATGAATTAGAAAAAAAAATAGATAAAATATTAAGTATTTTAGAATATAATATTCACCAAATTGTTCTAGAATGAATTCACATATATCTTTTATAGAATCTGTATATAATAATGCAATAGTATTTAATATATTCGTTTAACAAATAATTAATTTGAAATATTTTTTTTTGTTTTATTACAATTACAATTTAAAAATGCCTACTTGGGTCGAAATTGTTAAGCGTGGGCTACCAGACCCTAATGTTGATGAGGATGTTGGGCTTAGCAAGGAACAAGAATATGAGGACAGGTTTGGGCATCTAGAGCACGAGTTTACTACTGGGTGGGAGGATACGTATGACTCACTCACACCAGATGTAATTAATGAGTATTGGAAAGATATGTTTAGTTATATGAATAGCTTTAATTTTGAGGATGGTGAAAACTGTGGATCTATTCCAAAGTCGTACGTTAAGAATGGAATAAAGTATTCATTACTTGAGTACTCAACCCATGCATTTTCGTGCGATGATCCGAAGTGCCAAGCGATATTCCACTATATCGATGATCAAGATGGTGGAGCAGCATCGGCACTAGTTTACACACATCTGCCTATATATACTTGTAGAGATGAAGCAAATTGTGATATTAATGTACCTGAACTATGTGGATTATGTTTATCAAAGTGCTAACATAGATTATTGTATATTTTTTTTAAATCAACCTTTTGTGGTAAACATTGTGTTCTATTAAATTCTTCAATATTAAACATAATTTTATTCAATATAGAATTTTGTTCATTTTATTTATTTATTGATAAATTTATATATATATATTAATAATATGTGCGTATAATATCCCGATAATAATTCCACATAATATTTGATTTATTGTATGTTCTTTATAACATAATTTATATAATATACCAATAGCTGTTATTATTATTAACTTTAAGATATCTTTATTATTAAGTTTATAATGTATAATAAAAAATGTTGATATATATGATAATGTCGCGGATTTAGTTGAAGGCATGCCATATGTGTTTGATTCTATTGGTCTTTTTTCTTTTAATACACTTTTTAATATTTTTACTATATATTGTAATAATATTAATCCACCAAAAAATATAACACAATCATTTTTATTCATAATTTTTTTATATATATATATTATATATATATATAATGGTTCATTTATCAAGCCCACAAATGATTTCAATTATGATATTTTACTCAATCATTACATATTTTATTGGTCCACTAGTAACAAGACCATATATGGGTGATCATCCTGACCAGTGTATTGCTGGATTTTTATTAGGTTTTACAGTGTCTATATTCCTATGGATGAAATACGGTAGAAAATATGCCGAAACATATAAGTATACAAAAAATTTAAGAAGATATTAGATATGAATAAAAAAAAAATATTATATATATATTATATAGAAAATGGATGATAATAGCTTACTCATGATTGTTTTGGCGTTTATTTTAGGATGTATGTGCTCGGGGATGATGAAGCAGATGTGTGGTGGGCGTATGGTTGAGGGGATATATGCCAACGACTGTAACAAGTAAATGTATGATAAATGCACGGGCTAATGAACCAGATGATGGCGATAGATTTATTTGCTTATCTGATATATATTATAAACGAGGTGATATTAATTTTAATTGTTAATGAATGAAAAAAAAAAATAATAATAAACTAATATATTTAATAAGTTATATTATGTATAAAAATATAATATTACTTGGTGATATGGGTTCTGGTTATAATGAACAATATGATGTATCTAAACTAATAGAAAAAATTATTAAAAAAAGTAATCAAAATGCTATATGTGGTTTAGGTGATAATATTTATGAAGATGGATGTAAAACAGCTAGAGACAAGCAATTTAAAATAAAATTCGAGAATCCATACAAAAATATTTCTAATAACAATAAATTTTATATGTGTTTAGGTAATCATGATTATCATACGAATCCTAAAGCACAAATAAATTATGGAAAGATATCTTCTAAAAATAACGGAAAATGGGTGATGCCAAATAATTACTATTCTTATACATTGAATAATATAGATTTTTTTGTGATAGATACAAATATAGATTATATGAATCGATCAACTATTAATAAACAATTAATTAATATGAAAAAATTAATGGATAAGCCAACTAAAAGCAAATGGAGAATAATGTATGGACATCATCCATTAAGAAGTGTTGGTGGACACGGTAATCCACGTAAATTATTAGAAAAATTTATAAAAGAACTTATAATTTATGGAGGAATAGATATATATATGTCAGGCCATGATCATAGTAAACAATTAATCAAAATGAATATAAATAATAAAAATGTATTTCAAATTGTTTGTGGAACAGGTGGAAAACCTGGTGATAAATACATTAACAAAAAAAATATGCATGATTGTAAATTATTATATTATTCTAATAGTATTGGCGTGTGTAACATAAAATCATTTAAAAATACATTAAATCTCTATTATTATAATCCTAGTAAAAAAGAATTTAGTTACAGATTTATAAAATAAATATATTAATTATAATATAATGAATCAATCAGGTGGAGATAGTGATAAATTGTATACTATTTTACAATTAGAAAAAATTTTATATTTACCTAAATCTAATTTATTTAATAATGAAACTACAGATAAATATATGAATAGTATTGATTCCTATACACTTATATATCTAATAGAAAAATTAGAATTATATAATGTAGATTCTATTAATAGAATATTTAAACCATCCATGTACGGTGGAAATGAAGATCCAGAAATTAATCCAGATATTATACAAAATCAAAGTACATCGGATCCGGAACAACAACCAATGGAACAACAACCAATGGAACAACAACCAATGGAACAACAACCAATTGAACAACAACCAATGGAACAACAACCAATGGAACAACCAATGGAACAACTAATGGAACAACAACCAATGGAACAACAACTAATGGAACAACAACCAATGGAACAACAATCAATGGAACAACAATCAATGGAACAACAATCAATTGAACAACCAATGGAACAACCAATGGAACAACCAATGGAACAACCAATGGAACAACCAGATACTGATGAAAGAGAATCTGAAAATTTAGAATCAAATATTCAAGATGAAGATTTAGATAATACTAAATATGAAACAATGACAAGTAAAACGATTGATCCAAATGTAATGCTGAAAGTTCCAATGGCACCCGAAGATACAAATTATGAATTACAATATGATGATCTAAAAAAAGCGGTCGATAAAGCACAAGAGAAAATTTTAGAAATTCAAAAGTCTATAGCAGAAAAAGATATTAAATTAAAAGATTTTCACTGTGTTAAGAATGATTCGATTGGGGAATATTTTAATTTATTTGATTATATATTAGATTGTAGTAATATATGTATAAAAGATATCAATTGGTATAATGTAATAATAAATCAAGAAAAATTAGATAATGAATATGAGTTATCAATTGAACGAGATAATACTAATTATTTAGGAATAGATGTTGAAGAATTAGACAGTATTTTATCAGAATTTGTAGATGATAATGAATTAGAAGATATATTTAGAAACAGAATAGTAGAATGTGCTTATATGGAACCAGTAATAACATATCCACAATATCCAGACCCACCACAAAAACCTGATTCAGATATTAAAGAATTAGTTGAAAAATATAATAAAGAAATAGAAGAGTACAATTCTAAATATAATAAACCTCCAGAACCTATAATAGAAGAAGATGAATGTCATAAATGCTTAAATGATTGTATATTATATTTAAATCCTAGTTATAAAGGATTTTTATATAAAAATCACGATCGCGTAAATACGGTAGAAAAACTAAGAATGCTTGTTTATTGTGAATTAAGACTTAATAAATTTATGAAATATCTTAAATTAGAATCTGATCGTTTATTCAATAAAAATTATCAAATTGTAACGGATATATTATTAAAAATAAAAGATAAAGAAAATGAATTTCAAGATATAAGAAAAAATAAAGATATTGAAATAGAAAAAAACACTGCGGATCTAGCAGATTTAAATAGTAAATTAGCAGACAAGAAGAAAGAATTAAGTAATCTAATAACCAAGATAAATGAATATAATAAAAGTGGTGGTGCAGAGGGTGATATTGAAGGATCAGAAATAGTTAATAATCCGATTGACTTAGATTCTGAATCTTCTGAACCTGTTGACTTAGATTCTGAACCTGTTGACTTAGATTCTAGTTCAGATGATTTAGGATCTAGTTCAGAAGATTTAGAATCTAGTTCAGATGATTTAGAATCTAGTTCAGATGATTTAGGATCTAGTTCAGAAGATTTAGAATCTAGTTCAGATGATTTAGGATCTAGTGGTGAAGAAGGTATCGCAGAAAGTGATGATACATTAACAAGTTATTATAGTTCAACAGATGATGATGATGATGTTACAGAATATTTTTCTACAGAGGAGGAGGAATCTTCAGACAATGATATAGATACTATACCCAGCTGTAAAGTTATAGCAGAAGATATTAAAAAGGGTATTATAAAAAGAGAAAATTTTATTTATTTAACAAATAAATGTTTAGAAGAAGTTGATAATGCACTGAGATCATAAATGTTTAAAATTAAATTAATAGTAATAGTAATAGTAATAGTAATAGTAATATGAATAAACTCAAAGATATAAGTCATAAAGCATATGATATAGAAAAAATAAGATATGTTAATTTTATTTGTAAAAATCCAAATGTAAAAAAAAAAGAATTCATTGAAGATAAGATTACAGCAATCCATAATGATAAATTATCTTATATTAGTATGTATTACGGTAAAAATAATATGATATATTTAACCACACCAGTTATGGTATGTCCATTTGGAGTTAATCAAAGTAATGGATTCATAATGAATCTTCAATTTACTAATTATGAGAATGATGATAAGATGAAAGAATTTTATTTATTTATTAAAGCATTAGAAGAACTTCAGAAAAATCATATTGGGATAGATGATTCTAATGATGATTTATATATATCACAAGTAAAGAGAGATAAACATCGAAAATACGATCCTAACCTTGTTGTCAAATTACCATTCCGGCAAAATAAGTTTGAATTAGAAGCATATAATAAAGAAGGAGAACATATAAATGTATTAAATATTCCGAGATTTTGTAAAGTTCAATGTGATATATATATTGATAAGATATGGAAATTTAATGACCAATATGTATGTAAATGGAAATTACATAAATTAACGATAAAATAATTTATTGTTAATTAATATATAGAAGATGGATGATAATAGCTTACTTGTGATTATTTTGGCGTTTATCTTGGGTTGTATGTGTTCTGGCATGATGAAGCAGATGTGTGGTAATAAGACTTATGGTAGTCAAATGGTACCACATAGGAGATATAATACATGTAATAAATTAATCGAAGGAGCATCTAATGGGCAACATAATTTTGAAATAGATAAAAGAGATTCTGGGTGTTTCCCAGCAAATATTTTATTTGATGATGATGTTTCTTTAATCGAATTAAAGAGGGATGTTAATAATTATAGTAGTGATGATTATTTTATTAGAGGATACGGTTTGGAAAAACCCACTATTAGTCGTGTGACAGAACTTATATTCGACGATAATTATATAATGTTTAAATTTAACAGGTCCGCGGATTCCGAGCCCCCTGTATATGTTACTAATACATTAACTAGAAATGAGTATCAGGTGAAGGCGGATGATTGGAACGGGTATAAAATTTCTGTTATATACGTACATTATCCTAAATATGGAATGATTCTAGTATACCCCAAAAGCGATGAATATAATATAGGAAAAGAAAAATTTCCAGTAATGATGTTAGATGATACCCTCATGAATTTTGTGGAAAAAAAAATATAAAAAAAAATATAATATATTTTTTTAATACTATTAATTTTTATGCGTTATATTATAATTATAATTAATTAAGAAATAATTATATATAATGAACGAAGATATATTTAATTATTCAGAAATAAATGTATCAGACGTACATTTCGATATGCCCCAGAAAAAAAAAAATTTTTATTATAGTTTAGTGAATTATAATAAGAAAAATAATTTACTATGTCATGTAGCAAATGTACAATTTATAGAATATAAAGAAGAATCTATACCGACAATCAAAGTTATTATAGATAATAAATTTAAAAAATTTTTAGAATTATTAGATAAACAATGTGAATCAATTATAAATAAGAACAAACAAAAATGGTTTAATAAAGATATACCGAAAGAAATAATAACTAAAATGTATAATAAAATTATAAAAGAGCCGGATGAAAATAATATAGAAATCCGTGTAGCCAAATTAAATGATACAATTATATGTAAGATATTTGATATGGAAAAGATAAGAATAAATATGAGTGATATAAATATGAATGACAAATTCGCATGTATAATTAATTTAAAGGGTATTATAATAAATAAGAAATCATTAAAATATGATTTATGTATAAATCAGATAAAATTAAATAGAGAGAGTATACCTAAGCCAATATCGAGTGACAAATGTATTATAAATGATGATGAAGAAGAAAAATATTCGGATGAGTATATAGATAATATAGATATTGAGGAGAGTTATATTAAAGATAAAATTAAAATATTATATTCTCAAAAAATGGAAGACATTGAAATGATTAATCAATTAAATACAAGGATTAAAAATATAGAAGAAGAAATAAAATTACTAAAATATAAAATTAATATAAATTAAATTTTTTTATAATATAATATATATATATATATGGATTCAGATCAAGTTCTTTATTTTGCAGTATTTTTACTATTTTCATTAATTGTTTATCGTCAAATGTGTGATAGATCAAGACGGCGTTACTCAAGAATACCAAGACCAGCATATTCTTTTGAGGCGATGGATATAGGAACTGATGATAGTGGAGATTCATTGACAGGAGAAGATTCATTGACAGGAGAAGATGCATCATTTGGAGGCACAAACGTTAGAGGTAGAACGGGTAATGATTCATTAGTTGGAACAGGTGGGGCATCTTCAGGTGGATGTCCTATTAATGCTAGAAGACAACAGGATAATTTAAAAGATTGGAATATGAGTGGATTAGGATCGGGTAATTACAGATCAGAGGAAGATATAGAGATGAATGAATCTTTTAGAACTGTTGATTATAGTCAAATAGGAATGAATACGACTGATCAAGTAAATAAATCATGTTATCCACAGACCATATTATCATCTAAAGAACTACTACCAGCGGATTTATCGGCAAATGTAAAAGATTTTGATACGGCATCTAAAGATTTAGGTCAGGGTATATTAGATGGTATAAGTTACATAGATGCTGGTTTTCATATTGGGGTGAATACAGTGGGTCAAAGTTTAAGAAATGCCAATAGACAGCTTCGATCTGAACCAGCTAATCCACAGGTGGCAGTTAGCCCATGGTTAATGTCAACTATTGCTCCTGATTTAGAACGCAAACCATTAGATAATACAACATGTGCTGTATAAAATTTGATAAGTATTTAAAATAATAATAATAATAATAGTTAATTTATAAATGGATAAAAAATTTTCAGTAAATCCATATAATGGTAATAATATTTTAATAAATTCGGATGATATCATTGATATTATGAATAAACTTAATATCAATGATTTTAAAGTCAATGATATATCTAAATACCAAAGAGCATTTGTACATAAATCATATACAAGACTAGATGATTATAATAAATATAAAAATATAAATAAATCTTTAGAATTATTTGAATCATCATATGAAGTATTAGAATTTTTAGGAGATTCTATATTAGGTTCTGTTGTATCTAGTTACTTATATAAGAGATATCATGAAATACATAATCAAAATGAGGGATTTTTAACAAAAATGAAAAATAATATTGTTAATGGCGAATCATTAGCAAGATTATCAAATATTTTAAATTTTAATAAATTCATTATAATATCAAAATATATAGATGATGATTGTAATGGAAGAGATAATATGAATATATTAGAAGATGTATTGGAGGCATTTATAGGTGCGATATTCTTAGATAATAATTATTATATAGTAGAATCATTTATAATTAATTTAATAGAAAATAATATTAATTTTGGAGAATTAATAATTACAGATAAAAATTATAAAGATCAATTATTAAGATATTATCAGAATAATTATAAAGAATCCCCAATATATTCAAATGATTATAATCCATTAAATAAAACATATACTACAATATTAAAAAATAATAAAACGAATAGTAATATTATAGGGTATGGTAATAGCAAAAAGAAATCTGAACAAGATTTATCTAAAAAAATATTAATAGAATTAGGTGTATTAAATTAAATTATAATATATATATATTATAAATCAATGGTTAAAAAACTAGAATTAAATCAGAATATATCAAATATCATACATATATTTTTTGATGGTAATTTAAGTAATTTAGATCTAGATAAATTAAAAATAATATATAATGATCCAAGTCAAAATATAAATGATATGATATCTAGTAATGACTATAAATCATTAAAAACAATTATAAAATATTTAAAAAATCCAAAAGCTGATATAAGAATAATTTTAAAAGAAAAGGATATCAATATAACTGAAACTAAAACAAAAAAGAAAAGTAAAACAAAACAATATCCAATTGTAAATACAATCACAAAAAAGAAAGAAGAATCGCCGTTATTTATTACATCGCAAAGAAAAGCATTTGTTAAATGGATAAATGATGTTTTTTATCCAAACATACTGAAATTATCAGATGATAGTATACTAAAAAGTTATCAATATTTTATTAAAGAATACTTATCACTAGAAACACCATATAGAGGTGTATTAGTATATCATGGATTAGGAACAGGTAAAACAGCATCAGCAATATCAGCGGCTGAAGGATTATCTAAAAATATTCCGATAACAACAATGTTACCCGCATCACTTGAAATAGAATTTATAAAAGAAGTTAAATTATGGGGTGACCAATTTTTTAAAATAGATAAAAATAACTGGGTTTTTTATGACATAAATGAATTCAAAAAAAATAAAGAACTAAGAACTAATATATTTAAATTATATCAAATATCATTGGATGTTATTACACAAATATACAATATAATTAAACGCAAAACGAAAGACAAAGATATTGAAGAAGGATTTTGGGTATATAGTGAAGATATAGAATCGGATAAAGAAAGAATAAAGACAATTAGTGGTAATTTAGTGGGAAATGAAAAAATTAAAGTTAAAAAATTGACAGAGAATGATAAAATATATATAAATGAACAAATTTCAGTAATGATATCAAAAAAATATAATTTTATTCATTATAATCCATTTCCAAAACTAGAGGTAGAAAAAAAAGAAAGTGGAAATTATACAGATAATCAAATGATATCTTTAAGACTCCAAGAAAAACTTAAAAAAAATAAAAAATTAGGAATTAATTCACCATTTAAAGATGAAGTAATAATTATTGACGAAGTACATAATTTAGTTAGAGAGATTTACAATAATAGTGGTCCATCAAGAACATATTATGATTGGATAATTAATTCCGTTGATTGTAAAATTATATTTTTATCAGGTACTCCAATTATAAATAAACCATCTGAAATAGCAATATTATTTAATATGTTAAAAGGAATAATTAAATTACATACATTTGTTGTTAATGATAATAGAGGATTGGATGAATTAAATGATAAATTAAAAACATTATTTTATACAAATTACTCACCAGTTAAACAGTTTTTAATAAAAAAAATAAAAGGTAAATATGTAATCACATTTATAAAAAATACAAGTAATTTTGAATCTATAATGAAAGATAATAATATAATATATACAGTTAAAAGAGAGGAATATAATTTTGATAGTTATATAGATTATATATTTAGTAAACTAAAACAATTATTTTCAATAGATAAGATTTTACCAACTAGAAATGATATTGAAGAAAATAAGAATAATATTATAGCAGGTAAATCAGTAATAGTAGATTTTGATATTAATGTACCATTTAATAATGATCAAAAGTTATTTGATATGTATTTAGATGATACAAAAATAGATCTTACAGAAAATGAAAAATTTATGGAATTCTTTATTAATGATGATAATACAATTGACGATAGAAGAAGAATATTATTAAAAAGAATGATTATGGGTTTAGTATCATATTATCCCATAGATCGATCATCAATAAAAAACATGCCTAGTATAGTAGAACCAGTTAAAACGGAGCAATATAATAATTATTCAATATCGAATGATATTAATATTGAGATGTGTCCTATGAGTTCATCACAATTTATTAAGTATGAAGTTGTGTGGAAATCTCAAAAAGAAAAAGCAATAAAAATGAGTAAAAAAGCTATATATGATGATGATACATTTGATTATCATATTAGAACACGACAGGCATGTAATATGGTTTATGATAATGATAAATTCAGAACAGTTAAATCAGATGAATCAAATAAAAATATGATAGTAAAAATGAAACAAGATGAATATAACAATTTACAAAAAAATAATAGATTATCATATGATGGTGGATTAAAATTTTTATCTCCTAAATTCTATAAACTAATTAAAAATATAAATAAATATATTAAAGATGGAAAATCTACTGGTAAAATATTATTTTATAGTGAATTTAGATCAGATGCTGGTTCTGAAATATTTGAACAAGTATTAATATCAAATGGGTATACTAAATATGATTATACAAATACAGATGATAAATATGATGGTTTGCGCTATACATTTATTACCGGAATGGAATCTGATTTAGAACGTAAAAATAATAAAGAAGCATTCAATGATATTGATAATTTATATGGAAATAAAATACAAATTATGATTATTTCATCGGCTGGCGCTGAAGGTATATCTTTAACTGCGGTTAGACAGGTACATATATTAGAACCATATTGGAATTTCGTTAGAATTAATCAAGTATTTGGTCGAGCTATACGATTGGGATCACATAATGATTTACCTGAATCAAAAAGAAATGTTGAACAATATTTATATTTGTCTGTATTTCCAGATGGTAATAATATTAAAGATATCTTTTTATCAATGAGTAAATTAGATACATGGAATACACCAGATATTAATGTTAATAATGATTTAGTTAATTTTTTGTATACTAATCATAATGAATTATATGGTCAAATTCAAAAGATAGTAAAAATAAAAAGCGATACAATGTATAGAACTGTTGATCAAGTTATATTTGATATTATGGAAACTAAATATAACATATCACAAGAAATTATTAATGTTATAAAAGAAGCATCGATAGATTGTATTCAAAATTCAAGAGATAATATTATATTAAATGAAAATTGTATTCGATTTGATAAATCTATTCAAGATGAAGATGCTTTTTTCCCAGGAATTAATGATTCTAATTTAAATTCGATAGACGAAAGACAATTAGAATCTAAAATAAAAAAAATAACTGATAACATATATTTGATACCCGGTAAAGAAGATGATAATGATGTATTTATATATTATGAAGTTAAAAATAATAAAAAAATAGATATAAGATATATAAGAGAAACTGGTATAATACTAGGAATATTAGATCCATCATCCATGATATATTATAATTATATTACAAATAGAAATTATCTAAAAGATAAGTTAGGTAAAATTTTTTCTCCTATACAAGAAATTTACCGATTATCAGAAAAAGAAATAAATGATGTTTCAGAATCTAAATATATAAATCCAAATAAATATAATGATCTAATTGGATATAAAGTAAAACACAATGTATCTGATAAATTAATGTATTATAATAATGATGATAGATTAATTACTAGATTATATGATTTTGATATGCTTTTACAAAATGGATTTGATATATCAGTTGTTACACCTATTATATTTAATGATAATAAATTATATAAATTAGATAAAACATAAAAAATATATTATTTTTTTTTGTTTTTTTTTATATTTTCTTTTTTTTTTTGTCTTTTCTTTCAGTAATAACTGAATTTTTATTGAACGGCGCTCCTGTGCTTTTCGATTGCCTCTTTCAGATCCATCTCAACGAATTCATCGAGATTTTTTGGTTCAAATGTGACACCCGAACCATCAAACCCCCAATTGTTGAGAATGTAGACACCAATGAAAGGATGAGTCGAATTCTTTTCTAGTGGGGAGTACTTGAGCACCATTGATACTACAGCGCCCGGATATACATAGTTTCCAGCAGCGCAGTATAGCACACTATTTGGTACGTAACCTGTTCCCCATCGACACTGAATGACTGCGTAGTGATCACCCATGGTCTTAACGAACACCCGTGCCACGAATGAATCCACCTTAGAATTTCTAAGATGATCAACAATCGCGCCGTGTTCATAGTTCAACCTCGGATCAACAATGATGTTATCGCCGACAACATCATTGATGTGTTTCCTCAACCGAGATCCGTAATCGCAGTTCTCTTCCCACATCTCTACGATTTCTTCCATTTCTTTTTCCGTAGGATGTAACATGATGCCTTCGTCTTCTTCATCACAGTTGGTTTTCTTGTACCACGATTTCTTCTCAGCTTCATCGAGGTCTCCCTCGAGATCGTTCAGTTCTTTATCGAACACTTCCCACATAAGGTCATCATCCTCTTGGCGGTGAAGTTTCATCTCCTGGAGACGTTCAATCTCCTTGTCAATCATAGCATCAGACTGGTAACCGTCCATTTCCTTTACACTCCTAGTGCTCAGAACTCAACAGTAAATCAAGTTCTGAACAATTTGCTGAAACTATGAAAGCCACAGCGTTTATGTGTGTATAATATAAAAAAAATATATATTTCAAATTATTATAATAACTTCAATAATAGTAATTTAAACTATAAACATATGAGTTGGTATTATTGTGAACATCATGATATATTTCTGGTGGCAATGTATACATAAAACTAGCATTTAACTTTTTTTCATTAATTTTTTTAAAATCATTTTTATTTAAAATATATTGATATTCGTATAAAGAATTATTAATTATTACAACATCACAATATTTTTCAGGATGATTATGTATTCCTGTAATTGCTTTTGGATACCATTTTAATAAATATAAGTTATTTATAAATGGAATTTTATATTTAACATATCTCATAATTAACTATATTTATATATTAATAATTATGTTTTATATTAATATAAAAATTAAATTTGATATAATATTATAAGTTTTACTAATAATAATAATAATATGGATATTTTCTGTGATATTGACTATAATAATTTAGCATGTAATATAAAAGAAAATAAATTCTCTGAATCAAATAAAATAAATAAAATAAATATAAAATCAGATAATAAAAAGTCAGAATCTAAATATTTAATAGATGAAATTTTTTCAAAAAATGATATAGAATATTTTAACGCAGATGATAAAGATTTATACAGAGAACAACTTAAAATAAAAATAGCAACACAGATTGATGAGAAATCTGATAAATACTATGATTGTTTTAATTATAAAAAAGTTTTTTCAAAAAAAATAATCCAAACAGGTTTACTAAAAATTAATTATTTATCTAGTATTTTATATTTAATAGATCTTTACAAAACGAATATTGTTATTCAAGATATTATTACTAAAAAATATATATGTTTATCATCTAGATACAATAAAACTGATGTATATATATTTAATAATAATTGGAAATATGATAAAGAAATAAATATAAATGATATAGAATATGAAAGATATGATAAAACACATAATTATTTTATATATGATATTAAATCTATGTACATATATAATAATGATATGAATACAATAAATAACTATAAATTAGATGATTTAAAAACTTTAGCAAAAAATAAAAATATTGTAATATCTAATGGTGTTAAAAAACTAACAAAAAAAGAAATTTATGATAAGTTATATTATATGTGTATATAATATATATGATTAAACATATTAATTTAACAAATATAGAAAATATATTATTACCGGTTATATCATTATTAGTTGCATGTATATATCAAATATACTCAATTATCTTTATTTATGCTAACTCAACTGTTGAAAATAAAGTAGAAATAACTTCACTAAATGTTATTATTTTTACAACATTTATAAATATAATACTACTAATTATTAATTTCTACAAAGTTATAAATTTTTTTATGATATATGGATTAAATTTATTTGGAGTTGTAAATGCTATATTATTAACAATCGCGGGTATAATTATTACTATATTACCGGGAATATATATAAATAATATTCCCAATAGAAATATTTTTTGTAGTTGCTCAAATGGTATGGCAAATGTTAAATTTTTCCCATCTAAAAATGAATGCTGTAAAAAATGTAATCAAGGATATCATTTAATCGATATAGATGAAAATAAAATATGTGTAGTAGATAAATAAATTTGATATAAATAATATTTAATATTAAATAATATATATATATATAGTTTAAAAAATGCTAAATCTAAATATAGAAAATATGATAAATAAGTCATTAGAAAATAATAATTATGAATTAGAATTCGTATATAACAATAATTCAAAATTAGATAAATTAACATTTATAAAATTACTTGATTATTGTAAAGAAAATTATGAATTTATAGATGACAATAACTATTTAGATATAAGAGTAAAAAATTTAAAAGAATTAAGTAAAGAGAGAATAACAATAAGTAACCTACATGATATAAAAAAATATTGTAAAAATGACAAATTAGAAGATAATGTAGAATATGTAGAAAAAAAGATATCACCGGAACATAAATATATATCAGATGATTATAATTTTAGAATAAATTTAAAAGAAGAAATAGAATTATCCGAAAATAGTGAATCAATTATTAAAATATTAAGTGATTGGGAATCTTTATTAAAACAATTCAGATATAAAAAAAGATTTAGTTTCTTATTACCGAATAAATTATTTAGAATTGATTTAACAATAGTTAAATCATCAACATATAATAATTCTTTAAAAACGTATATGATGTATCAAACATTTAAATCTGCCAATATTTTAAATAATCCTGAAACATATGAATTTGAGATAGAATTTATAGGAAATATATTAGATGATGGTAAATTATTAGAAACGTATCGTTCAAAAGGTAAAAATACTACTTTTCAAAAATTATCTCCAAGATTAAATTATATAGAAACTAAAACAACTGACGATAATTTCGAATCTATTGTGGGTGAATTAGTGATCATATCGGATGAATATTTAAAAAAAAAGAGATTAAAAAGTAAATTATCTGGAAAAAAGGTAGCATATGTAGAAAAAATTATTGTAGAAAATGAATTAACAAGTGTAGAATTACATATAAGTGGTATGGATAATATGATTGTTCCAATCACTGAAATAAGAAATGATAAATTTTCTATAGAAAATTTTGAATCAGAAAAAATAGATAGAACAATTATTAAAAAAATAATGAATGAATTAGAAGATTATATATATACTTTTTTAACAGTTATTCATAATACTAAATTAATATTACCAAAAACAAAAATTAATAATATATTAAGTAATTATTATGAATTAACTAATCAAACAAAAAATAAAGTATTTATGGGTCCACAACCAGTTACATTAAATTTTAATTCTTTGGATAAAAATAGTTTTGGTTCAATAATCTATGATTATGCTGTTACAGAAAAAGCAGATGGTTTAAGACATCTATTGTATATTGGAAAAGATAAGAGAGGATATTTAATTAATTCGAAGATGAATAATATTGTAGATACTGGAATTGAATTTCCAGTAAAAGGAGAATGGTTATTAGATGGTGAATATATCCAAAAAAATAAAAATAGTGAAGATATTTGTCTATATATGATATTTGATGTATATTGGGCAGAAGATACACCTAAAGAAGCACATAAATATCCATTTATAGACAATGGTATTTCAAGAAGTGAAATATTAGATAAATTTAAAGAATATGTTAAAAAATCCAAGGTAAAAGACGAAGATTTTAAAACATTTAGAATAGAATTTAAAACATATGAGTTTGGAGCATCTAGAATAGCTGATGTTAATAATAATAAATTATTACAAAAAACAATATTTATAAAATCTAAAAATATTTTAGATAGAGCATCAAAAGGAGCATATGAATATCATATAGATGGTTTAATATATTTACCAGTTAATTTACCAGTCAAATCAAGTAAAGATATGAAACCCCAGAACTTCATTAATGGTACATGGAATTATAATTATAAATGGAAACCCCCAGAAGAAAATACAATTGACTTTAAAGTTAAAATAGTTAAGGAATCTATTCAGAAAAGAAATATGAAAGTATACAAAGATACAATATATCCATATACAACAGATGATGGCGATGAAAAAGTAGTTAAATATTATAAAAAAGTAAAGTTAATTGTTGGATATGATGAATCAAAGGATGATAATATATTATTTTGTATGAAAATGATTGGCAAAAATACAAGATCAAAAACGGAAATAAAATTTAGTCCAGAATATGATATAGATGTTGGATATACGAATATTCCACTAGAAAATGGAAAACTAATGTGTTTAAATGATAATAAAGAAATAACTGATGGATCTATTGTAGAATTTAGATATAATGAATCTGCTAATAATGGAATGATATGGGAACCCATTAAGTTACGCGACGATAAAATAAAACCACAATTCTTTTTGATCGCTGATAATGTATGGAATACAATTATTAATCCTATTACAAAAAATATTATAAGTGGTAATTATAACATTGAAGATTATATAATTAATGATAATATTTCCAATAATTTATATTATGTAGAAGATATTGAATCAGAATCAAGATCATTAAGAAGATTTCATAACTATGTAAAATATCAACTTATTACTGGTATATGTTCATTAAAAAAAGTATCTATAATGGATACTTCTATTGGAAGGGGAGGTGATATATCTAAGTATATTCAAGATAATATTGACTGTGAATTATTATTTGGATTAGATATCAGTTCAGTTAATGAAGCATGTAAAAGATATGTTAATACTATTAAAACTAAAAAATTAAATACAATATTTATACAATATGATACTAGTTATAATATAGAATCGAAGAAAGGATTGATAGGCGATGACAATGATAAAGAATATTCTTCAAATATAATAAATATTCTATATAATCAAAATCAGTCAATTCCTAAAGAATTTAATTATATAAGAAAAATATTAAAAAGAAAAGCATTAGATAAATTTGATATTATATCATCACAATTTTCATTACATTATTATTTTAAAGACCAAACTACATTCAAAGGATATTTGAGTAATTTAATTGATAATTGTAAACACGGGGGTTACTTTATTGGAACATGTTATAATGGAGAAAAAATATTTAATGAACTTAAATCAAATAATAAAATAGAATATATTAATAATGATGGTCATCTAGTTTATAGTATAGAAAAAAAATATGAAACAGAAGATTTTAAAGATGTTAAATTTGGTGAAAGAATTGATGTATATATGGATTCTATTGGTAATACGTATACCGAATATTTAGTTAATTTTGATATGTTCGTTTCTATAATGGAAGATAATGGATTTGAATTATTTAAACCTAAAATAAATTCTGATTATGATATATTTGATGGACCAATTAACTCTTTTGGAAGTATACTTGAAAATATTAAAAAAGATAACAATCCAATTTTAAAAAAATATAAAAATGATATAATGCCACTATTCAATGATAAAATGCTTTATAATTTATCTAGTTACAATAATTATTTTATATTTAAAAGAAAATAATAGTAAAATGTAGTTTATTTATTTTCACAATTTTTACAAATACAATTTTTACCATCCATTTTTTTATTAATTGGATTATTTAGATTTACACAATTTAAACAATATCTAGATGAATGACTCATACCAGATGCTAATGTATGTGTACATTTTTCTCCAATACAACTTCCGGCAACATGACAGTGGAAAAACTTCTCACATCCATCACAATATATTTTTATATCATCAGAATTGTAATAATTATTACAATATCCACATATATATATTTCATTACATATATTAGAATAATCTGGTATTGGTTCCGGATAAATTTTTTTCTTTTTTTTATACTTTTTTTTATTTCTCGTCCTATGCGTTAAACACATTTTATTTTTATATAATAATAACAATTTTAAATTCAAATTAAAAAAAATATTATATAATATATATATATGACTGAATTTAAACTAAAAACTGGATCTGCCCTTCAAGTATTCAATGGTACCGCCGAAAAAACGTCCGGTGGTCTTAAGAAAAAAGATTTAAAGAAAAACAAAAATGGGAGCGTTGTTTCTGTTAAGAAATCTAAGCAAGCAAGTAAAGGAAACTCTTTTATAAAACAGAAAGAAAAAGCTCGCAAAGCAGGTGCCGAATCTTTTAAATATACAAATGCCGCGGGAGAAGTTAAGATATATTACAAAAGTGAATTACCAACTGGTATGGTTATTTATAGTTCCACTAAACCCTCATCTTCCAAAAAATCTGCCAAGAAATCTCCCAAGAAATCTGCCAAGAAATCTGCTAAGAAATCTAAATCTTTATTAGGAATGTTTGGTGGTGATTGTTCTTATGAACATAATAATGGGCAAAAAGGTGGTGGATGTTCTTATGAACATAAAAAATCTAGAAGTAAATCTAGAAGTAAATCTAGAAGTAAATCTAGAGGTAAATCTAGCAGAAAATAAATCTAGAAGTATTTATCAAATATTCTTTTCGATATAAGAAAATAAGATTTTTTTTTAATATATATATATTATATATAAGATTATGGAAGATACAAAAGAAAGTTCGGGAAATAAATTTATTGAATTAGATAAAATGTCACCTCTTGTAGTATATGGTATATTATCCTCTATTTCACTATTGACTATATATAACACAAAAAATAACTTTGAAAAAATAAATACTTTGATTTCACAAAATACACTAGACATCTATATATGGTATGAGGTTGTATTTATTATATTCGGTGCATTAATGTTACTATGTTTTGGTCAAAATGGTGAAAAATCTCTATCATGTATTATGCTATTTATACCAACTATATTGATTGCCTTTAAATTAATTATTATATTCATAGGTGTAAATAATTTATCTAAAAAAATACCAATGGATATGTCTTATGGTTATGGGTATCAACAGGCTGGTGCAATTCCTACAATTCAAGATTTAAATAATAAAATGTTAATTAAGAATCAAGAGCAAGCAAAACAATCTATGCCTGTTAATATGTCCCAAGAATTAAATCAACCATTAGAAAAACAGCAAGTAAATAATAGATTTGGGATAGCAGATAATGAAATGATGCAACCATTGGGTTCAATCGGTTCTCCATTTTAATTAAATATTCTTATTTAAATAATAATTTCATTATTAATAATATAAATGTATAACGATTTTGAAATAACTGATAGTAGTTCAGATGATAATGATTCATATAATGATGAAAACGAAAATATAAATAATTCTTTATTTAATAAAGATATTATTAAATCAAGAATACTAGTAGATACTCATAATATTAATAAAAATAATTTTGATAACAGTAATTATACATTTTATTTAAATAATAATATTATCGGCAATTCATTAAATAATAATACATCTGGATTCAATAATTATAAAAATGTTATTGGATTCCAGTACATTAATTCTATTATACCAAATAAAGCATATGTAATTGATGAAACTAATAACAAATTCATATATAATGCATCTAATTCTAGTGGTACTAGTAAAGTAACTATTACTCTTATTTCTGGTAGGTATTCTATAGAAGATATTATAACATCTTTCCCATCATCTGCTAGTTCATCTAATATTGAAGTACACAATACATCATTATCTAAAGCAGATGTTAGTATTATCAGTAGTAATATAACTTATGACGCAATTTCACATAAATATAATTTTAAACCAATTGATAGTAACACCGAAATACAATTTTTATGGATGTCAGAGAATTTAAAAAGTATTGCTAAATTACTTGGTTTCTTATGTATTAATTCTGAATATAAATCATCAATTGAATCTCAAATAACACCGGATTTAAGTACTCAATATGTGGATTTAATTATTAAAGAAATTCCATATATAACATGTAAAAATAATCCATCTGGTTATCATATTATCGAAAGGATCCCATTGATTGCTGATCATGGTTCAAATGTTTTTCACGAAGGAACATTATTAAGTGAAGGTCAAAATTATTTTTTACCAATTAGTTTAAATCAATTATCAATTGAATTAAGAGATCCTATCAATGGAATATTTTATAAAACAGATGCCGATCATTCATTCGAATTTGAGATAACACTAATTAAGAATAATAAAAATATTGGATTAATTGGTTAATTTATGGTAAAGTAGGCCATGTTAAACCAGATAACGGATTAGTATCGTCATACGTTAATGATAAATCATTTATGTTAATAGTTCCTGGTAAGTCTCTTAAATTTTGTCTATATAATTTAAATGATTCTACACGAGATTGTGTTATATTTGGAAAATCAATTATCATATATTTATCACTTTCAATTAATTTTTTATTTCTTTCAATTCTTAAAATTTCATATTTTAAAATATTTTCATTATCTTCTATTTTATTTAATATTTCTTGTTCGGAGGGTTTTGTAGAATCACTATCATTCCATACAAGTGATGTATAATCATTTCCATTAATAGTAAATTCAGAACCTGGTCTTATAGAACATATTGTTGTATAATAATCTGCTTCCATATATTATATTTTATATAATTTATTTTATACACTAACATATTATGATTAACATATTATGATATGGGTCCGCGAATTTCTATATATCCATGTGGACTTCCATCTAAAGATGAGTGCCCTCTATAAATTACTAAACTATAATTATATAACTTTTTAACTGCAAGTCTAAAATTATATGTAGTATTCTCTATTAAATCAACTACAAATGTTGTGTTTATTTGCTCTCGGTGATAATAACCACCACCTGTATAAATTAGTTGTTGTCTAGCACCTGAAATTAATGATGGCGTTGTAGATGTTGTGTTTGATAATCCCGCATATAACCAATTTGGATTCGTAAACCAAGCAATTCCATAACCACAATATACCAAATATGTACCAGTTTCGTGTGCTGTATATGTTAAAGTTATATCAGGATCAACATGCAACCATGATGTTGATACATTTATATATGTAGTTGTACTATATTTTTTTGACATTGTTTTATTTTTTATATGAGAATGAATATGTACATGTTCATTGTTATCATCTTTTACAACCAATTCATTTGTTCCACTTGTACTTGATACTGATATACTATATCCACCTAAATTTAATGTAGAACCAGATAAATATAAATCTCTAAAAGCTTTTGTACTACTTCCTAAATCGTATGAATTACTAGCACTCGGTATTATATCCCCTGTAACTTCTGTATCTCCAGTTATTGTCAATTTTGAACCATCAAATGTTAGGTTAGATTCAGCATTCATGTTATCCGCCCCTGTAGATGTTAATATTCTATTATTAACACCATTTTTCATAAAATCACTTACGTCAACTGATATTGTATTACTGTTAATATCTATTCCACTACCTGATTTTAAATTCCCACCCGTATTAATGTTTATAGTTCCACCCAATTCTACTTCTGAACTATTTATTGTTATACTATTATTTGCTAACTTATTGTTTGCTATACTTCCTGCTAGTTGAGCATTCGTTATTGTTCCAGATAAGCTACTTGTTGGATAATTAGTGGCATCGGTTAAATCAAATGCTGGTGTGGCATCTGTTTCTCCTAATGCTAGGGTAACACCTCCATAACTTACTGTACTAGCTGATAATTTACTATTTGCTATACTACCCTCTAGTTGATCATTCGTTATTGCCCCTGATAAGCTACTTGTTGGATAACCCGTAGCATCGGTTAAATTAAATGCTGGTGTGGCATCTGTTTCTCCTAATGCTAGAGTAACACCTCCATAACTTACTGTACTAGCTGATAATTTACTATTTGCTATACTTCCAGCTAGTTGATCATTCGTTATTCCGCCAGCTAGTTGATCATTAGTTATTCCTCCAGCTAGTTGATCATTAGTTATTCCTCCAGCTAGTTGATCATTAGTTATTCCGCCGGCTAATTTATCATTTGTTATACTTCCCGCTAGTTGAGCATTCGTTATTGCCCCTGATAAGCTACTCGTTGGATAATTAGTGGCATCGGTTAAATTAAATGCTGGTGTGGCATCTGTTTCTCCTAATGCTAGGGTAACACCTCCATAACTTACTGTACTAGCTGATAATTTACTATTTTCTATACTACCCGCTAGTTGATCATTCGTTATTCCTCCAGCTAATTTACTATTTGCTATTCCTCCAGCTAGTTGATCATTCGTTATTCCACCGGCTAATTTATCATTTGTTATACTTCCCTCTAGTTGTGAATTCTTTATTCCACCGGCTAATTTATCATTTGTTATACTACCCTCTAGTTGAGCATTCGTTATTGTTCCAGATAAGCTACTTGTTGGATAATTAGTGGCATCGGTTAAATTAAATGCTGGCGTGGCATCTGTTTCTCCTAATGCTAGGGTAACACCTCCATAACTTACTGTACTAGCTGATAATTTACTATTTGCTATACTACCTGCTAGTTGATCATTCGTTATTCCGCCAGCTAGTTGATCATTAGTTATTCCGCCAGCTAGTTGATCATTAGTTATTCCTCCAGCTAGTTGATCATTAGTTATTCCTCCAGCTAATTTACTATTTGCTATACTTCCAGCTAGTTGATCATTCGTTATTCCTCCAGCTAGTTGATCATTCGTTATTCCACCGGCTAATTTATCATTTGTTATACTCCCCGCTAGTTGAGCATTCGTTATTGCCCCTGATAAGCTACTCGTTGGATAATTAGTGGCATCGGTTAAATCAAATGCTGGTGTGGCATCTGTTTCTCCTAATGCTAGGGTAACACCTCCATAACTTACTGTACTAGCTGATAATTTACTATTTGTTATACTTCCCTCTAGTTGATCATTCGTTATTGCCCCTGATAAGCTACTTGTTGGATAACCTGTAGCATAGGTTAAATCAAATGATGGTGTGGCATCTGTTTCTCCTAATGCTAGGGTAACGCCTCCATAACTTACTGTACTAGCTGATAATTTACTATTTTCTATACTACCCGCTAGTTGATCATTCGTTATTCCTCCAGCTAGTTGATCATTAGTTATTCCTCCAGCTAGTTGATCATTCGTTATTCCACCGGCTAATTTATCATTTGTTATACTTCCCTCTAGTTGTGAATTCTTTATTGTTCCAGATAAGCTACTCGTTGGATAATTAGTGGCATCGGTTAAATCGAAGGATGGTGTGTCATCTGTTTCTCCCAATGCTAAACTAACACCTCCATAACTTACGGTACTAGCTGATAATTTATCATTTGTAATACTCCCTGCTAGTTGAGCATTCGTTATTGTTCCAGATAAGCTACTTGTTGGATAATTAGTGGCATCGGTTAAATCAAATGCTGGTGTGGCATCTGTTTCTCCTAATGCTAGGGCAACACCTCCATAACTTACTGTACTAGCTGATAATTTACTATTTGCTATACTTCCCGCTAGTTGATCATTCGTTATTCCACCAGCTAATTTATTATTAGTTATACCACCATCTTTTACATTTAATAACCCACTATTATTTATTTCAATTGTACTATTATCAACATTTACATTTAATGTGGCATCTCCACTAGTAGATCCACCCGATAAACCATCGCCAGCAACAATACTAGTAATATCACCCCCACCACCACTTGGTTGATTAATCCAATCTAAAACACCACAACCATTTGTTTTTAATATTTGATCCGGATAACCATATGTATTTGGAAATGTTAAATTAATATGTTCAGTTAAATTAGAACAATTAATACTAAAATTTTTATTATTTTCTTTTAGTACTATTTGTTTATCGAATGTATTATTATTTAAATTAGTTGGTATTCTACTCATTTAAAAATACAATTATAAAAAAAAAATATATATTACACGTACATATGTTCAGGGGGATTATCCGTGAATTTTTTCTTTTTTAATAATGAATCAATATTATCTATAGTAAATATATGGGGAATGCTAAAATTATTTAACTTAAAATCTAGATCAATCCTAGATTTTTTTGTATCATCTGAATTTAATATTAAATATAAATTAAATTTAGATATAATAGTTTCTAAACATCTATTTAAGTTTCTAACCCCTTCTTCACCATATGTAAAATTATCTATAATATATTTTAAAGTAATATAATTAAATACTATTTTATTATTTAATTTATATGTTTCAATTAATTTTGGTAATAAATAATTTTCAGCAATAATAATTTTATCAGATAATTTATATCCGGATGTATTAATTACATACATTCTATCTTTAAGAATTTTATCTATTTTTGTTTCATCATTGAATGAAAATATAAACAAAACTTTAGATAAATCGATATCAACACCATGAAAATAATTATCCATAAATAGAGAGTTTTGAGATGAATCAGTCATATGTGTGAGCATATGTATTATTTCTTGTCCCCTGTACGTATCGCTTACCTTATCTAACTCATCAAAATAAATAATAGGATTCATACATTTGCTTTTTTTCAATATATCAACAATTATTCCACATTTAGATCCCTCATAAGTATAACCATGTCCATTAAAATAAGAAACATCTGATGTCCCACCTAGTGCTATAAAAGAAAATGGTCTATTAATAGATTTTGAAATACCATCTTTTACTAATGTTGTTTTTCCATTACCCATAGGCCCCTGTAATGCTAATATATTACCATCCGATTTATCATTAGTAATCCATTTACTTATTACTTGTAATATATGTTGTTTCGCACTAATATGTCCATGGACCGCATTATCTAAACATTTTTTTGTATTTATCAAGAACTCATTTTTTTCATTGATTGAAGAATTATAGTTAATAGATAAATTATTATATATGTTAAAAGGTATCTTTATTAATTCTTGAATCCAATTATTTAATTTATTATATTCACTGGAATCCTTATCAAGATTATTCAATCTTAGAATCGCATTTAATGCTATTTTTTTAGTATTAATATCCATTTTAGAATTTATAATAATAAATTGTAAAGGTGTTTTTAATTCTAAATTTATATTTTTAAATAAATCAATATATTCTTTTTTTTTTATTGTTGATAATTTTTTAAAAAATTTTTTATCTTTATTTTTAAATAATTTTTCATATTCTTTTTCAATTAATTTATTATTATTTATAAAATAGCCATTACTATCTATATTTGGCATATATATATATAATTTTAATACATATTATAATTATATACTTAAATTAATTTGAAAAATAATAAAATATTATTTATTTAAAAAAAAAGAAATATAATATATATAATGGATACTCCGGATACTAAAACAGTTACATCTATTCAATTTAGTATATTATCACCGGATGATATACGGGGTAACTCAGTAGTAGAGATAACAAAACATGATACATATGACAAAGATGAACCAATTATTAAAGGATTATTTGACCCTAGAATGGGTGTAACAGAAATGGGCAAAGTATGTAAAACATGTGGTCAGAAAAATATTGATTGCCCGGGGCATTTTGGACACATTGAATTAGCCAGACCAGTATATAATTATCATTTTTTACCATACTTAATGAAAATATTAAGATGTGTTTGTTTTAAATGTTCTAAGTTATTAGTAGACAAAAACGACATTATAGTTCAAACAACATTAAAAAAATCACCAAAATATAGGTTTACAGAAATAAATAAAATGTGTCAAAGAATAAACAGATGTGGTCAAGAAAGACCTGATGGATGTGGATGTATTCAACCAGATAAATATAAATTAGATGGATTAAATGGCATAAAAGCTATTTTTAAGAATATTGATTCAGAAAATCCTGAACATAATTTAAGTGTTGAATATATTCGTTCTATTCTTGAAAAGATTAGTGATGAAGATGTATCATTTTTAGGATTAACAAGCAGTTGGTGTAGGCCAGAATGGATGATATGTAGTGTTTTACCCGTTCCTCCTCCATCTATGAGACCATCTGTAAAACAGGATAATTCTCAAAGAATGGATGATGATTTATCTCATAAATTATCAGACATAATAAAATGTAATAATAGTTTATTACAAAAAGTTAATACGGATACAAAACATGATATTATAGATGATTTAACAAAAGTACTACAATATCATATTGCCACATTTGTTGATAATGAGATTCCACATATATCTCCTGCGGTACATAGATCCGGTAGACCTTTAAAATCACTTCGTCAGAGGCTAAAGGGTAAAGATGGTAGAATAAGAAATAATCTGATGGGAAAAAGGGTAGATTATTCTGCAAGAAGTGTAATTACGCCTGATCCAAATATAGAATTAGATGAACTAGGCGTTCCATTAAAGATTGCTATGAATTTAACATATCCAGAAAAAGTTACTATATATAATATTGATAAATTATATGAATATGTAAAAAATGGACCTGAAAATTATCCAGGAGTAAAAACTATTATTAAAAAGGATGATGGTATTAAAAAGTCTATCAATGAACTAAATAAAGATAGTATAATTTTAAAAATAGGAGATACAGTTAATCGTCATTTAATAAATGGAGATTATGTATTATTCAATCGACAACCTTCATTACACAAAATGAGCATGATGGGTCACAGAGTTAGAGTTATGAAAGGAAATACATTCAGGCTAAATATTAGTGTTACTCCTCCATATAATGCGGATTTTGATGGTGATGAAATGAATATGCATGCTCCTCAGTCATCCGAAACAAGGAGAGAACTAAAAGATATTATGTCAGTTACTAAGCATATAATTAGTCCTAGAGAAAATAAACCAATAATAACTATTGTCCAAGATACATTACTTGGTATATATAAATTGACAAATAGTTATAATGTTAATTATATCGCATCTAAATCAAAAAATTTGTATATGGAAAATACAAACATTATTCCAGTTAAAGGATCGCCAAGTGGACTTAATAATAGTGTAATTGAATGTTCAGTATTTACTAAAAAACAATTTATGAATATAATTACATCTTTATCAACTTTCGATGGAACTATACCGAAACCTAAATATTCATATAAATATAAAGATAATAAGGTCGAATTATGGACAGGAAATCAAGTTTTATCATATATTCTTCCAAAAAATATAAATCTAACACACAAAAATTATTCTTGGTCAGAAAATAATCCAAATGATGATATTATAAATATAGTTAAAATAGTTAATGGTAGTATAAAACAAGGTACATTTGATAAAGGATTATTTACACAAACATCTAAAGGATTAATACATACAATATATAATGATAATAAATCTGATGGACCTAGATTAGCTAAAAATTTAATTGATGATTTACAAAAAATTGTAACATATTTTCTATTAATAGAAGGATTTAGTATAGGTATTAGTGATATGATAGCAGATAAATCAACATTAGATAAAATAAATACGAAAATATATCAAAGAAAAAATGAAATTGATTCAATTATTCAAGAATTACATTTTAACATATTTGAAAATTTAACAGGTTTATCAAATAAAGATTATTTTGAAATGAAAATTAATAATATATTAAATACAACATTGCGAGAAACTGGTACAATGGGCCTTAATAATTTAGATCAAAAGAATAGAGCAACTCATATGGTTAAATCCAAATCTAAGGGAAATCCTAACAATATTTCACAAATGGTTGCATGTTTGGGACAACAAAATGTTGATGCTAAAAGAATTCCATATGGATATGAGGATAGAACTTTACCACATTATTACAAATATGATGATTCTGCTGAAGGTAGAGGATTTGTAGAAAATTCTTTCATTAGTGGACAAACACCACAAGAGTTCTTCTTTCATGCTATGGGTGGAAGAGAAGGTCTAATAGATACAGCGGTTAAAACCGCAGAAACAGGTTATGTTCAAAGAAAAATTATGAAAGTACTGGAAGATTTATGTGTATCATTTGATTATTCTGTAAGAACAAGTAACGGAACTATTATACAATTTATATATGGAAATGATGGCATGGATGCTATTTACATAGAAGAACAATTGCTACCAATAATTAATATGTCAACAGATACTATATGTAAAAATTATATGTTTAATAATTCTGAAGATATATCACAATATGTTGATGTCCAGGTCAATAAAACAACTATGAATAATGATATGAAAGTAATTATTCAAACGCTTATTGATCATAAAAATTATTTAATTAAAAAGATATTTAATTATAATGGTACCACAGTTACTAAAACAAAAATTAATTATCCTGTTCATATTCAAAGGATAGTATCTAATATTTGTAAAAAAACTGAAAGTAAATCAAATATATCTCCACATGAAATATATAAAGAATCTAATAAATTAAAAGATGAATTATACGTAAACAAAAATAATAAAAATAATAAGATTTTACAAATATTAATAGACATTCATTTAAATCCTGTTATTTTAATAAAAAATTACATTATTCAAAAAGATGAATTTTATTCAATTATAGATTTAATTCGCTATCAATTTAACAAATCAAGGATTAATCCAGGTGAAATGGTTGGTGCTTTGGCTGCTCAGAGTATAGGAGAACCCGCTACTCAAATGACACTTAATACATTCCACTCTGCAGGTATTAGTGCCAAATCAAATGTCACTAGGGGTATTGCTCGTCTCAGAGAATTATTACATATTACTAAAAATCTAAAATCACCCAGTGTTAAAATATATTTAAGTGAAGATAACTCAAAAGATATTAATAAATGTAATTTTATTAAAAATGAATTAGAACAAACTAAATTATATGATATCATTAAATCATGTGATATTCATTACGATCCAAATAATAATAGATTTCAAAGTATTGTAGATGATGATAATATATTCCTGTCTATATATAAAGAATTTTTGGAAGAAACATATACTGAAAATTATAATGTTTCTCCTTGGATTATAAGATTTGTATTTGATAAAGAAAAATTATTAGATACTGGAATATTAATGGAGGATGTTTATATTGCTATAACTAACTATGATCCACAAAAAATAAAATTCATATATTCAGATGAATCATCTAAACAAATTATTGGTCGAGTATCTATTATAAATGATGATAATGGTATTGAATATGATGGGGTATATGATCAATCTGATATTATTTCTAGATTTAGAAATATTCAAGAAGATATGATTAATAATGTTGTCATTAAAGGTATTAATAATATTTCTAATATTGTTATTAGTGATTCTGATACTCCTCAAATTATATACGAAAAAGGTGAAATAAAAGTTATTCCAGAAAAAATATTAGAAACAGATGGTACAAATCTTATTGATATTTTAGATAATAAATATGTGGATAATACAAGAACCTCATCAAATGATATAATAGAGATATATCAACTTTTGGGAATAGAGGCAGCAAGAAGTAAATTAATATATGAAATTACAGATGTAATTAAAGACGCGGGTGAAGATGTTAATAATCGTCATATTGAATTATTATGTGATATGATGACATCTACCGGCAAATTATTATCTATTAATCGTCAAGGTATTAAAGTTGGTAATATAGGTCCTCTGGCTAAATGTTCATTTGAAGATACAACAGATCAATTAATCCAAGCTGGTATTTTTGGAGAATTAGATAAGTTAATGGGTGTATCTAGCAATGTAATGATGGGTCAAAAAATAAAATCAGGTACTAACTCTTCAACATTATTCTTAGATGAAGAAAAATTATTACAAGAATTAGAAAATATAAATATAAATACTGATCCTATCACATCTGTAACTGATAAAAATATTGATATATTAATGGATGATGATGATGATGATTATTATTGTGATGATGAAGCATTTAAAATGAGCATCGAATAATAGTTTTAGTTATCATCTATTTTATTTAATTTTATTTTTTTTTTATTCTTTTCAAAAAACTATTATTATGAATAAATATAAAATCGGTGATGAAGTCATTTATATTGATAGTAAAGGTGAAAAACATAATGTTACAATAACACATTTAAATACAAATGTTGAGAAAAATGATGATTATGAACCAACAATTATGTTTAGTAATGGAATAGAAAGATCAACCATAATGTCTAGACTTTATAATAAAGATGATTTAACAAGTTACCATGGGTTAAGCAGTGATGAAGAGCCGATTGGAGAAGAGCTTGAACCATGGCCAGATATTGATGAATCTGTAAAAAAAGATAAATCTGTAAAAAAGAATGAATGGAAATCATCTGAATTCAATAAGTTATTTCCAACTGATAATACAGATAAATTAAGAAGAAAAAAAATTCATCATGAAAGAAATAAAAAATCTATTCATGATGAACTATTACAAAAAAATCGTAGATTATATATTCACAATAGAAGAAAATATCCTAAAAAGTATAAAACATTACATTATATAAATGCTCTAAATGAACTGGCGCAAACTATTAATTAACGCAATCTAAGAACTAAATGTAGTGTACTTTCTTTTTGAATATTATAGTCAGACAATGTACGACCATCTTCCAACTGTTTCCCAGCAAATATTAATCTTTGCTGATCTGGTGGAATTCCTTCTTTATCATTAATTTTTGCTTTTATATTTTCAATTGAATCATCAGGTTCAACTTCTAGTGTAATTGTTTTTCCAGTCAATGTCTTAACGAAAATCTGCATTATATATATATATATATATATTCTATATCTTTTTTTTTAAACTATTTTAATATCACTAATATGATGAATCGTATTTTTAGTTGTTTTAATGCCTTGCCATTTTTCAAATGTTTCATTATAATTACATGTCATTACTATATAATCTTTTCCCAAAAATTCATCATTTATATATTTACTAAATTTAATATCTGGAATATATAAATTATCTATCTTTTGATGTCCATTTGGTGCTCTTAAATATATATCATATATTTCTGGTTTTGAACCTTTTGTAACTTTGAAATTAATATTTTTATTTTTATTAATACATTTGATATCATCTTCCGTATATATATACAAAATATTAGCAAAATTAATATTTATTGGAATAATATATAATCCTCGTACTTTATAATTTAGCATCTTCATATTTTTAAATACATCATTGTAATTAGCGATATCATAGTATTTTTTAACTCTAATATTACAAATATTTGTAAAATCATTTTGAGTATAGTTATTTTCTAACATATCATAAATAAAATTTACTCTTTCAATTATATTTTTATTTTTTTTCATTATTTCATTGCGAAGATAATATACATCACCTATTAATATAAACCAATTATTTTTATTATCTCTTACTAACTCACACTCAAATAAAGATCCTTCATAAATATCTGAATCAAATTTGTAATTAGCAATAAACATCTTTGGTAAACTATGTCCTTTATTAATCTTTTTATCTATTAATATACTATATGGTATATTATTAACTTTTGTACAATATAATAAATATGGTGATCCATATGATTTATAACATATAATATGTTTATTCTTAAAATTATTTTTAAATTTTTTGTTATATATTATAGCATATTTATCATTAAATTTAATAGTACTTCTATTATACATGTCCGTTAATATATATTGTTTTAATTCATTAGATATAATATGATATGTTTCGTGGTTACAAAATGATGTTCTATTAATATTTTTCGGATCCATTATATAAATTTAATAAAATAATATATATATATATCAAATTTATGTTTAAATAAATAAATTAATTTAATTATATATATAGATAAATGGATTATAATTTTTGTGAATTTTTAGATTATTATTATATATTCGGTATGTAATTAAATATTTTATATTTATATAATATTATGGAAACACAGAATTTATCATATGATGAATTATTAAATTTATACAAAAATCAACAAGATATTATTGAAAATCAACAAAAAACACTAAATAAATTATCTAATAAAAATAATTTTAATCCGTATAAAATATTAAATATATCAAAAAATTTTGAACTTTCAACTTTAAAAAAAGCATATTTAAATAAAGCAATTCAGACACATCCAGATAAAGGGGGTAATCCCGATGTATTTAAAAATGTTGTTCTAGCATATAAGGTACTATTAAAAAAACATAATATGGAGAATAATATTTCAGATCATAATTCATTGAAAAATGATCAAAAAATATTTAATGAAACTCAAGAATCAAATAATTCTCAAAATCTTAATCTAAATAAAAAATTTAGTAATAGTAAATTTAATAAAGTATTTGAAGATAATAAAATAACTGATCCTTTCGATGATGGTCATGGTGAATGGTATAATTCAAAATATGATGATAATAAACAAATATTTAATTCTAAGGTAAATTCATCAACATTTAATGACGCTTTCAATAGAGAAAAAAATAAAAAATTATTAAAAAAAAAGAATCAAATAAGAATAAGAGAACCAGAAGAAAAGATATCTTATAGTGGTGCTGATAGTATTGTTGTTTTAGGACAGGGAAGGGTTAATAATTTTGGTGGATCTACTGGTAATGGATTACATTATTATGACCTTAAAAAAGCATATGATGATAATTATATTAATGATACCATAGAAACTGTATCTAATAGAACTATAAATAGTGTTAAATCTGATAGAAGTAATTTATCATATAATATGTCTGATAAAGATTTAAAAATATATAATAAAAATAAAATTAAAAAACAAGAACAAGAAACTCAACGTATTAATAATTTAAATAATCAAGATGATATGGCAAGTCGTTTGTATGATAGAATTCATAGTAAATTAATCGGTTAAACATAGATTTTTATTTCCATATCCTTTATTATTCACATAGTTCCTTTGTTTTTCTGTTGTACATACGCATCCTGATGATGTACTAAATGTTGATGGACAACATAATGGACTAACTACATTATTCTTAAACATAAATAAACTTTTTGAACTATCTTCTCCCCCATCAACAGATGGTCCATCTATTTGTGTATTATCACTAAATATTGTATCTAATGGATTTGTAAATCCTTGAATAACAAATAAATCTTTATCATCTAATAATGGTACATCATTTGGATACTTCATCCATCCTTCATTATTATCATTTTTTAAGCATAATCCATCATATTTACTAATATTTGGCGCTGGTATAGTAGGTCCGACTGTCTCATTAACAACATCATCAAATGTTCTTGTCTTTACATAATTCTTATCTAATTTATTCTTTTGTTGTGGTTGTTGTTGTGGTTGTTGTTTGGTTTGTTGTGGTTGTTGTTGTGGTTGTTGTTTGGTTTGTTGTGGTTGTTGTTTGGTTTGTTGTGGTTGTTGTTTGGTTTGTTGTGGTTGTTGTTTGGTTTGTTGTGGTTGTTGTTTGGTTTGTTGTGGTTGTTGTTTGGTTTGTTGTGGTTGTTCTGGCTTATTAATTTCTGTTGTGGCTTCAGACGGTTCTATCATTTTATTTTGAAGTAGTAATAAAATTATACACCCCATTGAACATAATTTTAAAACACATTTATCATTATCTAGATTATTTATATATATAATAAATAATAATAGTATTAACATATATATCATTGACATAATTTTATATTATATATATATAAAAAAAAATAGATATTAATATTATTATGGAATATAAAACAAATACGAAATGGAATGTCTGGTATCATTCTATTCGTGATAATAATTGGGATAACAGCAGTTATAAAAAAATTTTTGAAATAACTAACTTATATGATTTATTTTATTTTATAAATAATATTGATGATATTCATTTATTTAATTCAATGTTATTTATAATGAGAGATGGAATATTCCCTACATGGGAAGATGAAAATAATAAAAATGGTTGTATGTTTTGTTATAAGATTAAATCGGATATTATATTGAATGAATTTATAAATATTATAAAATCATTAATATGTGAAAATATACATTCTGATGAAACAAAATATAATCTAATTAATGGTATTTCTATTTCGCCTAAAAAAGAGTTTAACATATTAAAAATTTGGATTCGTGAAAAGTCTACAGATAAAATATTAAATTATTCTACAAATTATATAAAAAATAATAATATGTTATATAAAAAAAATTAATATATATATATATATAATGAGTGATAAAATTTGCGAATATAGGGTTTTGGGAGTGATACTCCTAGTATTATAGTTATGTTGCTTATCTCGGCATTAATTACAAGTCGTGGTTTAGCACAAGAACTTTTTGCTGGTCAACGTAGAGGAGTGATTATTCATATATTATCAGGTATCTATATTATTGTTTATTTAATTCATTTAAGTAAGAACAGTCTCCTAACAGTTTCCAAATCGAATTCTCATTCTAATAACACAACAACTCCAAACGAAAAAGTAACAGAAGAAGCACCAGATTCTAAGGTGTGTTATGAAGTTTCGTATTATAGTATCCGTTTTTTTTATGACTGCTTATTCTTAACCATTTGTTTTAATTATTTGTTCGGAATTATATGGTTTTATTTGCTTGATATTATTAATTATCAACCTCTATTGGGGTATAGTATAGATGAAATAAAAAATAGGATAGAATACTTACAAGAATCTTTGAATGCCTTAAATCCTTCACTGTTGGGTTCAGAATAAAAATAACTTAAATAAATGGATACATTAATTGTACTAAATATTTTGGTAGATTAATTTTCTTTTCTATTTTTTTATTATATGGATTTTCCAATCCTTTATTTACATTATATAATTCTACATCTTTACATAATTTAAAAATTGTTAAATACATATTATATTATAATATTATATGGTTTTGTTGTATATAAATATCTTTTAATTTCTTTATTTAATTTATTCCAAAAATATAATGGAGCCATCATAGAACACTGACATATCCTCCATTCATCATCATTGCTTTTTATTTGTCTAAAGTTGTAATTTTTATTATATGTATGTGTTGTAATTAAACATGCCTTCTCTTTATATACTAAACATGCTTTAATACAATTTTTATCTTCGCTTTCAATTGCCATTAAAATTCTATAATTTTTTAATTGTTGTCCCTTATTCGTTTTGGGTATTAAACTATTATGAATATCTGTATATCTTTTAAATGGTACATCATTCCATTTACAATTACTATCAGATTCAATGTTTTCTGTTAATAATTCATTAATATTAAAATCATATTTCATTAAACCTGGTGCGTGACCTTGTATACGATAGGCATCTGAATATCGATTACTTTTTCCTAATTTATTCATTATTATTATTAAATTTGATATATAATATAATCATTTATATCAAATTAAATATGCCAGAAATTGGCATTCAAACAGTTGAAACAAAAGATTCTTCTACACAAACTGAATTCACTGTATCTAAAAAAGAAGAAGAAAGGGTTCGATTTTATAATTTTAGATACTTAAAACATGTATACAATACAATAGAAGGAAATACTTATGTGAGGTATTATACATATATACCAGATAATGATAAGCCTTGGGTACATGAAAATAATTTTTATAATACATTAAATGAATGTGCTACTAAAATGGTGCGTGTATATGGTAATAGAAATACGTTAAATGTTTATGATGGAACATTATATTATTTTTATAAAAATGAGTGGATATCTATTAATAATCTAAGAAAATAATCATTTATAGTCTTTCATAATACCTTCATAATCAACATGTCCTTTTTGTATATCTGAATAATCTTTTCTCTGTATTACTTTAACTGGTACAATAAGTAAAAATTTATCTTTTTTTTGTAATTCTTTCCAATACTGATCTAATGCATATTTTGAATCATCATTCGTTTCTATTAATTTTTGTAACCCCCTTTCCCAATGATTTATTAATGTATCATAATATTTTTGTTTAACTATATACGATGTTGTCGTTTGACAATTTTTAACTCTATATATTGATTCATCTAATATATCATATGGTTTAAAATTATTACCACCAAGCAATACAACATCCCATTCTATATTAGAGTTTAATAATTTATTTAATTTTGTATAAGTTTCATCAACATCTATAAATTTAACATCATCCTCAAATATTGCGACATATGGGTATTTATTGTCTCTAGCTTTTTTTAATATAGATAAATGTGATTTACTGCAACCAATTGCTCCATTATAATCTTTTATAGCATCGAATCTTATTGGATTTTTAATTCCAAAATTATTTAATTCGCGAATTGTTTCCATTTTTCTATCTTTTCTTTTTTCTAGATTTATATAATATGTGTTATCAAATAAATTCATTACATTCTTTTCTAAATTAACTTCATCCTCGTGATCATGTTCTTTTTTCGGTATTTTCCAACATCTATCTTTTGAACAGTCTCCATATGTTCTTTCTAAATAACTTATATAGTTATTTGGTATTTTTATTTCTATATCTTTTAACACACCAGTTGATAAATTATCAATATCATCACAATTATACCACTCTGTATGTTTCCATCCTTCTTCAACTGATTCATATTTGTTATCTTTTTTTTCATAATTAATAATATCTATAAATATTTTATTTTTATTATAGTCTCCATCTTCTCTATGTGTTAATATTTTTATAAGTTTTCCCGGGAACTTTTCAACCACATGTAATCCAGCTTTTTTAAATTCTTGAAATAATTCATTCTCTTCTTTAATACATTTTGATAATCTATTATAGTCTTTTTCATTCATCCCCAGATCAATATAATCATCGTGTTCTATTATTTTTTTATCTCTGATACATCCTAATAAAGTACCCGCGGTTGCCCAATATTTAATATTATATTTTTCAAATATATCTATCGATTTTTTAATATTATTATACAATGTTTCGTGTATAATATTATATTCTTTATTTGTGTAATATTCAATAACATCTTCATCAACACAAAAAGTATCGTATATTAAATATAGATTTAATAAATATAATACAAAAATCAATAAATATTTCATATAATTTATATAATATATTATATATATTATATATATGAGTGAAGAAGAAACTAAAGAAACAAAATGTGATAATGTAGTAAAATATGATAATATGATTATTTATTTACTAGTTATTGGTTTTATAATCTCCTTTTTCCTCCCTTCATTTTTAGCATTGATGATGTTAGCTGGTGACAATGGTACTACTTATGCAAAATCATTATTAATATATTTAATCATTCATTTTTTCATATTAATAACTGTTATATTTTTCGTAATATACAATATTTCTAATACAAAACCCACTTCTTACAATGAAAATAATGAATGTAATCCTAATACATGGCGTTGGGTAGCTATCGGTTTTTCTATTGGTACTTTATTCTTTTGTTTAGTTATTAGTTCTGGTTATTGTTATTCTAATCTACAAGAAATCGGAGAATATGAGTAATTTTTAGATATTTAAGAAGATTAAAACAAATTATCAATTATTTTTATTAATAATATAATCACGTGTTATACCCTTTTTGTTTAATAAATTTTTATAAAAATCATCTAATTCCAATTTATCTATCAACCATTGCTTCCATTTTAATTTTGGCATATAATCTAAATTAATTGATAATATCTTATCCATTAATTTATTCATAAATATATCTGTTGATATTGTACTGGATTGTAATTCAATTGGTATTGGTATATTTTTAAGCTCACACTGATCAATATAATTTTGAAATAGTTTTTGTTTTTCTTTATATCTAGTTTGTATATTTTCAATTTGTTTTAACTCATATTTCTCAATATGAATGATATCTCGATGAATATCATTTAACATAGTGTACATTAATTCATGTTCATCTATCATATCATTTTTTGTTTTTAATGATCCATAATAATCTATAACTTGTTCTATAAATGTTATGATTATTTGCTCAACCTGTTCTCTCTTATAATCTTTTGATATTGTTAAATATCCAACAACATTATTATCAAGATATCTTTCAATTCTCCATGAACCTTTTTCAATTATATTATTTTGTGAATATGCTAGCATTATTGCTATTTGATATTTATCAACTTGAATGTCTGATATATAATGGTCTTTGAATTGTTCAATATCTTGTTTTGTTATTGTGTTTTTGTGCTTACATTCTACCATTATTTTAAAATCATTAAACACACATATTCTATCTCCACTACCTTTAATATTACTTGTATCTTCTACATATGCAAATCTATCGGTTTTTTGTATTAATTCTGTTGTTATCATATCTTCAAACTCATCTCCTTTTTGGTTTGTATTTAAATGTTCTTTCGGTTTCAACATTTCAATATCTCGTTCTTGTTTCTCAATTAATTTTTGTTTTTCCTCAACTATCATGTTATAAACACGTTTTCCTTCTTCAAAACCTTTGATATAGTTATTGTGGGATTCTTGTTGTATTTTTAATATTTCTCTATCTTTTTCTTGATACATTTTTTCGAAATTATATTTTAGATCATCAAACATTGATTCCATATTTGGATTATTTTTATTGATTAATTGTAAGATATCTTCATCCGTTCGTTCATTTAATTTTAATGAGCTATAAATTATTTCACCTAATTGAATTATAATACTTTGATGAAATAAATTACATGAATTGTATATATTCATTTTAATTAATCTTATTTTTTTTTCTCTATATATATATATATATAGAATGGATGATAATAGCTTGCTTGTGATTATTTTGGCGTTTATCTTGGGATGTATGTGCTCGGGGATGATGAAGCAGATGTGTGGTGGTCGTTTAGTTTAAGGGGCACTATTACCGTCTTATTCTATCTGTCAGAAAAATTCGCAATGCGCTTCCGGGCATTGCAGAGGTAATATGGGCGGGTTTGCCAATGGTCATTGTAAATAAATTTCCGTAATATATGAATAATTTATAAAGTTCAATAACATCTTTTTTTGATTGTAGAATAAATTTTAACTATTAATACTTTGATGAAATAAATTACATGAATCGTATATATTCATTTTAATTAATATTATATTTTTTTGTTTATATATATATATAATGCTATCTAAATTAAAATCTAGTAAACGCGGATATAAACAGAAAGTTGGTGGTCAAGTAGACTGTAACAATTTATATGTTGAAGATAAGATTATATGGGATAAAATGGTACCAAAGGATGAATTAAATGAAATCGCATGTAAAATATTTACTACCAATAATACTAATGATATAGATGAAGAAAAACTAAAAGATATGGTATTAGAATGGTATGATGATGAACAATTCAAGAAATCAATAATAAAATATGTATTATATGTTCTTGGTTGGTATATTTTATATATAATAGTTTTCCTATTTTTTAAATTTTTATATCGCGATAATGACGATGATGATGATAAGGAAATTTTTAAAGGTAGTTGGGTTGATTTTAAAATATATTCTGTCATATGGACGATTATTGGATTCTTCTTAATCGTTTTACAATTATGAAGGTTAGTATAATAATTGACATATTAATATTATGATGACAATACGAAAAAATAATTTATTTATTAAATAAAATATTTAAATAATGTTCCATCATACCGTAATATACGAATAATTTATATAATTCAATTACATCTTTTTTGGATTGTAGGTAATGTTCTCTAGGTAATTCTTCACCAACATAAAATTCTGACATTTCAATATATTCTTTAGAATAACTATTAATCCAATCTTTGTATAAATCATTATTTTGTTGATATTCTCTTTCAGAGTCAGAAAGACAATTATAATAATCTTGACGCGTTCTTTTAGTATCATCTCTTTCAGATATATATTTTGTTAAATTTTTAAAATCATTATCAAGATTATTAGAATCAATAGATATCTTATTTAATTTATTTTCCAATTCATCTAAATTCATTTATATACTTTAATAAATCTATTATTTATAACTTTATATTTATACTTAATATTTTTCTTAAATGTATCTAAATTATAATTAAAAGGTATAAAAAATATCACTAGTTTACATTTATCTTTATCAAATAAATCATTAATAATACATATCATATTTATCCCCCCTAAATATAAATTCATATATTTTTGTTGGTTATAATCTTTTCCACCCCATGGAGGATCAAATATAACAACATCTTGTTTTAATCGATTCATTATTGATATATAATCATTTTTATACAATTTATAATTCTTAAATCCATATACTTTAAAATTATTTTCAATTATTTTTTGGTGGAACTCACTAATTTCAACGGTCTTAACAAATTTAAATTTATTCATTAAATAGATACTAGTTCCACCAATTCCTCCTGTACCATCAGTTATTATTAAATCATAAGAACCCATGTGATTGTATATAATTTTAATCAGTTCATTCGCATCTTTGTGTCTCATAATACTATATCTACCAATATCACTTACTTTCAATTTAATAATCTAATTTGGGTATATTTAAAAAAGATTTACGTTTATCTTTAATAGACATATCAAAATATTTGTTCTTAATTTCTGGTTTAAATTTTATTCTTTTTCTATCGTTACATATATTTTTATTATCCATTTAATTATATATATTTAAAAGGATAATTTTATTAGATAATAAATGGATATAGATGGATTGGTAGTTATTAGAGATGAAAATTTACATCAAAATGTATATGAGTATATTCAAACTAAAGAACTAGATGTAAAAGATATAAATGATATATTTATAGTATATTTTTCAATGTTAAGGGATGGATACTGTTTTACAATGGATAGAAATCAACTAATGGCATGTTTATTAGATATAACATATGTACTAAATCCAAGTAACGATAATATGGAAATTGTAAAACTTAATATGGTTAATGAAGATGAAGATGATGATGAAAGTGAAAGTGATTAAGATAATAATAGTGAATAAATCTTAAAATATTTTTTTTATATAATATAAATTATAATGAATAATATAATATTACTATTAATATTATTTATTTACTGGTGTATTATAAATCCACCATGTAATAATATAGAGGGCTTGATTATAAATAATGATAATAATTTTAAAGAAAGTGATAAAAAATTTATACCATATACATCAAAAGGATACAAATTAGCAAATGATTATTATACTATTCCAAATAAATGTTATAAGAGAACTAATGGATTATTAGATACATTAATTAGAGAAGATCCAAAATACAATAATTATTTAAAAGATTTTCCATATGATGATCCGAACATAGATAATAATTATAAATTAGAATCAAAAAAAACATTTTTATCACAATTTCAAGATATAATATTACACGATGATGGTGATAAAAGGAAAAAGAAAAAATATAAATTTAATAATAAAAAAGATAATTTAATGATATATGATCCATTAGATTCCCTATATTATATTGATATGGATATTGATATAATATCCGAATGTGAATAATTTTTATTCATATGAATATGAATAATCATCATCATTATAATCCTCAAATATTTTACTTCTATATTTAGAATACTTAATACCAATATATTTAATTATATAAATAAAAATGATAGATATAATACATGATATACCAATTAATAATAATAATATTAAAATTGTTTTATATTCTTTAATTAGATAATATAAATAATTTAAAAATCTTTCTTTTTTTGAAACAGGTTTTGTGAAATTTTTAACAATATCAGTAAAAAACTTCATAATAATATATATATTTATATATTATATATAAATATATATTATGAGTGAATGTAAAATATCAATATATTTGGCATATGGTATGTTACTATATATATTTACATCTATATATTATTTAATAATAACATATAATATTGGTACGCCGTTTAAAGATAGTTTAACACAAGAACAGTTATATATTAAACAAGAATCTGTATTAGTAAGAAAGCGGGTATTTTATACAGGTATTATAATTGGAGTATTTTTTATATGTATATGGAGACCATTTAAAACATGTTAAAATAATAATAATTTGAATAATATAACAATTAATAATAATAATAAAGGAATATGTATAAATCAAGGAGTTCGCCATCTTTGACGACAATAATTGAATGTGATGTTGAAGAAGAGGATAATACTTTTAAAAAATCAAACAGTTCACCTGAATTTATAAAAAAAAATATATATAAAATAAGAGGAGAGGGTGAATTAGGGATAGAATTATCAAAAAAAGATAACAAAGCGGTAATAGTAAATATATTAGAAGGATCATACGCATACAAAAAAATACCAATTAATTTAATAAATCTATATTATATTTATAGAGTAAATGATTTTGAAATTACAACATTTGATTGTATATTAAAATATATAAATCTAATATGGAAACGCGATAATGAAATAGTATTAGAATTTAAAGAATTTAAAGAATTTTCAAACGCGGATAAAAAACTAGACAAATTTTATAAAGATAATAAATTACATGAATATATAAAATTATTTAATGATATTGGAGTAAGAACATTTGAAGATTTAAAATTTTTAGAATTACAAGATTTTAAAACAATGAATATACCAGGTGAGATAATAGTGAATATATGTAAATATATTGGAATAGAAATACCAAAATCAATATATTTAACGAAATTTATGAGTACAAAAGAAAAACAGAAGATAATAACAGATAATAGTACTAAGGATGTTATAATATATATACAAAGTGATGACGGGTGGTTATGTATTTAATAAATATTAATATTTCTCATAAAGGAATTATTTAATTTAAATATTTCATTAATTAGATCATTTTTGAAATCATCATATGTAAAAAAAAATTCATCACGTTTAGTTGTTTTTTTTAATTCATATGGTTCTATTTTATATGAAAAAATATTATCTAAATTAGTTTTATTAATTAACATAATATCAATTAATTTAAATATAAATTTATTTAGTAGATCACTACCATCAATAGATTTATCATGAATAATTAATTTACATGAAGATATGGTTTTTTTACATGGATAAGTACAATCCATATCATCTAAAAAGCATAATTTGTTATGTACATATATTGAGGGATCCATTTTTTCAACTTTTATAATTTTATCGCATATAGATTTAATAATTGGATATAATTGTTTTTTTTTATAATGATCTAATTTAATTGGATCATTTAGTATACTTTTTAATTCTTGTAAATAGTTATATCTTACATATATTTTACCCCAATTTGGATATAGTTTACTATCTGGTGAATTTAATTTTATTTTTTTATATACTTTTCCAACAATACCATTATATTCAGTTTTAGTATATATAGTATACATTTTAGAATTTAAATTAATATTTACGACAGATAAATCATATGTTTCACCAATAGTGAAATTATCTATATTTAATACTTCTAAATGTTTTTCAATAATTTCTGATGTTTTAAGATATGTTATAATATTATTATTAAATAATTGATTTAAATTATTTTCAAAATTATAAAAATCATTAAATATATAACTATCATCTTTAATTTCGTTATAAATTATTTTTTTATCAACATCTCTAAGATCCATATTTCCCATTACAATATATTTTGTTTTATTAATTGTTTTTTTAACAGGTATATAATTATTGTTAATTATAACATTTGTAATTTTATTGTTTTTATCTACAATAATACCATTAATAACGGTAGTAATTGAAAGAAAATCATTACATTTATTTATAAAATCAATTGATTCATTAATATTATATAAATTAAATTTATCTAATGAATATATTAATTCATAATCATTTCTATTAATAATTGGTTGTGGATTAATAGGTAATAATAATTTATTATCATCAACTAAGTGAGACACTTGATTATATGAATCAACAACAAATGATTTTATAATTATATTATTCTCTTTTAATATATTAATTTTATCATATATCTCACAGGTATTTATATCTATCATATTTTTTATAGTAGCTAAACTAGTTTGTAATAGAACATTAGATTTTATTTCTGGTGTAGGATTTGAAGTATTAAAAACATTATAATCTAATTTAAATATAGATATATCTATATTTTTTTTAATATTATCTTCATATTTTTTTTCAGGCCAAAATGTTCTATAAAATAGTGGTTCATAAAAATTAGATTTTTTTAATATTATAATATATTTATTGTTTAATGGAATAAAATTATTTAATGGTAATTTTAATTTAATATCATTATAAATATGTTCTAATACAATAATATTATGATCATATAATATTTCTAATATAGGTAAAACATAATGATCATCTTTAAAATCATCACTTTTTATATACAGTATATAATTTTTCCAAGATATATATAAATTGAATAAATAATTAATATAACTTCCATTTTCGGATTTATTCAAGAAAATAATTAAATCACTAATACTTTTATATACAGGTATTTTAATATTTTTTCTAAGTGAATCATTAGATTCATTGATCCATGTACAGAAAGATTCAATATCATCATTACTTAATTCAGAAAATTCTTTCTTGAAATAATTTATTATTTTACCCATACACTGAAATTTTTCAATAGATATGTTAATTATATCATCTAATATTTTATTTACAGTAATTCCTAAGCACTTAGACACTGAACGAATAAATGAAATATTATCTTGTTCTATACCTAACTTAACAAATCCAAAAGGAACATTATCTGTATTTTTTGGTCTATTTAGATAAATTAATAAATCAATATCTAATTTTAAGTTTTTACACATTTCATCATATTTTTTTTTAGAATCATTTAATGAATTCGTTTTATATTCTTTTAGTTTTTCTTTAGTAATTAAAGAAACTTTATTTTTAGCTACACCACTTTTTTTATCTAATGATAAAAAATTATTTGTTTGATTAAAAAATTCTTTAAAGCTATCAAAGGGTTGACTATATGAATTAATTGGAGATGGTGTAACGGATGATATATAATCTGTATCAGTTGATTTTTTTTGAATTCTTTTACCAAAACAGCATGGCATAAGTACATTATCAGATCTATATCTTTTATCTTCTAAAAAATCTACATAGAATTCACTTACATCTCTATCATCTCCCCACCATTTACTAGTTCTATCAAGTACTGTTTTTTTCGTTTTACCACTTTTTTGAGTATATGGAATTATTTCAGACCGTTTTTGTTCTTCAGTCCAATTAGGATTATTAGGATCCAAACTTATATTTCTTGAAATATCCCAATATTTAGGACATATATAATGAAGATTTTTATCAACACCAGTAGTAATAACATTACTATAAGAATTTGGACCCGAACCAATATTTGTAGAATTATTAATATTTTCTAATTCATCATCATTAACAACAATGGGTTGTCTTTTTGATGTACCATCACATATTCTAGTATATGTATATTTTGACCCAGATGGTGATACAATAAGTGGATCAAATTTAAATAATTTTGGATCTCTACTACTATCTGTTAGTCTATTTATATAATATCTTGATATATCATATTCAGATCTAGGTGATGACCCTTCACTTTTACTACTACCACCTGATAATAAATTAAAATCAAATGAATTATTTGAATCATCGCTTGTGCTAATATATGACAACAAATCATCAATTCCAATGATATCATCATCTGTAATATTTATTTTTTTTTCAGAAGTATTAATAGTTCTTTCTAAAATATCATCTAATCCAAGAATAATATCATCATCTTGAACATTATTTATATTAAATGATATTTTTTTCGATTTATTTTCTTTAACAATTGATTTAAAATACATTTCATTTTTTTTATCAGTTTTTAATAGATATTTTTGATATAATCTAGTAAATGAATATATTAATTTAGAAATTCTTGTTAATTCAGGAAAACTATTTATATCATTTAATTCAAATAACATATCGACATTGTTTCTATTAAAAATATTCATCTCTACACCTGGCTCATCAGCAATTATTGTATGAATTTTTTTATTATCTAAAATATTTTGTTTTTTTATAGATAACCATTTACTATACTCATCATCTGCTTGTAAATAAGATATAGAAAAAATATCTACTAATTTATTTATAATATCATTTCTTGATAAATTTAATCTTGGATTACTAAGTGATGATATTATAGATGATATTGTATCAATATTATTATAATTATTAACTCGCTTATATCTCAAGTATATACTATCTTTATCATTAACATATAAATATTTTTCATCAATAATTCTAGTATATGGATTCATATTTTTAAAAAATGTTAATATATTTTCTTTAAGAAATTGAACTTTTTTAGATTTACTAACGAAATTACTCATTCTATATTTTATAATACAATTAATGTATTCTACTTTTGTTTTTTTATTATTATTTTTAAGTACATCAAGATCTAACAAAGGTAATTCAACAAAAAAGGATTTATATTTTTTTATTAATTTGTTATAATCTATAAAAATATCATTTAATTCTTTATCAGTAATATTAATTGAATTATGATTATCTATTACAATATCAATTTTACCAGTAAAATGTATTATAATGGAATAATAAAAATTTATTTTATTAATATTTAAAAATTTTTTAAGAACGATAACATTATTATTAAATATATATCTATTAAATCCTAGTATATTATTTTTATTAAAATCTTTTATCCATCTATTAATTAAATTTTTATTTATTAAACTATTTACAGATATAATAGATGGTTTATGTATTTTATAATATGAATTATTGTAATCATCCAATACTAATTTTATAAATGGAATTGATTCATCTAATATAATTTCCGCGAAAAATTTTATGATATTAACTTGATTATCATTATTATTAAAAATATTTAATTTAACAAATGAATAATAAAATCCATCACATGTTTTATCATCTATTTCAACATCATTAATAACAGATATTAATTTAGATGTATTTGATAATATATTTTCTATATCATTATTTTTACTATCATTTTTTTTTAAAATATTTGTAGCATATGGCCAATACTTTTTAATAATACCATTTATATATAGTTCAATATCGGGTAATTCAGGTAACCAATTATCTTTTGTATATTCCTTATTAATACTGATTCCATGTAATTTATAAAAATCATATAAATGAATAAAGTATATTTTATCTATATCATAATTTTCTAACAATAAATTGCTATTATTTTCAATATTTTTATATTTAACAACACCACTTCTATATACAAATTCATAATCTATATCTAATGTAGGGATTCCAGTTTCTTTATCATATTTAAATAATATAGATTCTTTTTTTTTGTCATTTAAATACCACATATAAATAAAATTTCCAGTGGTTTTATAATCAGTACAATAACTAGATATTTTATTACTGACATTTAAAATGGTGTCATCATCATATAAATATTCATTTATTTTTTTGTATGATTTATCAACATCTGATTTTTTTGTAAATACAAATTTTTTTTTATTTAAATAATTAATAACTTGAATGTCTTTAAATTTAATTATTGGTTTACAAGAATCAGACATGCTATTATAATTATAATGATATAATTTATTTAAAAATATACGGTGTTTCTTGAATTAATTGATTACAATAATATTGAGGATTTTTTGAATAATCTATTGGTTTATATACATTACATTCTTCTGCTTTTTCTAATAATTGACGCATATTATCCCAAAATTCAGGAGTATGTTGTTCTGTTATTGTCATAATATGTGCTAATTCATGTATTATTATAAACATACATGAATTAATATCATCTAATAATTTATTATTTTTATCTCGTATACATATTGCTATTTCTTCACCTTTATTTACATTATATGCCGTATATTTAGATTTATCTACTAATTCAAATAAACTATTTGGATTATATAATTCTTTCAATCTTTTAAAATTTGTTTTATCTATATGTTTACAGTGTTTTATAAGTTTAAGAATATTACTATTAATTTTAGCAAGAAAATTAGCCGCATCTAAACTATCGGGTAATTTAGCTACCATATAAACTCTATCATCCAGAGTTGATTTTACAGATGTAACATCCTTATTTTTATTGAGATAATTCATAATACACATAAATGATAGTAAAATAATTAATAATATAGATACATTAGAATTTTTATATTCTTGTGTCATTAATATTATAATACCTTATATAAAAATTTGATAATAAATTAATAAATAATATTAACACTCTAGTAATGGATATTCAAATATTAGATATATCAACCGACGATGTAGATGATGAATTTATTGTTAGTATTTATGGAAAAAATAACAGAAATATTAATGTTATTTTACATGTGAATGGATTCAAACCATATTTTTATTTAAAAGTACCGAATAGCTATACAGAAAAATATTGTAAAGATATCTTATTGAAAAATATATATTATAAATATGAAAATTATATTGATATTAAAAATTCTGAATTTAAATTAAGATCGTATAAAGAATTTTTTAATTATCACATAGATGAAAATGAAAATATAAAAAAATTCTCATTTATGAAATTAATATTTCACAATTATAGAGGTTTTCTTCAAATGAAAAGGAAAATAATAGAATACTACACTAATAATATTAATAACACAAATCCTAAAGTTAAAAGTTTTATTAAATGTAATAATAAAGATTGTGAATCATGTTTATATGAGGCAAATATCCCACCACTAATTAGATTTATTCACAAATTAAAAATAGAACCGTCTAATTGGATTAATATTCAAAATTATATAACTATAGATGATCCTGATTTTAAGGTACTTGAATTATCAGTACATCTTAATAATGTTAAAAAAATAGATAATAACAATATTAGTAATTATAAAATAGCATCTTTTGATATAGAATGTGATAGTTCTCATGGTGATTTCCCATTAGCCATTAAAGATTTTAAAAAACCAGCATTAGATATGATTGAATGTTATAGTATAAAAATGAAAGAGTATTGTGAATACACTATAGAACAAAAAATATATATTATAAAATGTATTGTATATTCATTATTTGATCTAGATACAGAAGATTCAATAGATATTGATAAAATTTATTTATCAACAAATAAACCAAATATTGATGATAATTTTGAATTATTTTCAAAAAGTTTCATATCAATGATTGATAAATGTCATGAAGATAAAAAATTAAGAGATAATGCTATTAAATATATTTCAAACAGTTTATCTAAATTAAAAAGTAAAAATAAAAAAATAAAAATTAAAGGTGATCCAATTATTCAGATTGGAACAGTTTTTAAGGAATATGGCAATGATAATATAAAAAGAGTAATTATAGTTATTCCAAATGAATCAAATGATGTAGATATATGTGATGATATTGATGGAATCGATGTTGTAAGGTGTAGTAATGAAAAAGAATTGATTAATGAATGGATTAATTTAATAAATATAGAAGATCCTGATTTCATAACTGGATATAATATATTGGGATTTGATTTTAATTATATCCATAACAGAGTTACTGAATTATTTAATAGTTCAACAAATAATATTAAATTTAATAAAAATATTGAATATAATTTAGGTAGAATAAATATTAATTATTCAAATAAATATTATAATAAAAAAAATGTATATAAAAAAGTATTCAAAAAGGATATAGAAGATAATAATGATTTCAATGATAAATCATATATTAATATGGATGGTCGAATTATATTTGATGTTCAAAAAGAAATTGAAAAATCGAATAATTTAGAATCATATAAATTGGATTCAGTATCTTCATATTTTATGAGAGGCCAAATAAAAAATATTAAAAAAATTAAACTCATAGATGATAATAAAATACTTCATAATCTAGTATTAGAAGTTAATACAATCAGAAATCTTAAAATAAATGATTATATAACAATAAATACTTATAGTAATATTGGGGAAATGTTATATAAAGATGGTGTAAAATTTAAGATAATTAATATTATTGATAATTATATTACAATAGATATTACAAATCATAATGTTAATAAAAAAGAACTTTTAAATTATAATAAACTTGAGTGGTGTTTAAATAAAGATGATGTTTCTCCATATGAATTATTTAATTTACATAAAAATGGAGGGGGTTCAGGTAGAGCTAAAATAGCAAAATATTGTATTCAAGACTGTGAATTATGTATTAATTTAATATTGTTATTAGATATTATTCCCAACAATATGGGAATGTCTAATGTATGTAATGTACCATTAAATTTTATATTTTCTAGAGGACAAGGTATTAAAGTTACATCTGTTGTATCAAAAATATGTGATATTAAAAATACAAGAATTCCAACATTAGTTGATCAAAGTCATGATAATTCGGGTTATGAAGGCGCCATTGTATTAGATCCAAATCCAGGTATATATATTGATGATCCTATTGCCGTATTAGATTATGCTTCACTTTACCCATCATCTATTATTGAAGAGAACTTATCACCAGAAACACTTGTAGAAGATAAAGAATATATAGATAAATTAAAGAAAGAAAATAGATTAAATGACGTATGTAATATTATTGAATATGATAATTATGAAACAATATTAGTTGGTAAAACTTATAAAAAAATAATTAATAAAGACAAACCAATTGAAACATGTTATTTTATTAAAAATAAAAGAATTAAAGATAGAGGTGTAATTATTCCAGAGTCAATGGGAATTATACCAACTGTATTAAAAGATTTATTAGATGAAAGAAAAAATACAAAAAAGAAAATGGCATTAGAACCAGATGAATTTAAAAGAAAAATATTAGATGGTTTACAATCAGCATATAAGGTAACTGCTAATTCAGTATATGGTCAATTAGGAGCAAAAACAAGTACAATATTTAAGAAAAAAGTAGCGGCGTGTACAACATCAGTTGGAAGAAAACATATTGATGATGCTAGAAGAGGAGTTATTGAGTGGGCAGAAAAGGAAAAATTAGAAAAACCAGAAATAATATATGGTGATACAGATTCTGTATTTATTAAGTTTTCTAGAAAAACTATAGATGGAAAAATATTGACAGGTGATGATGCTATAAAATATACAATTGACTGTGGTATGAAATCAGGTGAATATATAACAAAAAATATATTATCATATCCACAAGATTTAGAATATGAAAAAACATTTTATCCATTTATATTAATATCCAAAAAACGTTATATTGGCGATAAATATGAAACTATTAAAGATGTTGATAATAAAAAATTTAAAAGAACATCAATGGGTATTGTTACAAAAAGAAGAGATAATGCACCAATTGTTAAATATGTATTTGGTAATATTATTGAAAAAATTATTATTGATAAAAATTTAGATAAAACCATAGAATGGTTAGACAAAACATTAAATGATATTAATAATGGAAAATTTAGTATTAATTATTTCATAATAACAAAATCATTAAGAGGATATTATAAGAATCCATTAACTATTGCACATAAAGTATTAGCAGATAGAATAGGTGAGCGTGATCCTGGAAATAGACCAAAAGCCGGTGATAGAATACCATATGTTTATAAAAAATTAACATATGAAGAATTATATAATACTAATAGTTTATACAAAAGTGGTCCAAAAAAAGGAACACCTAAATGTAAAAAAGTTTTACAGGGGGATAGAATAGAGTTACCGGATTATATAAAAAGTAATAATGTAGATATAGATTATTCATTTTACATATCAAATCAGATCATGAAGCCAGTTGAACAAGTATTAGAATTAGACAATAAATATAATAAAGGTGTATTTCAAAAATATATAAATTAATTTATGTTAATTTCTCCAAAATTTTTTTCTATGTTATAATATATAAAGAATGGGAGGAGGATTAATGCAGCTTGTCGCATATGGTGCACAGGATATTTACCTAACATCTAACCCGCAGATTACTTTTTTCAAGGTAGTTTACCGCCGACACACTAACTTCTCTAGAGAGGTTATTGAACAGACCTTTTCGGGTAATGCCGGAGCAGGTAAAAATATTAATGTAACTATTTCACGAAATGGTGATCTAGTACATAAATTATATTTAGAAACACCGTCACACAATGTACCTAATGCTAGTTCATCTGCATTCAATTTAAATAATCCCGGTCATTCTATGATTGATAATGTTGTACTTGAGATTGGTGGACAGCAGATTGATAAGATATATGGTCATTGGATGGAAGTATGGGCTCGCCTATCAGAGAAAAATGAATATGCTTTAACTTCGTATCCATCGAATATCGGTACGACACTTGGAAGGATTAGTGGAACGAATGCTAAAATAAGTTTCCCCACAAATGGGGGACAAGCTAATGCTTCACACGCTCCTGTTTTATACCCGGCTTCTCGCTATCAGCAAATTTCTGGTGGTGGGGGTGTATCCAGTACCCCACCTGCTGGTTTTAATTCCTCGTTGACTAAAAGCGATGGGGTACATTACCCTGAATATTCGATACCATTACCATTCTGGTTCTGTAGAAATCCTGGACTTTCTCTACCACTTATTGCTCTACAATATCATGAGGTTAAACTAAAGATTCAGTTTTCGAATAATGTATTTTTAGAAAAAGGATCATCACAGGCTGACAAAATTTCTGTATGGGCTGAATACATTTACCTAGATACACCAGAGCGTCGCAGATTTGCCCAGGGTACACATGAATATCTAATTGAGCAATTACAGAGATTCGATGGAACCACTCCCACTACAAGTGCCAGTAGAACCAATGCCACGTTCGATCTAAATTTCAATCATCCTGTTAAGGAACTTATATTCTGTGGTAACTTCGATGATAAACATTATGGTGCTCTACCTGGTATCGCCGATGCTAATACTCAAGTTACACTCAAGCTAAATGGTCATGATCGCTTCAGTGCTGATAGAAGATGGGCGTATTTTTCAAAGACTCAGATATTAGAGCACCATACTGGCCCGGGTAATTTACATAATGGCGGTGACGAGGGATTCCCCTTCGGTAAAGATTGGCATGGTGGTGTTTGGGGTGATCACGTCGCCAGAGATCAGATAGGTGTTTATTCTTTTGCTCTAAAACCTGAGGAGCATCAGCCATCGGGAACATGTAACTTTTCTAGAATTGATAGTACAAGATTATCATTTAAACATTTATTTGCTAATAACGGGTCTTCTATCGATATTGTTATATATGCTGTAAATTATAACGTACTTAGAATTATGAGCGGTATGGGTGGTCTAGCATACTCTAACTAAGTAACTAATTAACTAATTTAGTTAATATTTTTTTTAAATAATGTGTTGTTTATTTATTTTTTTTCTATATTATATTATAACATAGAAAATGGGAGGAGGATTAATGCAGCTTGTCGCATATGGTGCACAGGATATTTACCTAACATCTAATCCGCAGATTACTTTTTTCAAGGTAGTTTACCGCCGACACACTAACTTCTCTAGAGAGGTTATTAAACAGACATTCGATGGTACACCAAGTGCCGGTAGTTTTATGAATGTCACTATTTCGCGTAATGGTGATTTAGTACATAAGGTATATTTAGAAACACCCGCTAAAAAATTAGACACTGGAAGATTAGCACATAATCCAGGACATTCATTAATTGATTATGTTGAGCTTGAGATTGGTGGTCAGCAGATTGATAAGATATATGGTCATTGGATGGAAGTATGGGCCCGCCTAACACAGAAAAATGAAACATCTGTTGTTGGATTTCTCGATGCCGCAGGACATGATTCATTTGTGCAAGTTAGTGGATTACCATCAAGCGTTACTGTGGCGTATAATGAAAAAGCGCAGAATATACCCCAAGACAAGCCAGATAATAGTTCTCACGTAACTGTACATAGACCATCTACTAGATATCAAAAATTAGCTGGAGGGGGTGGAATAACTTCACATCATCCAGATAATACAGGTGTAGCACAGATAACTACTAGGGATATTCCCGAATTATCTATTCCATTACCTTTCTGGTTCTGTAAAAATCCTGGTTTATCTCTTCCTCTAATAGCTCTTCAATATCACGAGGTAAAATTAAAACTTAAATTTAGTAATAGAATAAGTTCTGGGGGTGGATTTTATTTTAATAGTGGCGATGATTTAAATATATGGGCAGAATATATATACCTTGATACACCAGAACGTCGTCGATTTGCTCAGGGTACTCATGAATATCTAATTGAACAAGTACAAAGAAATACCGGTATTTCTACTAGACCTGGTAATGGCTCATATTGTAATGCTACTATAGATCTAAACTTTAATCACCCTGTTAAAGAATTAATTTTTGCTGCAGATTTCTATAATAAGACAGATTGGTATGGTGTTCTTCCTGGAATAGCTAATTATAAAACAAATTTAACTCTTAAGTTAAATGGACACGATCGATTCAGCGCTAATAGAAGATGGCAATATTTCTCAAAAACACAAATATTTGAACATCATACTGGACCGGGTAATTTATATGGTGGTTTAGAGGGCGTTATGTCTAAAGAACGGAATGATAATAATGCTTCTGGAAGTGATGTTGTTGATTTTGGAAAGTTAGACCAAATAGGGGTTTATTCATTCGCATTAAAACCTGAAGAACATCAACCATCTGGTACATGTAACTTCTCAAGAATTGATAGTACACGTCTAATTATAAATGATCTTTATTCAGGTGTTAATGGTGATGCTATAGAATTGGTTGTGTATGCCATTAATTACAATGTACTAAGAATTATGAGCGGAATGGGTGGTCTTGCTTATTCTAATTAATTTTGTTTATTTAAAACTATAATTTTATATATATATAGTATAAAAAATACATGTTATCAGGTAATAAAGGTTTAACAAACCATGGAAATACATGCTATATGAATTCTATATTACAATGTTTATCACATTTATTAATATTTCATCCAAATAATAATAAATTAATGAACGATTTTAATAATAATAATAATTTATTTAAAGAATGGTTAAATCTTAATAACAGCTTATGGAGAAATACTAGATCTCATGTTGTATCAACTAAAGAATTTATTATTGAATTTATTAATGAATTAAATAAAAATAATATATCTTTTTTTAGTTTTGATCAGAATGATTCAGAGGAATTTTTACATACATTATTAGATTTTTTACATAAATCTATAAAAAAAAACTGTAAAGTTAAATTAAATAATAAAATTAAAGATAAGTTAATTATGGAATGTTCTAAAAAATGGGAAAATAGTTTTTCAAATGATTATTCATATATAATAGATCGTTTTTATTCTCAAATGATAACATCAACAAATTGCCCCGAATGTAATTATTGTTCTAATACAATAGACCCATTTTTAATATTACAATTAGAAATTAATAATAATATGAATACATTAAATGATGCTATCGAAAAATATAATGATTGTAAATTAGATTCATCTAATCTATGGACATGTGATTCATGTCACAATAAAGTTAATGCTAATATCGGTATTAAGTTTTCTAAAACATCTGATGTTATGATTATTCAGTTAAAAAAATATAAGAATCTTAATCAGTTTATAGAATATCCAGAAATATTAGATATTTCTAATTATTCATATGATTATAATAATAGGGGGACTAAATATAATTTAATTGGAATGTGTATACACAGTGGTGATTTAAATGGAGGGCATTATTATGCTATCTGTAAAAATTTATTAGATGATAAGTGGCGTATGTATAATGACACTAGTGTATCTTATATAGATAACCATTTACAACAAAAACCTTATCTACTATTTTATAAACGATAAAGATATCAAGTTTTGAAGATAAAAAATAATTTGAATTTTTTGTTTTTTTTTCCTTTTACCTAGAGCTACAACGAGCTCGGTCCAAGTTTCACACGCAAAAACAGAGGTTTGAGTGAGTGGCACAACGGTAAAAAATGAGTGATCCAATGTGGGTGACTCTCAATGGTGCACGGTATCCGATCGAGCGCTCAAATGAACCTCGAAAGCTCGGACCTGGAGAATGGGCTGTAGATCTGGAAACTTTCGTTCACTCAGGTTGTGGGTTGATGACGATCAAGAATCTTACAGTAGAGGAAGCAATGCGGGTTCGGGATTTGAATCGCAAGCTTCGGTTTCAGAGAGCGGGAACAGGCGAGTGTGTAACAATTGATGATGACGGATGCGAATTGATCTGGTGCAAGGAAACGAATCTTTTGTACGAAAAGATGGGAGAAGACGAATCCCCCATGAAGAACAGTTTTACAGGCGAAATCGACGAACATTATTCGGAGAAGTTACATGCGATATGTATGGGAAAGATGGTCAAGGATGGAGATCAATGGGTACCCGAAGATAAGGCGAGTTGGAACAAGAGTGACGATAGTTCGGAATAAAGGAGGTGATTTATATCACATGTGCCGATCGTAACGGCAAATGGTAAGAGTTGGGAACTCTATAATCCATAAGTAATAAAAAAGGAAAAAGACGAAATACTGTATGACAGTAATCTTTTTTTTTGTTTTAACTTAAAACTATGGATATAATATAGTATAATAGTATATATGAACTTCAATGATTCTATTATTGAATGGGTCCGTTGTCATGACTGCGATCGAGCAGGACGGAAAAGCATTGCGTTTCGCGCCCGACCACCTGAAGAATGATCCCGATCTTTTGAGAATAGCGCGGGAGCACGCTTGGTAACGGTAGTTTATAAAGTGAATAGGCAAAACACTATAAAATATGCGAGAGCATTAGACTCGTAGAAGTACACCATCCACGTGTATTTTTTTATATTTATTATAACAAGATATCTTTTTGAAGATATCGCAAATAATTTGAATTTTTTATATTTTTTTCTTTTAAGTTTGCGGTGAGCTAGTAAAAAACCGCAGGTTGTCTGGGTCGCGAGAGGTGATACGCGACAAGGTAGCCACTGGATCGAGTGTTAACTCGTCCAACCGGAGAGGGATGGAGATGGATGGATCTCCCGGAGTGAAAGGATCGAAGGCCAAGAAGAGTTTGCGAATGGCAAAGGTGGCTCTTTTTACGGCCTATGTAGTTGACAAAAAGCTCTGTGCAGATATCGTGCACCAAGTATCCGACGAGGTCGACAAGATCGTGAAAGCAGCAACCGAAGCAACCGCAGCAAACAAGATCCGACTAGGATACTTGAATTGGAGGCACGAGCGGACAAAGCTTGTTCGGACCACTAATGTTTGTTGGGACCCACTAAGGTAGTACTTCGAGGTCAGCCGTCCGGCTAGGTATATATGTAGTGCGACTACAATTACCTACAAAAAAAAAGAAAAAAAAAAGACGAAATACTGTATGACAGTAATCTTTTTTTTTTGTTTTAACTTAAAACTATGGATATAATATAGTATAATAGTATATATGAACTTCAATGATTCCATTATCGAATGGGTAAAAATTGATAATGTTCAAAGAGAATATTTAGACAAATTAAAAGAATTAAGAGAAAAAAAAAATAAATTATCAGATAGTTTAGTTAATCATATACAAGAGAATGATATGGAATCTAATGTATTTAAAATAACTAGTTTAGATACAAATGTACACATGACAAAAACAAATGTACAAGAAAGTTTAACATTTAAATTGATTGAAGAATGTTTATATGAATATTTGAATGATCAGTATAAAACAAATGATATAATTAATTTAATAAAAAATAGAAGAAAAAAAACAGAAAAATATAATATGGTTCAAAAGTAATATTTAAAGATATAACAAATAATTTGAAATTTTAATATTTTTTTTCTATTAACTTAGAGCTACAACGAGCTCGGTCCACGTGTCACACGCAAAGAACAGGTACAAGAAGTTCAACGGGGTAGGCACGCGAAATGGTGGCGGAACACATAGTATCGCAACCGCATCCGGCACCAGAGCCGGAACCAGAGCCGGAACCAGAGCCGGAACCAGAGCCGGTTGGAGAAGAGCCGGTTGGAGAGCCGGTTGGAGAGCCGGTTGGAGAAGAGCCGGTTGGAAAAGTCAAGAAGAAGCTTGATGGCATCACAGCCACTATCGGAATGTTGAAGATGTCGGGGTCAACTGAGGAAGACCTCAAGGACCTTATTTCTGAGCAAAGAATTCTTAAGCGGGGTATCAGTTACATCCGCAATGGGAGTGCGACGCAAGAGGACTTCTTGCGTCAATTCAAAGAAATGTCAGAGAGGCAAGAAAAGGTTGGTATCTTAGAGAGAAAGATAGCCAACGTCACTGACACGATCAATATGCTTAAGATGAGTGGGTTTCAAGAGAATGACCTCAGAGCACTGATCTCTGATAAAGCATTCCTCGAAGCAGGCGTTGGACAAGTCCTTTTGGGGGCTATGACGCAAGAGGACTTCTTGGATCGATACAAGAACAGATCTGCTTCTGAGCAGATTATATAATGTGAATGTACAAAAAAAAAAGGCAAAAAAAAAGACAAAAAAAGACAAAAAAAATTGGTGCACGACGCGCCCGACATAAGCCCGATGCGGCTTTTGTTGTCTGTTTTTAAATACTAGGAATATATTGCCATTGTAATTCTCTACATATTTTAATCCATATCATATCTTGTTGTTTTAGTTTTTCTCTGCTTTTTAATAATGGAAAATATTCTAATAAATCATCTAATTCTAATAATTCACAAAATTTATGTAATACGTATGAATAAGATAAAAAATTTTTTCTTTCTTGTGGACAATGCTTCATAAATGGAATTTGAATTTCTTTAAACATATTTCTTAATTTTTCTTCATAATCGGAAGATAATAAAGGAGCATTCTTACCTGTTACAACATTAATTATTAATGGAATATGTTCGTAATATTTATTATTACCCGTAGTTTTTAATATTTCTCTAATTAATCCATATTTAATTTTATCTTCTTTTAAATTTATATTTTTTTTTAATTCATTTTTAACATCCTCAAAAACTTTAACTGGAACTATGGTTGTCTCTTTTGCTTGAAATTGGGCCAACCATTCATTGAAATGATTAATTCTTTTATAAGCAAAGTAACTTAATTCTCTTGGAACATCCTTATAAGATATCTTTTCAGTATTAACTAGAATATCAACAGTATAACCACATTCATTACAAAATAATTCACTCTCAATTAATTTATAATTCATATTTCTTTTACAATATTTACATTTATATAATAAAACCTCATCTGAATCAAATTTATCATGAATGAACTCATCATTTATATTTGCTATATATTCTGATATAATATCTGTATTATCATTTTCTTTTTTATTTTCAAAGTAATTCATAATACTAGAGGTATCATTTATACAATCTGTATTATTTTTTTTTTTATAATAATCATTTAATAATTCTCCATTATCTAAATAATATTCATTTTCTTCTTCTATGCTTGAAAATTTTTCGGATATCTTACTATGTATAGCATCTATCGTTAATCTTTTATCACTATGAGTTTTTTTTAATTTTTTATTTTTTATAGGCATCTATAATATTTATTATATTTATAAATTATTCTTTAAATTCTAAACCAGCAGCTCCATGATGGTTCTTCTTCTGGACATTTCATCGTACCGAATGCTGGAATACATCTTTCCTTATATTTGTTGTCTTTACATTCTGGATTACTATTAGCCAATGATATTATACTATAAAATATCGACATAACTAATACACCCCATATAATAGACCATATTATTGGTATTCTTTCTATAATTTCTACAATCTCTCCCACACCAGGTACTATATAAGCATCATATTGTAAAAAATCAAATAAACAATGAAGAATACAAAATATTGAAATCTTAAATATTATTGTCCAATTATTTTGAGAGATATATGAGCTTACATTGTCTTTTATACGTTCAAGACTAGAACTAGCATTACTATTATCATCCATAAGAGTTTTTACAGAGTTAACTATTAATACTCCAAATAATGAGCCTATATACATTATGACGAACATTCCAATCCAGTAAAGAAATATATAAATTGGATTTTTAGGCATTAAAGCATTTTCTATATTACTAATCGTATCCCCACCCACGCGCTGTCTCATCTCATCTAATCTAGATCCAATCGCATTTCTTCCCTGCTGTCTCATCTCATCTAATCTAGATCCAATCGCATTTCTCCCCCGCTGCCTAATATCATTTATCATATTACTATATCTCGATCTAATGTTTACAGGGTTAAAACTCTTATTGTATTCGTTAACTCTGTTACTAAAATTATTATAAAACTCTGTACTATTTGGATTATCCCTAATTTTATCTAATATATGATTATTGAAATGTTCATAATTATTCATAAGCTTCATTTGATTAAGAATGCTTCCATAACTCCCCTTATGTATATTAAATCTATTAATATTTAATTCATTGCCCATTCTATTTAACCCCAATTTATTAAATGTTGTACCCAATACAATCTTGTCCCATAAATAATTGGATGTATATCTATATAAACTACACATTATTATTAACATTATAATATTGACATAATATTCATACATATAATATATATAATATAATATATATTATGAGTAAATCAGAAAAAATTATTGGTGATATAGTTAATCTATTTCACAATGATTATATTGATACTCCAGAATTTCATACAGTAATAAATAAATATAAATCAAAAGAAAAAAATACATCTAGTTTATGGCATAGTCAACATGAGTTAATATTAAAAAAAATATCTGAAAAATCGGATTGGTATAAAGAATTACATTTATATGTAAGTGATAAATATAATACATTGGGAAATATTATATATACACCATTAATTTTATCTACGCTTTCAGTTGGATTATTTACACTTATAGCTAATAGTTATGAAAGTATTATAGATAATAATTTATTAATAGTTATTACAGGTGGGTGTAATTTATGTTCCGGAACGATTACTGGTATTTTGAAAAAATGGAATCTTTCAAAATGGATTACAAATCATCAAGTGTACTCTGATAAATTTTTAAATATTTCACAAGATATAAAATATCAATTATCATTACCATGTGATAATCGAGAAAAAATGCCAACATATCTACATAAGATAGCTTCAGATTATCATGAAGCCACGTTAACTTCTCCAAAAATACCAATGAAATATATTAAAAGTTTTAAAAAATCAAAATCATTAGAAATAGAAAACTCATCAAATATGAATTTACCAGTAGAATTAACGGGTATCTTATCTACTGAAATATATAACTGTAGGTTAGATATTAACTCAAGTAATATGTGTACAAGTACTTCTACTACCAATGGATCCAATGCTTCATATGTAAATGATTCTACTACTAATGGATCAAGTGCTTCATATACAAATGCTTCATATACAAATGCTTCATATACAAATGCTTCATATACAAATGCTTCCCATATAGATATACCTATAAATTCATCAAATGTTGAAATTATTATTCCAGTAGAAGATGATCCAGATTTATAATATATAATTATATATTATATAATGAAATATTCTTTCTTATTGGGATTATATATATTTTACATGTTTAATTATTTTAAAACAGAATATTCTATTCATCATCCATATGAATATGTATTTAGTTCAAAATTACTAAAACATCCAATAAAAACTGGTAGGTATGAAAGTAAAATATGTTTATTAGGTAATTATGTAGGTATGTTTTTATTATTTTGGTATTTATTTAGAGATAATATAAAAAATAAATCTTGTAATAATTTTATAATAGCATCGGTTGCTATTGGTTCATTAATAATGAATATGAATGCTTTTGTTTATATGTTGCCTCTAATAATAATAGAATATTTATAGATAATTATATAATTTGAAAATTTTATGGTAATTAAATATTACCTAGAGCTACACATACGAGCTCGGTCCAAGTGCTTATTACTTTAAACAAGGTACAAGAGTTTATAAAGCACTAAGAGGAAAGCGAGGAAAGGCGAGGAAAGCGAGGAAAGCGAGGAAAGCGAGGAAAGCGAGGAAAGCGAGGAAAGCGAGGAAAGCGAGGTTTTACCTCAATGCCTAAATTGACAAGAGCGGAAAAGATCATGCAAGATCGTGAGAGGAAGAAAACACAGCACGCAAAAGCTGTGAAGAGATTCACTAGAGAGAAAAAAGATGCGATGCGCAACACAAAAGTGATTACTACCCACGAAGAGGCAGTAGATCACGATGCTACGATTGGATTTGAGTGTTTGGCGATTGAGGAAATATTGTTGATTATTATCACAATGATTCTCAACTGCCATACACATTGTTCCCACGCAGATATGCAATTCACAATTCTGCGCACGATAAAGTGCATCAATGCACTTAGAATTACTAGCAAATGTTTCAATGAGGCGTTTACAACAGACTTTCGTCTAACTCTTCACAAAATGATGTATTGTGTGAATAAGGGTCACACTAACATTTGTAACTTTATAACTAGGGCGACCTTTAGGTCGCGAGGCCAAATGACATTCTTATCAACCGATACAAGACTTGAATTCACAATTCACAATGATAGTGATGAGAATATATATGTAATTACCTATATGGATTTAAGATTGTCGGAATCACGGAGAAAGATTATTACTAAAGGTGAAACAATCAAGATATGTATTGACGTGAATTATGAGCCAATGATAAATCAAGTAAGACAGTTAGTGTTTTATCCATGTTCAATTGGTCACACTGACGTTACCTGGGATAGAAAGTTCATCATGACATGTGAGGTTGATTGTTACAAGAAAGACAAACATGAAATGAAGTTGAAAAAAATGACATTTAAAGGATTCAAGGATTCGGCTACCCCTCCGAAAAATTTTAAAAAGATTTCAGAGGAGTCGATTAAAAATGTAGATAATCAGATTCGGTTGTTTACAGATGTTAATCCTAAGGAATGGAAAAAAAGTAGACGAGATTCAGTTATCAGACGAATTAATAGAGAGTTAGATGAGATTGATGCAAATAAAAGATTCATTAGGCGTATTCAGAAACAATTGGATCGTAATCAAGAAGATTTGAGAACACGTGAATGTTTAATGAAACGATGCCTAGATATGAAAGAGTCATATGATCATGTTCGCTAGAAAAGACAAAAAAAAAAGAAAATTGAAAGACAAAAAAAAAAAGAAAATTAAAAAAACAAAAAAAAATAATTTTTTTTGAAGATAAATAAATAATTTGAAATTTATTTATTTATTTTTCTTTTACAAATGGAATCAGACGTCAATATCTTGATCGATTAAATAATGAAATTAATTATAGAAACGACAGTCTGGATGTAGCCCTTCGGGGCGCCATCATCCAATAAGTATATTCAAGGTTGATTGTGACGTGAAATGCGAGGCATACTAATCAATTCAACAGCCAATATTTGGAATCGTGCTAGTAGAGACGATGGATGGTGTGGAGTTTAGAAGCCCACCGAACCAATAGAGGTGGAATTATCCATCCCCATATTGTGAACGACTTACAGTATGGAAGCAGGGGGCCGGGGATTGCGCCCGTAATGTTATGATATAGAAGAATTAGCCATTACACATTCATTTGGATACTCTCATCAATGTCTGAAACTTTTAACTGATTGACAACCCGAATTCGGATGCGATCAGTTTAAGTATTGGATATATGTTACGTACTGGTGAATTGAGTGGAGAAAAGACACTATACATAGCACCAACGAATAATAATTAGCATAAACTAATTATAAGGGACCTGCTTTTTTTTTTAGATATAAATACAATAGGTATTCTATTTTTATTCCAATTAAAAAAAAATAATATTATATGATATAAATGTCTAGAGATTATAATGAATTAATTGAACCAATTATAAATACATTAAATATCGATGATACAAAAAAAAATATTATAAGAGGAAGATTTTTAAATGAAGTTAATCTATATGATTCAAAGATAACATCTGTTAAAAAATGGTATAATTTTTTTAGATTCACAATAACAATGGGTAGTATACTATTACCTGCATTATTATCTGTTGGTCAAATGGATCCTACTAAACTTCCTAAAAATTTTGATCAAATATCATATTGGGGTTCATGGATGATATCACTGACAGTTACTGTAAGTAATGGATTCTTACAATTATTTTCACTTGATAAAAATTATTTTATGTATTCTTTAGTATGTGAAAATTTAAAAACAGAAGGATGGCAATATTTTCAATTATCAGGTAAATATGAAGAAATGCCAGATCATTTATCCGGTTATAAAATTTTTTGTAAATCAATAGAATCTATTAAAAGAAAACAAATAGAACAAGAATATGCTGGTGGTAAAAGTGCCGATAAAAAGAAAAAGTTTGAGTTCAATAAAAATCTAAACGATAATTTACCACAACAATATAGATTAGAAAACAATATTAGTGAACAACCAACTCCAGATACCGAATCAAATCCAAAACCTAAGCCAAAACCTAAACCCCAAGCTGAGCCTGAACCTGAGCCTGAACCTGAGCCTGAACCTGAGCCTGAACCTGAGCCTGAACCTGAACCTGAACCTGTTAAAAAGGAAGGAACAAAAAATAAAAAAAAATCTAAAAAAGATGATGATAATGAAATAATAGTTGAGTAAATTTAATTTTTTAAAATATTATATTAGATATTATTATATATATATGAATAATTATTATAATTCTACATCTTATCTTAATAAAATTAACACTAAACAAGTTTTAATATTAGATATAGATGATCAGTATGAAAAAAATGATAAATTTATATTAGGATCTTCGGATAAGTTCCATATAAAACTACATGAGCCAATTATAATTGATAATATATCAGAATTATATCTGGATAATGTCACGACTTACAACTGTAATATATCAAATGATAATGATAATTCAGCATTTATATTAAATATTGATCAATTTAATTCAACCACTAAAGTCGCTAGTAATTCTAGTTATACTTATACATCCGCCATTGGTGGATCATCTAGTCGTTTAATATCAAATGGGAACAATATTATAGCAAATAATATTATTATACCAAATGAAAATAATGATTTAGGTAATTATTTTTCTAGTGTTCATCATAAATCTAAAAAATTAAATTATCTAGCAGATATTCCATGTGGTAGAATAGATCAATTATCGGGTAATATTACAAATTTACACGGTGATTCTATTTTTCATGGACAACAAAATAGTAACAATTATACATATATGATTCAAAATATAAATTGGTTATGGAATGGTCAAAATAATTCTTTCAGTGGGTCTGACGCTGGGATAGATTTCCCAGGTAGTTCAAATGGCAGTATTACTCATATTAAAAAAAATACAGAATTTATTTTATCTAGAGGCACTGATACATTATCGATGGTATCATGTGTATTACTCAATGATACCAGATTAAAGGCAAATAGGATATTATTTTCAACATCCGCATCTCATACAATAGTTAAAGATAACTTTACAAATTGTTCAAATGTAAATATGTTAATATCAAATACACCTATATCTGATAATGAATGTGATAAAAATCACGGTGGAACACCCCATATAAATAATCCTAATATTGTTTTAAAGGGTGAACAAATTATGAACCTATTTTTACCAAAAATACCTGATTTAACAAAAAGTCCCGCTGAATTTGCTAAAGGTAATCCTGAACTTTATTATGATACAGGGAGATTTATTGCTGAGTTTACTATAATTGAAAAAAAATAAATAATATATATATATAGTATGAGTTTAAGTTTTAATATTGATGTTTTTTCTGGTAGAACAGATGATATTGACATTAATGGTGCGAATCTAACTAATGTGCTAATAAAAGATAGTACAATATCTGATTCTTTATTTGATAATGATCAATTAGAACTTGATCACTTAGTAAATAGTAGCATCTCGCATTCCCATTTAAGACATTGTACATATAGATATGGTACTATTGACACTAGTGATATTACCGTCGGATCTGGTAAAACTCTTGATGTATCTAGTGGAACTTTAACATTAGCCAATAATCAAATCAGTGGTGATAATATTAATAGTGGTACTATTGATAATATTACAATTACTAATGTTAGTGGTACTAGTGCTAGCTATACCAATGCTAGTTTTAGTACGGCTAGTATTAATAGTGTAGATATCAATGGTGGGA